AAGATTGGATAAAGGAATTATTCAGCAAGATATTGACAATCTGTATCCCTAAAATGTATTTGAAGAAAAAGATGATACCAAACATAGCATAAAACACCCAAATATGGTCCTCCACTAATTTTACTAAAACCGGTTTAACATCGGGCGCAGTAGGTACACGTAAAATATAAACAATAAAGAAAAATATGATAGTAAACCATATCAATAAAAGAAGAGACCATGGGTCATTTAAAAATTGATAAAGCCACTCAAAAGTATAGCCAGTAATATTTGTTTTTTCACTTGACGTCATATTTGCGTAACCCGCAAATGTCAATAGACAAAACACAATGGCCAACGTAACATCGATCGTGCGACTATATGACAGTTGTCCGCTGCTTTCAGCGGTCATTGGTTTTGGTGCGAATATAGCAGTTCCTAATCTATAAATTACATAGGCGGTCAACAACCAAAAGGCAATCGTTAATGTCGTTGCATTAAATACGGCTTTTACAACCTCACTAAAATCTGTGGATGCACTAGAAGGAGAAGGTGCCGTAGAATCGGTCGAACTAGGTGCCGTAGAATCGGTCGAACTGGAAGAAGAAACGGTCGAACTGCCTACATTACTGTCACCTGTTATTTTGATAGCCGGGTCCATGGACGACGAAGTATTCACACTTGGAGTATTCACACTTGGACTAGCAATCGCTCCGGGCGAAATCGAAGAAGAATTATTAGGCGTATTTGTATTTGTAAATGAATCCCATGGCATTGTATTTAAATTATCTGTATATAGGTTTGTGATATATTTTACAAAACAGAGACCCTATGTTTACAATACTTTGCTAAACTTTTGTTCTTTTCCTATAAAAAAGACAATATGCCTTCGGTGATACTATTTTATTCACATGAATATGTCGGTCTACTCGTGTGTCATTATAATGGACCCATTCAGAAGAAATATTTTTTACAAAGGCAGTGTAATGACCTCCCATAGTACCACCACTATGATTACAAACTGCATATAGATCATAAATATATGACCGCGAATTATATCCGCTTACGTATTTTGACAAATCAAGTCCGTCCAACGGGAAATCGATTAAATTCTGTAATTTTCGTGAACCATCCACATGAAATCGTTTGAATGCGATAATCAATATAGACGGAAAATTCCAAAAAGTAATGCGTTTTTTTACATCCTCTTTTATCCCTGTTTTCTCATTCATCCAAGCATTTTCACCTTCCAATGTTTCATATGCGGTAAATGCATTGAAACAATCGTAAATAGACGTACTGTTGTCTGGTATCTCTAAATCCAACATGAAATACTGTTCCGGATTCACAGACAATACCTTCGAACCGTTTGCATTGGTTAACTCGGATACATAAATCCCGTAAAACATATTCATAATTTCAGAATATTCGTTTGCATATGTTTTCTGTAACATTTGATAACATGCAGTTGCCAACTTATCTGTACCATTTTCAATATCTCCTTTAATGTGCAGTTTCACCTTTCTCGAAAGACTATTATGCATACAGTCAATAATAAAAAGTAAAAATTCAGGTAAATCGTTTTGTGCGTAACCAGTAAACAAATCGCGATCCTTTTTTACGGCAAGCTGTTGTACGTATTGAACGAAGCGATTTGGAGAAACCACGCCATTCTGGCTCCACATAACTTGTTGCAAATTTTTCCATTCTTCTAAAATAGTAGCATCGGGTAACGACTTTTTTAAATGTGATCGATAGTCTTTGGAAGAAAGAAACTCATTTAATTCATATGTATGATTTAGTGCTTGCATACAGGAGTTTAAAAAACAGGTATTACCTAGGTTAGTTAAACCGGTAAATCCTTTGTCTTTGTATTTGTCCATGAAATATAAGTTAAGGTTGTAAATATATATAGACATTTGTCTTTATATTCTAATTAATATGGAAAACAATGGTACCACCAACAGGAACCAATCATCCATCGATAATATTACGACATTATTGTTAGAAGAAACATTGCGTCAATTAAACCAAACCACCCCAACCACCCCACCCCCCCCAACCACACAAGAATCGGTCAACACATCTCGAGAGAGTGATTTGAATCGGATACTTGATACCGTGTACGAAACTTTTCAAGGGTACAATCAAGTTATGTTAAGTTATAATGCGAATATGACATCCATGTTGCAATGTATTAATAATATGCAACAACAATTAGAATTAAACCAATCACGTTCCAGTGTAAACCGGTCTAGTTCGCGACCGAATACTAGTCAATCTAGACCTAGATCTAATTCGAATCTCTCTAGTTCGCGACCTAATGCGAATGTGTCATCACGTAATTCCACAAGTCAACTACATAATGTGAATTCGCGATTGTCTACTTTTAGTAATAATTCATTATTTTCATCGCAACAACAACAACAACCTCGTTCATTATCTCAAGCAAACACTCTCGACCAATCTCTTGTATTTACCTATTTATTCGAACCCTTAGTCAATGAACCCGAACAGCATGAAAATCAACGACCCATGTCGCGAGAAGAAATATCCACCACTACGCGCACTTTTTCCTATGTTCTTAATTCATTGCCAGAAGACAGACGTATTTGTCCGATTGTAATGGATACATTTTCACCCGGAGACGTTTTATGTGAAATACGCGGATGCGGGCACATATTTCGGCGCCCACCCTTAATGAATTGGTTACGACGAAGTTCTCAATGCCCTGTTTGTAGATATCATATTCGAACATATGAAGAACCTACCACAGTCGATCCATCATTTAACAGTGTCGATCCATCATTTAACAGTGTCGATCCATCATTTAACAGTGTCGATCCATCTTTTAACAATGTCGACCCATCATTTAACAGTATTCCAAATCGTCCGGCATCCCCCGTTCAAATATATGACCCTGATGAAGAAGATGTGGTCGTTTCCGATGATGAAGATGTATCAGATATAGAAATGGATAATGACGTTGACTAAATAAGGGACCCTTCATTTGTGCGTGAAAGAGATTAAACAAAACATATAGACATATACCAGTTTATATGTTTTCCAATTGGTTTTCAAAAAAATCCGACGAAAAGGTAGGATTTGAAGACATTTTATATGCCACACAACATCGCGATATATGCATATTATTAAATACATTACCTCCTAGCGAACAAATGTGTCTTATTTCAGGCACATTATTGATGGAAACGGAAGAAAAGGTCATAAATAAACTTCTTCAAAATAATAATCACAATCAGATAATCATTATTTACGGGAAAAACAATTGTGATACGAAGGTAGAAGAAAAATACACACAATTGACGACTCTTGGCTTCACACAAGTATACATGTATCACGGTGGCTTGTTCGAATGGCTTTTATTACAGGATATATACGGTCAAGAATTTACAACAACAAGTAAAAATCTCGATTTATTGCATTATCGACCCAAATCGATTTTACACCATTAAAAACCCTTTTTCAATAATGTTTTCCAATGAGATATACGTGCATGCGATTGAGGCGTTAGTATATAATGCTGCTGTATGGAATAATCCAATGTTAGTAGACCATCCTCTTTATGGCGAAGGACTCGTTCATGGAAAAGTGTTACACTATCTTCATACGCATCCACAACGGTTTTATCATTTTGATACATATGATAAATCATAGCGCGATCAAAATCGTATGCCGCAAGTAAATCGGCCTCTCTAACTATGTGATAGGCTTGTTGATATTTTCCAAGATCAGGAAAACCATTCACCTTCACCTTGGAATAAGACATGGTTCGAATAATGGTTTTGATAGCTTCTACATCATCTTCCTCCAAATAATATCGTGGTGTTATTGTATTGGAACCGCTATCATCGTATAATACCGAATCCAATTGTCGGATTCCTTCATCTTCGTCCATGTATTTTTTATCACACATATCATGCAACGCGGCAGCAATATAAATAACCTTTTCTTGTGAGTGCAAATGAGTATGTGTTTTAACCTCTATTTGAAATAATTCATGTGCGTTCACCAAAACGTTCATCGCATGGGAAACCCCATGCGATTCATCGATATTCCTATATTTTGTTGTTTGTAAAATGTATTGAAAAAGTGTTTGAAAAAGATTCATGTATAGTATACTGATAAAATTGATTCTGCCGATATTTTTATATCCATTTCATCTTTCGTAACGAATTAATAATGGACCTATCTCAGAAGAAGTTAACCAAAGCCGAATGGCTCAATGTGGAGATTCCCGTAGTCGAATCAGAAAAACAGGTGTTGGATCTCATTTCAAATGGATATGGCAATCGGGATATACGTTCCAATAACACGCAATCTCTATTGACATCCATGAAATTGGGCTCAATTCCCAATATTCACGAGTATATTTACACCACGTACTTTGCAGAAAGCATACGCGATTTTCATAAAACGTACAATTCAATATTGGGCGAATATGTGAACCCCGTGTCCGCAAAACAAAAAAAATTAAAAAAGGGGGAGATTATCAGAATTAACAATACTGATTCCAAAATGAAGACCCTCAAACACCAAACATTCGAGTATATTATCCTGGATTTCTGCAAAGAACTCTTGAAGTCTAGAAAAGCAGGAACGTCTGGGTACGCGTTCTATCTCTATACTCTCATGCAAGTATTAAAAAACCAAATCGAGGATGTTAATATCTATGTGCGCTCATTTATCGATAAATTGATTGCATCGACCCAATCGACACTATCAATGCAGGATGTTTTGAGTAAATCATATGAATTCATTGAGAAAAACCCGCATCTATTAAAATTTGCCGATCAAGAACTTTTCGACCATCAAAAACAGATATTCAAATTATTTTCCGATGAACCAAATACCGCGAAACTCGTCTTATATACAGCACCCACAGGGACCGGAAAAACCCTTACTCCGGTCGGCTTAGCACACGGTCATCGGATCATCTTTATTTGTGCGGCAAGACACATTGGTCTTGCTTTGGCGAAATCAGCAATATCCACTGACAATCGCATTGCAATCGCATTTGGGTGTGATAATGCCACGGATATTCGTCTCCATTATTATGCAGCGTCCGATTATACACGAAATAAGCGCAGTGGTGGTATCGGAAAGGTAAATAATCTCGTCGGCGATAAAGTACAGATTATGATATGTGATGTCAAATCGTATATTATTGCCATGGAATATATGTTGTCATTCAGCCCCAATACCGATATTCCCGACGAAGACATTATTACGTATTGGGATGAACCGACCATTAGCATGGATTATGAGACCCATCAACTCCACGAACAAATCCAACACAACTGGCGAGAGAACAAAATCTCGAAGGTTGTCCTATCTTGTGCTACTTTGCCAAAGGAGGACGAAATCGGAGACGTTTTGACGAATTATCGCAGCAAATTTGCAAATGCCGAAATCCGGACTATCAATAGTTATGATTGTCGCAAGTCCATTTCCCTTCTCAATAGTCAGGGGAAATCGGTCCTTCCTCATTTGCTATATGCTGATTACGGTGATTTACAAACATGTATCGACCATTGTAATCGCAATAAATCTCTTCTTCGATATTTTGATTTGGTGGAAGTGGTTAAATTCATTCAATTGGTTCATGCAGTTCCAGAAGCGATTCCACTCGATTTTCATATGGAACATTATTTCCAAGACGGAATCATCTCCATTACTATGAATAGTCTCAAAACATATTATTTGGGGTTATTGGGTGTTATTCGCATAGAAAACTGGACCGACATTCATTCGCAACTTTGCTCCTCTCAAAAGGGCAAATTCGATGCAACTTCGACGAAAAAGTGGTCCAAAGACAAATCCACCGAACCCGATCACTTAAAGGGGGTGCGTATTACAACGAGCGACGCGCACACACTCACCGATGGACCCACTATGTATTTGGCGGAAGATGTCGAATTAATGGCGAGGTTTTATGTTTCACAATCGAATATACCCGATATCAGTCTACAATATCTCATGAAAACCATTGAACGTAATAATGTGGTCCAGAGAAAAATCACATTGTTAGAAAATGACATCGAAGAAAAGGTGCGTAAATTAGAAACGGTCGACCAAGGTGCTTCCATGGGGAAAAATGGGAAGGGGGGGAAAAAAACAGACAAGAAATTAAATCGCGATAATGATAGTTCTGACTTTCGCAAGATTTATCAGGAACTTGATGTATTACGTCAACAAATTGAAATTGCCAATTTAGACTCCCGCTATATTCCGAATTCTCCAGACCATCAAAATGTTTGGATGAATGGGTCTATTGCAAAAAACGCATTCTCGCCTAAGATTGATGATGAAAGTGTAAAGGAAATCATGATGTTAGATGTTACAAACGTCCAAAAAGTTCTCCTTCTCATGGGGATCGGTATGTTTCTACGCGAAGAAAATGCGAATCCTCGATATCTTGAAATTATGAAGAAACTCGCATATCAACAGCATCTATATCTGATTTTGGCATCCTCCGATTATATTTACGGAACCAATTATCAGTTCTGTCACGGATTCGTCGGTAAAGATTTGGGTGAAATGACGCAACAAAAAACGATCCAGGCGCTCGGACGTATTGGTCGAAACCAGACGCAACAAGAATATACGGTGCGATTCAGAAATGACGTCATGTTAACGCAACTCTTTCACCCACCCACCGAATCTAGAGAAGCGATTGTCATGAGTCGCTTGTTCTCTTAAGAAGGGATGGGGGGACCCGCCCCGCCACCTTTAAATGGGTAGAATCATATTATATTGAAAAAGTTCAAAATCTTTTTTATAATACTCATTAATTAATTTAATGGCTTCATTATTCAATAAATTGATATATTGTTGATTATCAAACGCTTTATTTGTTAATTGACATTGCATATTCTTAAAATTGTGATATCCTAGGCGTTCCATATCCTCATTCAACGTTTCTTGTCTCACAATCATAATATTTTCCAATAATTTACCATTTTGATCAACAATAAACTCGTTTTGGGGAGTTTTATGGTTATCAAATGTTCCATCTGCGGATAAATAGGATTTAATAGCCATACATACCTCTTCTTTTGAGGCACCCGCGCGAATGCGACGTGTAAAAAACATTTCCGAAATAATGCGGTCATATGGATTACGAACACTTGCCAAAATATTACATGTTTGATTGTATGTTTTATCGTACAATTTTGTTTGTGTTATTTCATCAAAAAAGAATTCTTTATATTCCTCTAACTCGTTCCACGTAAAGTGATGTAAAGAATGTCCTTTATCGCGAACCGTCCTTATTTTTCTGAAATACAGAAATTCTGGAAGTTTCTTTTTTATATGATCCATATGCTCTCTTACATTTGTTCTAATATTGGCAAGACGCTCTTCTATTTCCGTTTTATTTTTAGCATATTTTCGCTCTTGTAACAGTTTACGTACTTCATCATCAAATAATAAATTGATACGATTTCGCCAGTCTTTCCTTAAAACGGTTAATTCGTTATTTATATTTGATGTGTGTCGATAATACAATGTACTAGCGTTTAATTCCGTCCTGGATGTTATACCCAAGTATTTCTCTATTGTTGTACCGCCTGTTTTGGGTATGTGGATAAATAACAGGTCTAAATTTGGAAAAAATGGCATATAATATACTATTCCATTTTTTTTAATATGACATAACCCCCCCTCCCCCCATTCTATATAATAGTTCGTAAAGAATCATCGTAAAAGGGAACCATTTTGAAAGGAGGGTTTTAAAGGGAACCTTGGTTCCCTTTATTTGGTGATACTCAATGCATACGGATTTCCATTCAACATATTGGGAATGTCTAAATTATTTACACGATCATTACCTAAACCAGAATATAATTGTTGTTTTCCTTGTAATTGACCCATTGTGTCTAAACCGGATCCACGAGCGTTAGATGGTCCATTTATGTAATTTTGTGACATCTTACATGAACGGTCACCACTAGCGATATTCACCTGATTGTTAAGCAATGACATATTACCCGAAACTAAACGCCCGTCTATTGTGGAAGATTTTACGTCATTGTTGCGTTGATTATATTCGGCATCGTAAGGACGAAGTCCCTTTGAACCCTCTGCTGCACTCGAATTACCGGAATAAAAGAAATCCGATTGGTTCATTCGTGCATTCTGTATAGGTTGAGTGGGTGTCACTGTGTATCCCCCCTTGTCAAATTGCGAGGAACCCGCGTTGAGATGAAATTTCGCATTTTCAGTGGTTTCACGTGTCGTTGTATTGGGACGATCAGCGGGATTAAATACGTAAGATTGGGGTACGGTGGTTGATGCATTTTGATAGGGACGCAATGTACCAATGGTATTCTCTTTGCGAGATGGACGAACAATATCCAATAACGGTGCAACGACCGAACCGATTGCGCCTCCAATCATACCGAAATATCCCTGTTGTTTGTTTGCACTACGCCCGTTATTATAGGCGTGTTGTGACTTGGAACCAAAATCAGCTTCATTAGGTCCGCCTTTTCCTACTGCGGATGCAGCAGAAATCGGTATAGATCCCAATTCTTGGTTTGTGGAAGGCATATATTCTCCCTCAACGTAAGACGTCTTGGAATCGCCTCCGGCAATACCCGAATAGGATTGCGTTGTCTCGGGACGATTCGTATAACGATCTTCTTGAATGGGGCGAAGTGTTGGACCTTTCTCTAGACCTGTCGTTGTCATGTAACGATTCGGTCCCACCTCAAACTCCTTCTCAGGTCCGTTCTTTTCCATCTTTCCAAGAGTACCACGCTGTTTAACATTGGAAGCAGCAGGTCCTTCTAAACCAAGCATAGAGACGCCCGATGCCTTGCGATGGTTATTGACGCGTAATTCGTCGACCGTCTTAGGCATCCATGATTCGCGTTCCAGCATACCTGAATTGTAACCACCAACTCCTTCGGTCGTATATCCTAACCCTAAACCAGGTGCCACCTTTTCCTGTTTGAAGGGCACAACATTTGCCATCTTTAAACTAGGATTTACACGGGATTGCATGAAATCATTCTGATTAGGAAGACCATGCGCCCATTGATAATTTTCGTTGGGTGCAAATAAAGGAGATTGTTCCTTCTTATCAATGGTTTGGGAACCACTGCCTAAATAATTATCCATCAGACCCTCGTTTTGATTCGGTTCAAATTTACGGCTGTGAATTTTTTTACCAAAAGGGACCATGTTATTATGTCTAAAGTAATCGTTACCCACAACTTCTCCCGTGAGTGACGTGTAGTCATTTGAATTGAGCGAAGCTTCTTGGGTCGCATATTTCATTCCTGTCTTGGAAGCCCATTTTTCATTATTCAGTAAATCTTTTGGATCCGATATGTTGTAATACTTATCCGTATAAGCCCCGCCACTGTATTTATTATCATTTGACAACTTGGTCGTAATATCAACGGCCGCATCGCTCAATGATAAATCGTTTGCCGTTAATTCTCTAGGATAATTGACATTGGGAATATTCGTGTTGGATAATCTATCCTCCATGACATTATTTCCCATGAAACCTTCCTCCAGATTGTCATCATCATCGTCATTCGCATTATTTTCTTTGGAAATGAAATATAAGCCACTTAAAGCCACTAAAGGTATCACTAATTCCATTGTATATAATAAGGTATATACAATAGACACAAGAAATTACGTGTGTATTTTTATATATTCGACATTCTTATTTTTCCGATCGGTCGGTCGGTATCAAACTTGGTCGATAATTGTCCTTTTCAAGAGTGCGTGTTTGAATATTGTCATGAAACGGCTTCTCCAAATTCGCTTGGGGGTTTAATATAGGAGTCTCCCAAACAGGATGTTCTAAATCACGGTACGTCCATGCGGGATGACTGGCACGACTTTCTTCCACAAAAGGTTGGGCGTTGGGAAACGTAATCTCCTTTGTTTCTACTTGATTTGCGACATAATTGTTGGTTTCGATATTGTCGCGCTGAAGAGGGCGAGTCAGTCCCATCAAATCACTCTCTAGTTGAATACTGTTGGTCTGTAAATTCGCACCAAATTGCTGCAGGCGAAGGTGAGTATCTTCTTGAAAAGGCATCACTGAACCCTGACCGGGTGTGTCTAATTGATATCGACCGGCATAGGTCATTTCCTCCATTTGTTTCGCAATACGGACGTCGTCATCATGATAACGTGTATATGCCATTTTATTCGATTCGTATATAATCGTAACAGAAAAAATACTTGTCCGAATAAATACATAAAATCAGCGTATTGTGTTTATCCATAAAGCACATGAGTGAAATTCCACGACTATGTCTAAATATGATTGTTAAAAACGAGAGTTCCATTATTGAACGATTGTTAGAATCGGTTGCACCATACATCGATACGTATTGTATTTGTGATACGGGAAGTACGGATGATACCATTGATAAAATAGAGAAATTCTTTACGTCACGTTCTATTGAAGGTGTTATTTGTAGCGAACCATTCCAAGATTTTGGATACAATCGAACAGTTGCATTAAAAAGATGTTTGAAAATGAAAAATGTGGACTACATTCTTCTCATCGATGCAGATATGATGTTATCTGTCAACCCGTTAATTTCTCCGGAAGCATTTAAACAGCATTTACTCAAGGCGGATGCATTTCACGTCATGCAAGGAACCCAAGAATTACAATACCAAAATATACGTATTGTCAAGAAAACAGATGATTTACATTATTGGGGCGTCACCCATGAATACTTGGTTCTTCCTAAAGATGCAAACGTCAAACCGTTACTAAAAAATCAGGTATTCCTCCAAGATATCGGAGATGGAGGCTCAAAACAAGATAAGTTTACAAGAGATATCAAATTATTACAAAAGGGCTTGGAAAAACATCCAGGTAATTCCCGTTACCTATTTTATTTAGCAAATAGCTACAAAAACAACAATCAGTTGAATGAAGCTATTGAAACCTATCTGAAAAGAATAGATGCTAAGGACTGGATAGAAGAGGTTTGGTACAGTTATTATAGTATCGGTCATTGTTATTCTCTATTACGGGATTTTCCCAAGGCTATCTATTATTGGTTAGAGGGTTATCAAGCCCATCCATGTCGCGTTGAAAATTTGTATCAAATCGTCCATCATTATCGAACACGTGAAAAATATGAATTGGCCTATTCTTTTTATTTACTAGCAAAACGAATGTTAGAAACACATACCGAACATAATCACCTCTTTATGGAAAACGACGTTTATGTATACAAACTCGATTATGAATATTCTATTATGGCTTATTATTGCAATTGTAATAAAACAGATGTCGCTAAAACGTCCATGACTTTACTTGAGTATCCCCATTTGCCCGAATCTATTTCCAAAAATGTGATATCCAATTACAAATACTATGCAACCTCTCTCGCCAAAATGACAAACGACAGTCATCACGAATTATTTAGGTGCTTCTCGACATGTACTCCGTTCATTAAGGGATTAAAACCGACTTTACCGTCAATATGTAAACTAGATGAAACCAATTATCTATTGAATTTTCGGTATGTAAATTCAGACACTAGTGAGAACAATACCATACGAAACGTAATATCACATGTTACACACACCGACAAATGGATGGTCCAATCGTGCAACGAATTGATATATGATACATCATCAGAAAACGGCTTACAACCCGGCATGGACGATCTACGATTATTTCCATCATCTTCAGGAATTGTATATACATGCAACCGGCGCACTCTAGTCGATTCAAATATTCGGGTGGAAATGGGATATATTAATCCAATTTCCCATAAAGTGTACGATTCCCGTATTCTTCAAAATAGACTTTCTGCTTCAGATATAGGACGGGATTTGGTTTTTTCTCCTTCTATAAACGATACTGCGTTGCCAGTTATTAGCTCATGGTATCCACTTACCTTAGGCAATGTGGAAAATAACGAATTTGTCGAAACACGTGTCATTGATACTCCCTCCTTATTTCAATATATTCATAGTTCTTGTCACGGTGTCCGTATAGAAGACGAATTTTGGTTTTTATGTCATATCGTTTCTCATGAAAGCTGTAATTATCACCTTTTTGTCGTATTAGACGCATCAACCTACGCCTATAAAAAACATACTAGCATATATACATTTGAGAATGAACCAACCGAATCTTGCATTGGAATCAATTATGAACCTAGTGGAAATTTCATTATAGGATATACTATAGACAAACTAACACGATTTATTAGCATTTCTAAATCGTACTTTGCATAAAGGGAACTAAATGGAGGATGAAAAATGTATCATACATTATATATAATGCATGCACTTCAACAATCTATATTTTGGGGATTATTACCTGGTTTTTTAACTGCGTTTGGTGGAGCGTATAAGGATACTTTATTTGAACCATTTGAGTCCTTAAAATTTTTTAGATCACCCATCGTTAGTTTTATTTGGTATATTATTATTGACTTTTATTATAAAAAAGATTCGGTTATTCTCAAAATCGGATTATGTAGTATGATGGAAAGATTATCGGTTGAAACATATAAGGCGATTTACAGACCAGAACCAGGGAAATTTAAAAGCTGTGAGTGCGTTAATGATAAATGTGTTCTTAATAAAGATAGAGGATGGTTTTTAGATAGAATTGCTGGAAAATAAATATTTTTATTTTAAATTTTTAAGGTAGGGGTCACCCCCTCTTCAACCGGATGTAATCTAGCCTCTTTACATCTGCCATATGTTTTTCGATGCCATTGTGTAACTCCGTGCTCTAAAATGCCTTCTAAATGTTTCTTTGTGCCATATCCTTGATTCTTCTCCAAACCATATTTGTCATTTAGTTCCGGATATTTAGCACATAATTCTGTAATATACTCGTCTCGTGCGACTTTTGCCAAAATCGAACCGGCAGCAATTGCGGTGTATTTATTGTCACCTCCTTCAATCGTTTCATGAGGTAAGGTGTGTAAAGTTTCCGTCCGTTCATCAAAATACGAATAAGGTCGGAAGTCGTTACCGTCGACCAAAAGGAATGTATTTTGGGTGCCGACTTTGGCAGTAATTTCGCGAATCGCTTCGTGCATTCCTCGAAATACAGCCTGTCGTATATTGATGGAATCGATGACATCGGCTTCAATATATTGTATGGACCAGGCAATCGCATTTTCCTTGATATAATCCGACACCTCCTTGATTTTCTTTTTTGAGTGGAACCTCTTGGAATCCTTCATCCGATCATGCTGGAAGTCGTCTGTTTTAGGTAAAACTGCGGCTGCCACATAAAGTCTTCCGAATAGAGGACCTCTACCTGCTTCATCAATGCCAATTTCAATCGCATTTGCTTCATCGTAATATGTTTGTAAACCACTCATTTTTAATATAAATGAATGGTCTTGAAAAATCAATTTTATAAAAGAGGACGCGAATGGACCCTCTAAATGGAATATTTTCCAACTATAGAATATATCAAAATATACATGAAAAGTTTTAAACTAACTCCTACAATGATGTTTCTCTTACTGGTGGTGATATTAGTCATTTCTATGCTTCTTGGATATTCCATAAAGGAGGGTATGTCATCTGACTCAACTCACGATGCCGATATGTTAGTATTTTCCCCCTATGACAGTCGTTCTTTAGCAGTAATCAAAAATTCCACTGACACCGAAGGGGCTATTCTATTTGATCCAAAATACGGGAATTTTGTCAATGTTTCAACATCCGGTTCCAATTCAATTAGTCAGGACCCCGATAGTCTCCCTTTCACAGTGGTCCGTCGCGATGGTAGTAGCACATCCTACACATCATCCACGTGGAGTGCTGCAAAATCACAAATTCTTACTTCAAGTCAAACCATTGGTAATATGGCGTCCTCGAATGTGGCATGGTCTTATTCTCAATTTAACAGAACTATCATTAATGTTACGTGGGATAAAAATACCGTCGTCTATTTACTGAATGACACACAACCTAAGCCTGCTATGGAAAATGTATATATTTCTAATTTCATGAGCGATAATAACCAGACCACGATTATTGATGATTCCATAAAGGGGTCTCCTTTACCCACGACAAAAAGTAGTGGTGTAACAACCACTTCTCAAAACCAGGTTCAAATAAATGGTTCAAGTGCAAACCAGGTGAGTGAAAATGCATTTTTCAGTCACGATCAGGGAATTTTAATCAAGACATCCTCCGGATACAGTATGGCAAATAGCTCTCAAAGTGTTAATAGTAGTATTATGAAGAATGATACCACAAATAATACGGCTATTGTTGCTACTAAAATCACCTTGAATTCCCAGCCAGCCGCCATTGTTATTATCATTTCTGCGGTTGATGGTTCAAGTGGGTCATTATCTTATGAAATTACCACAACCGCTCGTGTTACTCATCCATCGGGTTCTTCAACTAGTTCTTCACCTGGTTCTTCCAGGTCCGGTGGTCGAACAAAAGTAGCCAAATGCGTATGTTCCAGTGGATATGAAATAAGTGGTACACATAATCCCTCCACAGGACGTCCTTACTGTGCTCCTGATGATGGCAGTGATAGCGATTGCGAAAACGACAGTCCTTATATTTTGAAAACGGAAATTGTGCCACCCGTGTGTCCCATGTGCCCTAGCAATGGTGGAGGAGGTTCATGCAACGTGAGTGTAAACTCATCCGGTCAATTGGTTGATTGTCACGGAACTACCGTCCAACCTTATAGCGGTCCATCTAGCTTCGGTGATGATGTGACAAGTGGCTTTAATACAACTGTCAAAACCGCAGGTGATACCATTGATTCTACTGTGAAAAGTGCTAGCGATCTTGTTGGTAGCACAGTTGGAACAGCGGGTAATGTTGTTGGGGGTGCAGTTGGAACAGCGGGTAATGTTGTTAATAAAGGACTCGACACAGCAAGCAAAGCTGTTGGCGACGTTACAGGCGGTATTGAAGGTACATTGACCGGCTTAGGAAAAGACGTAAGTAATATTGTTACTGGTGTAAGTGGCGATGTAACTGGCGTTGCAAACAAAACGGTGGGTTCTGTTGCAGGTCTTGCATCTCAGACTGTGAGTACAACTGCCGGACTCGCTCACGATACTGGTTCAGGTGCCTATTCTCTCGCGGAACAAGCCATGTATAGAGACCCTTACGGCGTTTCCTATAATCAATACGGACAACCTATGCAACCACAAACACAACCCGTCATTTATCCAGGTGCCCCTGTATACCCCTCCGGGATGCACCAAGGATTTGGTTCGTGTGGTGTGCCCTATTATCCTCCTCATGGTCCTGACCCGATGCCAATTACCAATGACTTTTCTCAATTTTCTTAAGATATAAAATCTCCCATGGAGTTCATGTAAACGCAGTTTCATTTAAACTGCGTTTAAAACGATATATAAATAAACCACTCTAAGATAGAAGGCACGTCATATGGATTATACCGGTTTATTAAATAGACATGAAATTACTCAAAATATAACGGATTTGTTGGCGGATTTTGATAATGAATGTTGGAATGTTAATTATAAAAAGGGTATTTATTTGTATGGTTCTCCGGGTTCAGGTAAAACATATTTCGTGGAACAATTACTCAAAAAGTTGGATTATGATGTTATTAAATATGACGCAGGAGACGTGCGTAATAAAGCACTTGTCGATACAATCACCAGTAACAATATTTCGAATCGGAATGTATTGGATATGATGAAGGGCGTCCAGAAAAAAATCGTTATTCTTATGGACGAGATTGATGGTATGAATAACGGCGATAAGGGTGGCATTAATGCTCTCATCAAATTAATTCGCCAAAAGAAAACGAAAAAACAGCGTCTCGAAAGTTATACATTGAATCCAATTATTTGTGTTGGAACGTATTACATGGATAAAAAAATTAAGGAATTGATGAAAGTGTGCAATATATTTGAAATAAAAACACCTACCGTCCCTCAGATGAGTTCTCTATTGAACTCCATCTTACCTACAGAAAGCGTACAGGATAAGGAGATGATTATGCAATACGTTCAAGGGGATTTACGTAAAATGGCGTTTATTGAAAGAGTATTAACGAAAAATGTGGAAATGATATCCCGCGATATGTTGCGAGATATTTTTCAATTGAAATCATGTACCGAAGATTCCAAGAAAATCACACATAGTCTTCTAAGCGAATATATTCCCTTTAAAGAACATACCACTCGGCTTAATGATAATGATCGTACAATTGTTGCATTATTATATCATGAAAACATCATTGATGTATTAGATAATGAAAAACAAACGTCGCACATTCCTTTTTATACGCAAATACTCGAAAATATGTGCTTTGCTGATTATTTTGATCGCATTACGTTTCAAAATCAAATATGGATTTTCAATGAAATGAGTTCTTTAATCAAAACATTTTACAATAATTTTCTATTTCATCAACACATACCTCAACCAAAACCGTCGGACGAAATTCGATTCACAAAAGTTCTTACCAAATATTCAACGGAATATAACAATTCCCTTTTTTTGAATCATTTATGTCAAGAACTTGATATGGATAGAAAAGACCTATATGCCTTTTTTCACGAATTACGAATCTCGCAAAACGTTGATTCAAATGATTTTCTACAACTCTTTGAAAACGGTCAATTATTAGAAAATGTATTTGATGGATACGACGTCAATAAACTCGATCTCAAACGCATCTACCGTTTTTTAGACAAAGTTGTGAAGAAAGAGGTGGTTAGTGAAGACGTTGATGAATCAATATTAGTTTAAACCCTTAATAATTTCGAACGGTAATTCGTTGCATACATTTTTTTGTATTTTATATACTATAGTGTTACCATATACAGTAACAATGGATAATGTAACAACCATTATATCGAATATCATAGCCACCACGATAATATTTCCAATGGATACAATGCGCGTGCAAAAACAATTGGGTTTGCCAACCATATACAATGCGCGTGGTCTTTATAAAGGTTATAGTGCTGGAGTTTTACGTCAAATTACATATTCTTCTCCCAATTTGATTATTTATCGTTCATTGAATCAAACGTACATGTCAACCACCGAAAAGGAGACGTCTATTTTCTTTAAATCGGTGTTTGGATTTGTATCGGGTGGAATATCGGGCGTTCTTGGAAATCCATCTGAATTATTATTTGTTCGAGCGGTAAAAGACCCTAATTATAAAAATATTTTTCAATCGGCTTCTCAAATATACAATAAAGACGGATTATTCGAATTTACAAAAGGGTCCTTACCAATGAGTTTACGTTGTGCCGTATTCAATGCCGCCAGATTACCTGTATATTCCGAGTCAAAACGTCTCTTAAATGATACCTACCCTCAGTATGACGGGAGCGTATATATACATTCCACCGCTGCATTTACAAGCGCATTTATGGGAACGATTGTTGGTAATCCGATAGACGTGATAAAATCCAAGATACAAGGGAGCTCCTCTAAAAAACGTATTGGTGAAGTATTTCGCAAAGTCTATACACAGGACGGGATATCGGGATTTTACAGAGGATTTCTCCCATCCTTACTCAGAAGTGGTCCTCATTCTGTTTTATCTTTTATGATGATCGATCAATTATCGCTCTTTTTTTCAGGTAAGGAATTAATATAAAGTTGGATCTACCCTCCTTCATAGAAAAATACCGTTTAAAGTAAGTGGGAAATATGAGTTTTGGAACTTTTTAAAAAGTTCCAAAAATTGATATACACGGAGTTCTCCAACGTAAAAACAGGTGAAAAATGACATGAAAGCAAAATGCTTTCCTTTTTGAAATGTCTCATATATAATGACTGCACTCGTTTTTATAGTCCGAATATTATTTGTGCGGGAAAAGGTTTAGGCATTTTTCTCTTCGTATATTACACGAATATATGACGAACGAAAAAATGCCGAAAAATGCCGAAATGTATACATGCGACGTATGTGACTTTAAATGCATTAAAAAAAGTAATTATAATAAACATTTATCCACTGCAAAACATAAAATACGAATTCATACGAATGGAAAATCTCCCAAAAATGCCGAAAAATATAAATGCATATGTGGTAGTAATTACAATCATGCGTCGTCATTATGGAATCACAAACAGAAATGTAAGATAAAACAAGAACCGAAAACAGATACACCTCATACAAATCTTATCAATTCAGTTGTTTCCTCTGAAAACGAAGATCATCGAGACGAACTTATCGAAAAGTTGTTTACTTCAAACACCGAAATGGTGAATTCAAACGCCGAAATGGTTACTTCGAGTAATGAAATGAAATCAATGTTTCAAATATTATTGGAAAAATATCAAGAAAGTCAATTACAGATCCAAGAAAGTCAGTTGCAAAACCAGGAATTAATGAGTAAGATGATTGACGTCATGCCTCATATAGGTAACACCACAAATAATAATAGTCATAATACCACTAATAACACCCTGAATTTTTATTTGACAAACACATGTAAAGATGCAGAGTCCATTCACGATTTCACAGACCGGTTTGTTAAACGCAGCGTGGAGTTCTTTAAAGGAAATTATTTGGATGTGGCGCATAATCAAATTGACCTGGCGTCCAACGTATATGACATTTTTAAAAATTGTATGGATGAGAACCCACAAACCGGAAAATTCATGCAAACGACCGACGTGAAAAATGGTACTGTTTATATCAAAGAGAAACAAAAGGACGAAAACAAGCAGTTGTGTGGAGAAGCAGAATTCATCAAACACATGGATGGGTTTGCAAAGGCAGGAACGAATATTAGCCACGCAATAAATTGTGCTTTCATTCCAGTTCAAGGTGACTATAAAGAAATCATGGAAAGGGAGTGTGGAAAAGAACCCAAAGAGGATGATTATGAAGATGAAGATCACTATGAAAGAGACATGGATATTTACAAGGAAAAAACAGGAGACTTGAAACGGCATTTGCTAATGCAATCATTCAACGCGGTCTGCATGTTCGATGCAAAGAAACGCCGAGATGAAGTCATGGAGAATACCCGACGATTGAAAGAATAACTGAAATTCTAGTATCTTGGAATAAATATGAACCCTCCTTCAGTATGATTTTTATTTCCTCTCCTTGCGTGTTTTATTACTTTTGGATTTTGTCTTGGTGATTTTTGTCATGTTTTTTGGTTCGGTATAACATTTTGTATATGCGTAGTTTGCAAAATCCTGTTGTAAATTCTTCGCATATCGTTTATGGTTTGAACGTTTCATTTGCAACATACGTTTTTTCATTTCGTCATAACTTAACAATTTTTCCTGTATCATTTTCGGATACATATCGTCTTTTTTGACATCTTCAATGGATAGTTTACCGGATGCAACGGACATGCCTAAATATAATGTAGCATAATTCGCGCCAATTCCGCCACAACGAGCCGTTAGCATGTGTTTCAATCCATCATAATTGATGGAACCACTAATACGAAGAACATCCAGGAGTTTGTCATTTGGAATATGAATTTTGAGACCACTGTAAAAATAATCGTGATGGTTTCTAGGTACACAATGTTTTACATCTTCGTCGCGTAACATATGTTCGTCAAAAAGTCCACGTGTTTTCCAATAAGCAATTCCATGTTTTTCATTTGAAAGAGAGTCCGGGGGTCCGAACATTTCAACGCATTTCGCAAAATATTCTTTGGGTCTGGTGTGATACCATTTCGAAACACTCATTATAGTTTCTAGTGACAAAATATATGGCGATAAATACAATATTTTTTTTCGTGTTTGAATGTATATGATTTCTACATTCAAACAATACTGGATGCATTATTTATTTTATGCTTTTATTCTGATTATAGCCATTTTTACGTTTTTCTATTTTAAATCGTCTTCCCAATCCCATGAAGTCGATAATAAAAGCACACTACCGGAATTTAAAGGACGTGGATATTGTCAGATTGACGCCGGTTATACAGAACCGGTATTGTACTCGGATTTTCTCGACGACACACAAGCAAATGCGATTCTTAATTTAGCCAAACCCCTTTTCGCTGAAAGTACAGTTGTTACTGGAAGTGACACAAATATTCGAAAAAGTCAAACTGCGTGGTTATCGAAAAACGAACCCGCTGTAAAAAATGTAATAGAACGTGTTTGTAAAATAACCGATATTCCCTTCTCTCATGCCGAAAAAATGCAGGTGGTAAAATACGATCCCAATGGGTTTTACAACGAACATCACGACGCAGCGTGCGATGATAATGAAGCGTGTGTTGAATTCGAGAAAAATGGAGGACAACGTAATGTCACTATGTTGATTTATCTCAATGATAACTTTGAAGGAGGAGAAACGAATTTTCCAACACTCGGTCGCTCTTATACTCCTCAAAAGAATGCCGGTCTTCTGTTTTATTCGTTACAGAATGACGGTAATAAGTGTCATCCAAAATCGCTGCATGCAGGTGTGCCTGTGAAAAGTGGCAACAAATATATATGTAATGTATGGCTTCGTGAAATGCCACATAAAGAATAAATAACTCAGTGAGGGGGTGTTTGTAGAGATTCCTTCAATGTGGTATTTTCTTGGATAAGGGATCCAATTATTTTATGCTGTCTTTCCATGACACGTCCAATGTCTTCCAATGTCATAGTTTGGTCGCCATGTGTGATGGTTGGTGTGGCTAATCTCACCGCGTCGGTTCGTTCTCGTTGCAGCACGTATAAATATTGACAAACATCCTTTTTATATTTCGGATTTCCAAGATCGTACATTGCGAGAGAATCGTGTAAAAATCGCGTAAAAAACTGGAAAACATCGTCTTCATTTGATTGTCGAATAAAATCGCGCACAGTTTTGTCGGTATTATGGCAATGGGTTGACGATGTTTCCAATAATCGGTATTTATCCACTGAATTATGTGAATGTGCGAATACAAGTATAGTTTTGAGCGGATTTAATTGGACCATTGGAACAGTATAATCTTGTAAAAACTGTCGTTCTTCCGCTAGACAGGCATAATCGTCGTATCGTGATTGGTCTAGTAACGCACGGCGAAAAGCAAAGGTACCGGCTGTCGCATGATTTTCTCCATAAGGTCCGAAACGCTTCATACAATTTAGTTTGTGAAAATAGATATATAATTGACTGGACCCCGCGCAAAGCGCCCATGGATTTGCCTGTAATTTGGAAACGGCGTGCTTTATTCGTTCGGGTGGGTAGTAATCATCATCGTCCATGTAAACCAAATATTGCCCCTTTGTTTTAGAATGCATATAATTACGTTTTTCTCCCAAACTCATTTTTTCTTCTACCCGATGGTAGTGAATTTGTGGTATATTTGCGTCTTTCACCAAATCTTCTATACTGTCCGTTCCATCATCGACAATGATCCATTCGATACGTGATTTTGGATAGGTTTGATTCAAAAAGCATTGAAATAGCGTTGGAAAAAAGGGGCGCCGGTTATAAGTAGGCGTACATACACTCACGAGTGGGTATTTTTTGTGCGTTTTCATTAGATTGAACTCACATAAATATTTTATATGATTTACAGTGAATCATACAAATATCGGCTATTATTGAGAGGATTTATTGATGATATTAGATAGTAATTGGATACGTTGTTTTCTACTACTTTCAATTTCTTCCAAAGTCATTGGTCTGCAACATTTGAAGTATTTGAACCAGTTCATAATATAGAATATGTATATTATTCTATATTGCAAAGTATTTACTATGGTGGTGGTGGGCTCAAAAATTCGTTTCCTTGGAATGAACCTTCTTGAACGGGAACATCTATAGGAACTTCGGGCAGATTCGCGGTGGTGGGTGGTAATTCACTTTGAATGTATTTGTATTTTTGGACCATAAATGTAATCAATAATGCAATCAAAATGACGTTGATAATGATTAACCAAGTAAACAAGAATTTAAATGATTGTTGAATGGAACCTGTTGAAAATGTACTTGCGCTAAATTTGCCAGAAATCGAACTCTTGAATTGGTTCGCGTATATACCGATACCGCCCAATAGTGTTAATATCAAAATGATTTCAAACATATATGCGGTGCCCCAATTTGCCGCCTTTTTCGTATAAAACCAAATATAATAGGGTATTTTTGCAAATTGAAATCCCGGTGGTTCAATACATATATCGTCTTTTGTGATATCTGGTGCTACATCGGAAATATTATTCGAAATACCGGTAAATGTATTGAATACATTGGAACCCTGGTAAAATAAAACCCCCATGAATGAATAAATAAATAAATAGATAAACATGAAACTAATTCCGAGTGGAATATTTACGGCAATTATCCACGAAATATAAAAAAAGCAGGCAATTAGAAACAATACAATACCGAATGGAAAGGCCCACCAAAATAGGGATGAAATACCTGAATCCATCATGAGATAATGTAACGCATAATAACCAACACACCCGATTGCGAATGTCGAAAGAATTGAAGTTCCAAATTGAAGATGCATTGCATTGAAAAAATCAATAATGAGTACGGATTGAAAATCGGCAGCGACTAATACAGAAAATAACATAAACATGGCAATATAAATTAAATTGTTCCAAGTATATTTTTGTATGTATCTGGCTGCAGTCATAATGATAGAATTAAACGTTTCAATTGTTCTACATGCAGGACCGATCAATCCATACAATAACATGCTATAGTTTCGAACATAATCCGTATTGAAGGTGTACCGAATATTATCTTGGACTTTTACGTAGAAACATACATAATACCAATTGAATACAAAAACCCACACCATTATCAACATAAGAAATTGTTGTGTTTGGCTCTGAAATATTTTTAATTCAGTCGCACTCGGGGTACTTTGTGTAAGAGCCGCTGCAATTTTCGTTAAAATTGTGGTTAAATAGGTATTGAAATTCAATAAAAATAGTTCAATCGATTTCTTAATTAAAATGAGATAGCTAAACAATATTTGGAAAAAATAAGAAAATAAATCACCGAGTTGTTGCATCATGATCTTTATCGATTTTCCGACTCCTTTAAAATTTAAATAACTCAGATTCGTTTTTCCATATATGTTCCCTTCACTCATGTCAGGGTCGAGGGCACTACCTAAACTATCATAAAACGCATTGCCTTGTGTCAATGAATCGATCCCGCTCAATATACCGTTTAATTCATTGCTCATATTTGATGCAACGTCCGTTGATTTTGCAAAACCACCATATGGGTTATCTATGCCTTTTTGTAATTTCGCATTTATTTTCGAATTCATATCATCAATGTCATCGGAAACGGTGGGAGATGAAGTTTCCAATCCTTCTTTTATAGTGAATGCTTCTTGTTTCTTATTTTTTTTTGTCCATTGTGTCATATTCTATTATATAATTTCTATATAATAGAATAAGATTTATAACAACCCCGTTATACCGACAACTTCAATACACCGTCGTTGATTATCTTGCATACATCATTCCACAATTACCTCCGATCAGTGACATAATATTGTATCTTTCTTCAAACAACGTTAGATTGTAATTGTATGTGTAAAGCGCCCATGCAGGCTTTTGGGTAACTACCGTCGCAGTTCCACCTTCATCGCATGTAATTTCTAAATTACTACCATTTTCATCGATAGGAGGAATAAATGTGGTAAATTCCAGTTCCACGTTTTTAAACTTACTCATATTCATGGCACCTGACGGTTGATATACATAAGGACTCGTATCCAGACAAAAATTATAACAATAGAGTCCCTCCTTGGCAAATCCGGCGGTTCGTGTGTATTTTTCCACATAATCATATACACCACTAGGTTGACTATTTTCCCTGTATTCTCCCGAAAGCACGATTGCACCCGTTTCCATGATAGCATATTGATTCGCGCTTGCAAAATCGCCCGTAACATACAATCCACTCAAAGAATTGATGGTAAGGTTTTGAGGAATCGTTTGATACGCCCAATTGCTATAATTGGACCATTCGTTCCTTAAAAAGGCATCGTTTCGCTGGAAGTACCACATCCATGAAGAAACCATTCCGTTGGACGAATCCAATTTAACTCGCGATGTACTCACCACGTTCAAAAACGAATATTCGAAAACATCTTTTACTAAATAGATCTGATCTTGGGCGGCAAATAATTGTTGTTCGTCTTCTGACAAGAAACAGTAGGTTGAGAGTAAATGGACGTCTGCGTTCCATGTTTGGGTTTGATTCGCATAATTCGCACTGGATAAGTCGATAGAAGGAGGCGTTTGTAGATAGCGATACATTTGAAATTGGTTCTGGTTGAAATCTGGACGGACATAAGGAGAATTGTCGGTGTGATTAAAAACATCGCGCACCTGGAATAGCTGCTGAATGGGTCGAAGTGTAACATTAATACTGAGTTCATTGTATTGCAGGGCGACTAATGGAAAAGCACATCGACTATCCAGAGTGAACCATGTATTCAAGGGTATGTATAGGGTACGTCCGCGAATGGATGGTTCCGCTCCATTACTATTCGTGGTATACATGGCACTAGGATATGTATTCGCCAAATAGGGAGGAGCTAGATTGCGTTGAGCCCAATTGGCCGGGTCCACCAATTCGGGAATATTTCCGGTCATTTTATCGAATAAATCTTTTTTTTCTGCATTGAAATCGCGTTGGACGGATGCATTGATAAATCGTCCAGAGTAACGTTGAAGGAGTACAGACCCACAAGAAATCTCGATTTCATCAATCATTTGCGTTCCGATATCTTGAATCCATCGAAAATCATAGGGAGAATATACGGGACCGAATTCTGCACTTGGTGCCCAGACGGGACTCCAAATATCCGGTAAGTTAATCACCAAATAGGTATCCATTAACAAATCCGCATAACGTTTCACCTTAAAGGTAAATTTGGATGGTTCTGTCAATCGCAATTCTCGCATTCCATCAAAATCCAGTCGAAATTTTTGTAATCCGAAGTTGGTATATTTTGAGTAAGTCGCCTTAAAGAATGTCTTGGATGGATTCCCCGTTAGAATAATATTGGCGGAACCTTGCGATATAATATTTAGTAATCCTCCTGGCATTGTGAAAATATATATTACGTTCGTATATTATTTCTATATTTGTCTTTGTGTAACTAACAAAAGGGTATATTCTAACAATATTCCATTTCTTCTTGGAAAACAGTATATTAGAATTGGTTTTGTATAAAATATGAGACTATGCAACCTCTATCATATGGATACTTTAGCATATATATTATCGATTTTCCAAGAAGGGTTATAAATGAGAAGGAACATCCATCCTTTCTATCTATATATACTCTATATATGGCACTCGCTATTGATTATATTCTATTATTTGCAGCCACATCGATCGTGATATACATTTTATACCGAATGATTAGCAAAAGCATGTCTGAAAAAAAAACAACAACTCCTCCTTTCGATAATAATCCAAATTCCGCACAAATGAAACAGCTAAATAGTATCGAACAAAGTAGTGATGGTGTTGCGATAACAAATGCAGCGTTTCCATCAGACCAAGACAATGCGCTTCGTAATTTTTGCATTAAATCCTCTTTTAATTCGGCTTACACAGGAGGATATATGAACCTGGATATGATACAATATGTACTTCGTCGTGGATGTCGGTTCTTGGATTTCCAAGTTTTCATCAAGGACAATACTGCGATTGTTGCGTATTCGAAAGATGACAATGTAGATGCATTCACATCGGATTCCCCCGCATTGTCTTTAGGAGGGGTTTTGAGAACTATCAATATGAACGCTTTCAACGAACATTCGCCGAATCCCAACGATCCAATGTTTATAAATATACGTATTTTAAGCAACTTACCTGCCGCTCAATCGATTGTTGCAGAGACACTTGCGGCTTCTTTGCAAGAGCGTTTATATACAAATCCGAATACGGGATATGCGGTCCCGATCGATTTAAACGTCCAAATGCAGAAACTTTATGGTAAAATCATTGTGATGACAGATGAGATTAGTACCACATCACCGTCACCATCACCGTCAAGTGCATCGTCCATGAAATTATCGAATTATGTGAATTTATTTACAGGTTCAAACATGGTTCGTGTTTATACAGAGAGTCAATTGACGTACCAACCGATTAATCCCCCCGATCCGTATGTATACAACATGCATATTGTAACACCCAATTTAGGTATATTTTACGGAATAAAAAATTCGGATAATTATTATTTAGTGCAAAACTATGGCGCGCAAATTGTGGCACAAGCGTTTTATTCCAATGATATGAATTTACTCAACTATGAGAAACTGTTTAATGACAATAAAAGTGCCTTTGTATTTATCCCAACAATCGTCAATTCATAAATATAATTAGATAGATGCAAAATTATCATACTATAGTATACATAAGTTATAATATGGTAAAAAGAAAGACTCTAAAGAAAAAATTCAAACCAAGTGAGTGTAGCGACCAAATGACATTTCAAGAATGCGAACTGGCTGTATTGCGTCATGCGGTTGATGAAAATGAAAAAAAAGCTGGAGAAAAAATAGCTTCCGGTTCAGAAATCAAAAAAATGATTCAAATTGTCGAGGACTTTTTAGTCCGAAAAAAACTCATTTGTTACGGAGGTACAGCTATCAACAATATTTTACCAAAAAGCGTCCAATTTTACGACAAAAGCTATCAAATTCCTGATTATGACTTTTTTTCATCAAACGCACTGGACGACGCGAAAGAATTAGCCGATGTGTTTTACAAGGAAGGATATATGGATGTGGAGGCAAAATCCGGTATTCATGGGGGTACATATAAAGTGTTTGTTAATTTCATTCCTATGGCCGATGTTACCACATTACACAAGGATTTGTTTCAATCTTTATTGAAAGAATCTGTCAAGGTTGCTGGTATTTATTATGCACCTCCCAATTTCCTTCGTATGGGGATGTATCTCGAATTATCGCGTCCTGCCGGAGACATTAGTCGTTGGGAAAAAGTGTTGAAGCGTCTTAATCTATTGAATGAGTACCATCCCATGAAAGTTGAATACAATTGTGCGGCTGTCGATTTTCAACGAAAGATGGACGACAAAATAGAAGACACGGAAAAGATTTATTATACAGTTCGCGACACGTTTATTGATTTAGGCGTCGTCTTTTTCGGTGGATATGCAAGCAGTTTATATTCAAAATATATGCCAAAGCACGCTCAACGCTTTGTCAAAAAAATACCGGATTTTGATGTATTATCCGAAGATCCTGAACGTGCGGCAACCATCGTAATAGAGCGTTTGGAAGACCTCGGATTCAAAAATATCAAGACAAAGCATCACAAAGCCTATGGTGAAATCATTCCGGAACATATCGAAATCAGTTATGGAAAAGATATCATCGCGTTTATCTATAAACCAATTGCCTGTCACAATTACAATACCATTACAATTGACAATCAAGAGGTAAATGTGGCGACGATTGATACTATTATGAATTTCTATTTGGCCTTTTTGTATTCAGATGCAGCGTATTACTACAAGGATCGTATATTATGCATGGCACAATATCTATTTGAAGTTGAGCGCAAGTCGCGTTTGTCACAGAAAGGCCTTTTAAAACGGTTCGTACCAAAATGCATTGGAACTCAGGAGACAATGGAAAGTATTAGGGCTAACAAAGCTGTCCGCTTTGCAGAATTACGCAAAGACCGTAAATCCCGTGAGTTTGAAGAGGCCTTTCTGAAATATGCACCGGGTATGAATGAGGAAAAAAAATCGCCGAAAAAGGAGGAATCGGTCAAGGAGTCGAGTGTAAAATCTCTGAAAGAAGAATCCGATGAGAAATCAGAGATAAAAGAGTCACGAAAGACTCGAAAAACGCGGAAGGCAAAGAAGACTCCGGGAGTGCTTCGTAAATTCCTATTTCCATTATAAATCGCTTATTTTTTGGGAAACGAGTTGCGTCATATAAAATAGCGAGGCAAACAATACACTTTTTAGAAGAAGCCCCATAAAATTAAAATTTCCATCATCGTGATAAATAGATAAAAAGGTGAAATATTTCCTTAACATGGTGTTGACAATCGGCATTTGAAAGACAAAATACAGGATTCCAACAAAAATAGGGATTTGAAGGGACGAAAATAGATCTTGGGCCACTTCTTCGCGATGTTTGTTTTGTTCGTGTTTTTGTAGTGAGTTTTCACTGGCTTGTTCGTATTCGCGAATATAATCGGATGTTAGTTTCGGTTGAGGTACATAATTGGGTTGAACGTGGACGTCTTGTGTATAATTAGTTGTATTGGAAGGAATATCACGTGAAGGTAACGCTTGGGGAGGAATATTCGACAAATCGTTTGTATACTGTGGAGGTCCAGTAGCGTGCATTGTATTCTTTTGAGGAGATGCTTCAGGTAAAGGTATTTGGTCGGGACCAACCACCGGTGTACCGTATGGGTTTGGATGAATATTAATAGGTGCATAATTACCTTCACTCACAGGTCCTCCTTGGTTTTGAGGATACTGTTGACTAGCAGTTACATTGCCCTGCATTTGTTGAGGAATTTGTTGTTGGGTGGTAGGGTGTGAAGCATGAAGAGGTTGGACTTGGGCCGTAATATTTTCGGGCAATTCGGCAATACTTGTGGTTGAACCTGACATTATACTATATGAATTCATTTATCACATAGTATAATAAGCGCATTATTCTGGTTTTTCAATGGAAACGATATTTTTGTTGGCATCGCACGATGTATGAATCAAATCGTATTTGTAACACTCGTCGCCATATTGATGAATTTTTCCGTCAATTTCACTTAAAACTGGTCCTTTGAATTGGATGCAACTTTTATCGGTACATACTTTTCTAAATATGGAGGCAAGTCCCAATCCAAGTAAAATAGAAATTAAGATTTTTCCTAAAGAACTTTCAAGTAATCGATGGAAATGGATCATGTATATAGTCTATATCTACAAATAAAGAGGGGAAACCGATGGTTTCCCCTTCCACCCCATCCTTCCATGTAAGTCTTTAAATAACCTTTCTTCAGAAGGGGTTCAAAGGGTGGATCCCCCCCCTTATTGGACCGGTACATCAAACATTTGCTTCTTGTCATTCGGACACTGGACGGGTGTTTCTTTGAATTCGAAACATTGGTCCGCTTTGTCCTGATATTGAATCATATCCACATTTTCGGGAGTTGGATACACGTATATTTTATGACTTTCACTCAAAGTAATGTATACAAAAAAGATACCAATAGCAAAACTAATCAGAAAAAAACGGATATCAATATATTTACCTAAAGACCATTTCATTGTCTATATATACAATAGGGCGGAAATAATTGAAATTCGACATTTATTTCTTTCCCTTCTTCTTCTTCTTCTTCTTTTTACTAGAAGACCCGGTATTTGAAGGTTTCAATGCAGACTTTTCCTGTGTTTCGCCCTCAACACGATAAACAAGACTATTTGGATCATTCGTGTCGAATATACTTGGATTTTCGGTCATGAATTTTGCGTAATCTGCCTCGCGTGTTTTTTGCTCTGTATTTCTGGTAACAACTTCCTGTTCGCGAGTTATTTTGGCAGCATCCGCTCGTTCCGTCATCATTTCACGCAAACCCATACTTTTTTCGATTTGCGCGAATGCATTTTGGTCGAATTTAGCGCCTTTTGGCATATTGCCGCCCATGGATTGAGCCATATTTTTAAACATGGCACCCATATCTCCGCCTCCCATGTCCTTCATTTTACGCATCATGGAACCTGCCTCGCTCATAAGATCTTGTTGACTAATCTCACCCGAAGCCATGCGTTCATTCAACTTGTCCCCTACCTTCTTAACAAGACCACTGATCTTGGCGGGATTTTGCATTAATTGCTTTAAAACGTCTTTTGAAGAGGTTATATTCTCAAGATCAATTCCGAGAGATCCTTGTAAATCGCCGGTAAAATCCGCTGCTAAATCATGAGCGAGTTTTCCAATCTTTCCGTCGAATAATCCCATGAGATGTTCGTGTAATTTTTCGGGTTCTGGCATTGCTCTCTCTTGAGATGGTTCTGAAGGTGTCTCTCCGGTTTCGGGTGTGTTATCTGCGTCCATTTTACTAAAAAATTCGTGAATATTTGACATGGCACCCTGTAATTTTTCCTCTAAATTCTCTTCTCCTTCCTTTTCGAACATATTCATTGCATCTCCGAAATCCATCTTGTTTTTCATGGAACCTACCATGACAAATAGAACCAATTGCAAATACTTCCAAAGTGTTTCGCGGGTTTTATCGGTAATTCCTTCACAATGATAAAGTGTCTTGAAATCGACATTGGGTAAAAAGGATGTATTTATATCACTTGTTTCACTAAATATTTCATCGCTTTGATTCAAAATATCGAAAAAACGCTGTGGGTATACGCTGAGACTATAAACGAATAGTTCTTGATACTCTTCTGTGGTAGTCGATTCTTGCGTCCATTTCGCCCACTGGTCTTTATATTCTGGGAATGTGGTCGTCAAATCTTTCGCAAAATCAGAGATAGTAGAGCGGAAATTTTCAGGGACTTCTGGTGCAATCTGTTCTTTGGCAGTTTCTTCCATTTCAGTATAAACCTATATTAGGAGGACGATTTAAACCCATTTCATAACAATTAGTTTTTACGATTTACCTATGTAGACTGTTATGTGTATCATGTATCATATATCCCCACCATTATAGGTCTAACTATATGTTACATTGGATAATAACCGCACCAAGGTTTATTTGGATGTGCTCTGCCATAAGCTTCAATGAAATTTTCATTGGTAAAATATCTGCAAATGCAATACCGATAACACGGTGAACTCAAATGAATGTAAATAGATGCGTTTATCACAAGACGTCGTGGATTTTTTAATGCAAGTAAATGACGGTCTCTCCTAGAACATATTACACGGTCTCTCCTATCAATATATCTGCATAAAATAACATAATAAATATACTCGTTCATATACACATTTGAAGATTTAAATCCGCACAAAAATAATAATTAAATTATTCCATTATAATAATATACACCTTTGAAGATTTAAGTTCGCACAAAAATATCAAAAATGTAAAATCAAGTTCACTATTCTATGCAGCCCTCATTGCCGATTTTCCACCAGAATGAAAGAAAATGTATCCACCAATATCTCTGTCGCATTACAGATTGAATTTTTATCACTTTATCAATATGCGTTTTGTAATGTTCTATTTTATCGTTCGTTAGTTGATAATCATTTTCCAATATTGATATAGCATTTGGATTCATAGATAACCAACGCCATTCAACTTTATCCTTATCCATTATGATACTATATATATAATAAAAAATTTATATATGTTTATTATATTATATTTTGTGCGAACTTAAATCTTCAAAGGTGTAAAAATATAAAAATAGAATCAGTAAATAATGAAATATTTGATAGATATCTTTATGAAAATGTATGTAAATCGTATCCTAATTACAATGAAGAAAGCGTATTTGATATAAAAAAATACTGTATGGAACAACTAAATTATTCAACTTTTATTGATAATTTTAATGGTGGAATTGATACGCTTTTAATTCCATAAAGCACCCTATACTGGGTACCCGCACATCCACGATTAAGCGCGGAAATGCTTTCCGCAATCGAGACATGTGACGAAAATAGTTGCCGGTTCATCTGCACTTCTCGTTTGCATTTCATAATACGTACAGCGTGTTGAGCGACACTTTTTACACGTATACATATCGGTCGATGCTTGGATATTGTCGTTGAATTTCGACGCATCGCGTTGCATCTTCTTATCAATCCACTCCTTCCATTGACCGGGATTGATTTCTTGATGTGTCATAAATGCAACCGTCTGCGGTACAATATCACCACTTAGTATCTGTTTTAAGAACTCGGGTTGGTCCAAATTCAGATAAATGGATCGTAATTTATCCATATACAATTGAACGAACAGGGGATTCGCCCATTTTTTTATGATTTTTCGCTGGGAACCCTCTTTGATTGCATAATTGAAAATCCCCTTTTCCATATTTTTGCATATCATTGTCGATTCTCCACCAACTTTTTCGCATAATTTCATGCGAATATTTTCACGGAAATGTTCTGGATTAGTAATGGTTCGCATATTTGTAATAAATAGAAGCCTAGTGTTTATATTTATTTCTCAATACACTGTCTTTCAATTTTACTCGACAATTTAGTCATAAGATTCTTCACTTAATTCACTCGTACAGGTATATTCGTCCTCGTCCACATCTGACTGAGTCGTCAAGAATACATTCTTAGGAGTTTTTTTCGAAGAGCGTGTTTTGATTTTTCTTGCAGGTTTCTTTACCGGTAATTCCTCATCTTCATCCTCATCCTCATCCTCATCCTCATCCTCATCCTCTTCCTCGTCCTCATCCTCATCTTCATCCTCGTCTTGACTTTCCTCCGCCATATCATCATCCACAATGAAGTTATCTTTGAGATAACCTTCCTTCGTTCTGGGTCCATCTTCATCATCTTCACTCTCTTCACTGTCTTCGTCACCAATATCTTCAAATCCGCCAAACAATTTTTCATATATTTTTTTCCATATTGCCTCTGTCAATTCACATACTTCATGATTATTGTCTTTGCATACTACGACACAAGAACCGAAAAAAAGGGTATTGTCTATGGGTGGTGGGAAATCATACTTGTTTTCTTGTCCGGCACGACCCTTGGTTTTTCCGTAGACATGAATAGAAACATGATTTTTATCTATTTTCATCTTCCATGTGGCATGTTTCTTGAAATCACCCACATTTTTATTACCCGCCTTTTTATACAAATCATCTTCCACAAATTCCTTTAGTTTCATGGATTTGAGCGAACCCGTTTTGTCAACAATCAAAATACTCATCGTCATACTATTTGTAAGATGTATTTAGGAATTTTTTATATACATTGCATAATACATATTTTATATACAATATGTATAATGGGAAATAATAAATACACAAAGCGAAAACACGGGAAACGTCATAGTGCCAATAAAGGAAATGTTTCTCGACGCAGAATTTATCGCATGCATGGAGGAAACGACTTAACGGGTAAAAATGAAGAGCCGGGTTTTGTGAAAACGGTAACAGATTCATTAGGTCAATTCGCGAAACAATTTACAGGTGAAGCTACAGACGCCGCATCAAAAGCGACGGTCATTGGATCCGAACCCGCTGCCTCAACTAGTGAAAGTGCCAACATTGATGTTTCTGCTACAGACCCCGCTGCCTCAACAAGTGAAAGTGCCAACATGGATGTTTCTGCTACAGACCCCGCTGCCTCAACAAGTGAAAGTGCCAACATGGATGTTGTTGGTCCAACCACTCCCCCCGTAGTGCCTGATAATTCGGGAGAAGTCGCCAAATTACAAGAAAGAATTGACGAATTAGAAAAAGAGGTCACTCAACTCACTATGAAAAGCGACACCCTTGCACGTGAAAAAGAAGAAGTCCAAGAAAATTTTGCCGAAAAAGCAGTCAAGGCTATGATGAAAATATTTACAAGTGACGATAGTGATGATGAAGATGATGAAGATGATGAAGATGTAGAGGACGACTCTCAAGAAAAACCCGATAATGACGTCAGAATAGATGTAGAGGACGACTCCCAAGAAGACCCTGATAGAGATTCGCTATAAGTTTAAAGAAGGAAATTGCAATCTATAACACTATATAATTACATGTATAGTGTTATAAAAACATTGATCGCTTCATTTTTAATCATTTTTATCATCGATAATCTCATAAACTATCTGAAAAATACTTATACTACTCGTAAAACAAAGGACGTTGTCGGATTTCACATTCAGAAATATCAGAACATCATGGACGAACTTCAGGAAAACAATGAAAAGGAAAAAGCCCAATATATTCGAAAATTAAACGAAGCCGAAACACCTTCTCCACCCACCGAGAAAAAAGATTTAGATGAAAATGACATCCGTAATATGAATGAGGATTTGACTGCATTTATTCAACGTCAATTGAATATATAATACAATCGCATCATTATGCTGTATATATTTATGTAAAGGATATAAACATAGGGTCGGATACATATATATCATGCAGGTGTTAAACCAATATCAGAGCAGTGATTTATTACAACGATTCCCGCCCTTTGAACTTTCCTATGAAACAGTGTCGCATAAGAAAGTTTCCGAACAATACAATATTACTTTAGCTATTCCTTATGGAAAAAAGGGGTATTTGTGGTTTACCTTTTACAAAGACAAAAATGTGTGTTTTTTACTTGAAACGGCTAGAGACAAGAAGATATCCAAGGTCACAATTTTATCAGACTCACAAATACCATGTAAATTGGCATACAATACTTTATTATACGGCTCTCTATGTGAGTTTGAGAATCACGATAGTCCATTCTTTCTCATTGAAGAATTGCTCTATTATACAGGCATACCCCTATTCAAACAGCCTCTTCGTGAACGTCTTTCCTTTCTCAATTTGTTCTTTCAAGAATACCATTCCATCCTTAAAATGCATTGCCCTGTGGGTGTTGCACTTCCAATGATGTGGAATTTCAATGAAAATCTCCCATTGTCGTGGCCGGATACAGTTCCTTACCAAGTTCATCATTTACAACACCGATGTTTAGATCAAATTGTACCCTATATTAATGAACCACTCACTAAACACATTAATGCACCTAAATCCGTAACGGAGGTGTGTACTGATTTATTTTTACCTCCACCATTACCTCGTTTTGATTTCTTAAAACAGCAATATAAACAACCCACGTGTTTCGAGGTGAAGCCGGATCTACAAAATGACATATATCACCTGTATGCATTTGGACGAAATTCCGAGCGTGTCTATTGTGGACTGGCTTATTTGCCGAGTTATGCGTCCAGTGTTTTTATGAACTCCCTTTTCCGAAACATTAAGGAGAACCGGAGTTTAGACGCCCTTGAAGAAAGTGATGACGAAGATGATTTTCAAGATATGCGACATGATAAATATGTGGATTTAGAAAAAACGATGGTATTGGAATGTGTATTTCAGCGAAAATTCCGCAAATGGAAACCTGTGCGTGCGGTTTATAAAAAGGAACAGGGGAAAGTCGTTCATATATCGCGGCTCTAATAAGGGGTCACGCCCCCTTTGGACCCCCCTCTGTGGTGATGTATATGGAATATTCGAAGTAAAGTCCGATAACGACCTTGCGCGAAAGGAGGGTTTTAAAGGGAACCTATGGTTCCCTTTATTTGTGTGCATATACTATAATGTCAGGAATGGACCCATCATCTATCAACGGTAGTAATAATGTATTGCCGCCTTATGCAAGCAATACAGACCCTCAATCCTTTTTGTCAACAGGTACCTATAACGCAAGTCAATATGGCGCTGCATGGACCGACCCGGCCGGAACCGCACTTTCTTGTTCCGGAAAAATGATCGGAGGAAAAGGCAAAAAGAGGCCTCGTTTCAAAATGAAGTCTGCGTCTCGTGTCAAAAAGACGCATAAAAAAAGGGCTCATAGTAAAAAGAAACGAATTCAAGTAAAGCGTTCTCATAGACGAAAAACGCGGACCCAATAAAAATGAATTGATTATCATATTATATATGTGAAGAATATTACAATCAAATGGGGTGCATGTCATCACATCCCGTAAATCCGCAATGTCTGATCTGTTGGGAAAATATTGAGTCTTCAGAAACAAATCTATACGTGTGTTGCGCTCGATGCCAAATACAAATGCACGATTATTGCATGATGAAATATCAAGGCGACCGAAAATATACTAAATGTCCCCATTGTCAAGGAGTTGGATATATATATATATATTACACGGATGTAACAATAAATTGTTACTATTATCCAGTTATATTGCCGATTTTTTTTTGTAAAATATATATTATACTTACAATATATATTGATGTCATTTGGAAAATATACATATGGAGATCCTAAAATAAAATATCCAAACAAACTTTCCAAAATAATAATAGGGAATTTTTGTTCCCTTGCTAGTAATTTGACTGTATATTTAGGAAATGGACGAGGTCATGATATATCATTTGTATCAAATTATCCATTTGGTCATATACATGAAAAAATTTTTCAAAATATTCAAAATGATTCGAGAGATACAAATGGAGATGTAATTATTGGTAATGATATATGGATTGGTGAAAATGTAACAATTATGTCAGGTGTAACTATTGGTGATGGCTGTGTAATTGCAAATAATAGTCACGTTATTAAAAATACTGAACCATATAGTTTAATCGGAGGAAATCCCGCAAAATTAATTAAATATATATTTTCAAAAGAACAAATAGAAAAGTTATTGGAAATTAAATGGTGGAATTGGGAAGACGACAAAATCAATCAATTTACAAGTTTATTATCTAGCGATAATATTGATGAATTTATTAAGGAGGCGGGTCAACCGTCTATTTTAGTTAATACAGAGGAAAATGTGAATCCGCCCATATTAACTGATGTCAAAGACTCAGAAAAGGAAAATAGCGATGATGATGATGATAATAATTGATAAAATATTTCGCATAAGAAACATACCCGATTGTTTTGAGTTATCCTGGTACATAATTTTTTTGTATTAGCGGAGCACAATCGACGTCCTTTTCATAAATCCTTAATGCTAATCAAACATTTGCGTTCCTCTTTGTCCGACGTTTTGATTCCACCCTTTTGAAAGGGAGTAAATACTACCTTCCATGTCTTATCATTCGCCCAATCACACGACATGGTCGTATATTGCGTGCTATCTTTATACAAGATGCGATAGTTGCATTTTTTATAAAATCTCCGTCTTTGGTGCCATTGATTCTGAAAGATCTCGTGACGGTCCACAATATCGACCACGATCGGATTGTCGTGACGCACTCGCAAAATACGACCGACCGATTGCGTAATATCGGTTTTTGGTGTCGCCATTACCAAGACCGACAAACTCTTGATATCCAATGCTTCCGCTGCCATGGCATAGGTAGCCAATACAATTTGCTTGCCCTCGGTTTCCTGCAACGCGGATTGTTTCATACCGCCCACATAATATCCGACGGTTGCGAAATTCCGATGGACGATTGCCTCATGCAAATACTTCAACAAAGACCGATTGTGACTTAGCAACATGATTTGCGCGTTGGACTCCTTTAAAGCACTCTCGGCAATCAAGTCTGCGAGCACCTTGACAATGAATTCACTTCGTCGCGTAAATCCGCTTAGTTTACTAATCATGGTGCTATATTTTGCCTGGCCTCGAAAATCGTATTCGGTTTCGTTGAACGACGGATCGCTGGAAATATATTCCAATGCACGCACGCAAACCGGATCGTCGTCTTCACGATCCTCACTATAAATCTTCGGTCCAATAAACATGTATAACACCTTTGTCAATTTGTCTTTGCGATCTACGGTCGCTGATATACCCAGCATATTGGGTGTAATGGTTCGTAAAAGGGTTTTTGAGAATTGGACGCTTCCTATGCGATGTACTTCGTCCACGATCGTCAGTCCAAAACTGTCAAAGGCGTTTTCGGGAAACGCTCGGTCGTATAAGGTCTGCAACATACCCAAAACAATCTCCTTACCTTCGATATCAAATACCGCGCCTTGGATCTTGCCGATTTTAACGCCCGGTAAGAATTCTTCGGCGCGGTCGATCCACTGGTTCATCAAGAACTCTTTATGGACGATAATGAGTGTTTTTTGTTGCAACAATGAAATGATTTTCAGTGCCATGACTGTATTATGTGTGACTGTGAAATCGCCTAATACAAAACGACGATTGCCATCAATTTCGAATCCATAGTAGTCATCTACGCCCATTTCTTCCACTTTGATAACATAACTCAAATGATCGCGATCGATTTTGCACGGGAAGACTCTATTTATGGATCTTACGGGAATATTTTCCAATAGTGGTCCAAATAATTCTATTTTCCAACGTGCGAAATTTTCTATACGGGTTTGATAACATGCTAATCCCATTGAACGCGCCAAATAGACCATTTGAATCGCCATATCGGCAGACTCGGTCCATAATTCATAATAACGTTTGCAATTCACACCCGAAGCATCTACAAAACCCGCAAGAACTTCCATTCTAACTTCCATTGAATTTTTAATATAATTATTGGGAATAGGTGCTTTTGCGAAACGTGATGTAGAGTATGGGTCGTTCGCTTCTTGCGCGTGGAATCGGATTGGAACACGATACCCGCATAGTACGGGAGTTTCACCGTGATAATGAGATGGTAAATGCAGGAAGTCTTCCACCGATATGTCGACAATATCGCCTTTTTGGTATTCAGGTGTTACATATTGACATTTTAGGGATAATATATGACTTTGATTCACAATGTAATACCCTGTATCATGATGAATTTTATACATCTTTTCTCGTCCGCGCGCTAATGACACAACATTCCTCGAAAAGGAATTGTCTCCCATCAATCGATCTCCGACAACAATATCCTGTACTTTTCGCAATGAGCCATCAAACATCATTACCATAGTGTCTTTTCCTAGGCATTTTCCTCTGCCACATGGGACCTCCAGAATTCCTCCACCGCCCAAAATGGATGAGCCATCACATATCGGATTCGTAACATGTTTCCTATATACTTCCACTATGTTCTCTTGATAATCTCGCAATGGCTTTGTAAATGCCACGTCGATAGGCTCTCCTGGAGTAATTTCAGAACGGGAAGGTGAACCATATCGTTCGATACCGTAAAACCTAGGGATGTATATTTTTTTGTCGTTTTCTCGAAAAACCGGGAACGCCGAATTGTCTTGAGGAGCCCCATATTGAGGACCTTGGACTTCGGGACTTACTTTGAGCTCCTCCTTTAGGTGATTTAATTCTGCCTCTGATAAACAGGATTTAGGAATTGTATACCCTTTTTTTCCAAGATAAGATTGCTTCGCAATTTCCTCCTTTTCATTAGAAGTGATGACGTGCGTTATTTTTTTGGCAACCTTTCTGTTTTTTTTCCACATATTTGTTTTTGATTCAAAATCTCTAAGTATTTTTAATCAATTTTATAGAGGATCAGGAAACAAAAAGTCTCTCTGTATTCTATATCCAATGAAATCATCCCTTTTTAGCAAAAGCATGAGTGTGCCAGAGATTTTGGTACTTGTAGTATTTATATTATATCTGATTTTTCCTGTATCCACTCCTAGTGGATTCAATCCTTATATTGAAAGTCCTTTAGGCATTACGGTTTTATTCTGTATCATTGTCTCTCTTTTCTTATATTCTCATCCGGTTGTTGCTGTAGTATATTTGTTCGTTGCATACACCCTTTTGAGGAGAAGTGCAGTCGTGCATCCAAAAACATCTTACGTCCAATATACTGAGGATACAGATGTAAAAATGAAGGAAGCACAGCAGGAGATTAATGATGCCACGCCTCCCCATCACAAACCCAAAAATGTCAAGGTGAAGGGACCGCAACCCGTTTCTTTAGAGGAGGAAATTGTCGAAGAAAATGCCCCTGTAGGCGTCAGCGATAAGATCACAATCTTGGAAACATCCTATTTACCCGTATCGACAAATGTCACCGGTACATCTCCAGCTTAAACCCCTAGTAATTTCAAATGGTCCATTTGAATTTTCAACGGTATAAGGTCATATAAACATTCATTATTAGTGTTTTTATGACATATTTTATTCGTCAATCTTGGAATTCAATTGAAAAAGATTGGAATATAGTAAAAATGAAAGGAGTGCATACTTGTTTTAAGAAACGTTTAATGCATTCTATTTGGTACTTTTCCAAGATTATGGATACAATGAAAGGGTTTATACGGTCGCCTGCATGTTATAATTAATACCACCTGGTAAAAAGTTACCCCCCATCTTTTTTGACTGGATAATCACGTAACACAGTGTATAAAAAATACCCATAGTTAAACCAGTGGATAACAATACACTCGTATTGGGAATACTTGCCGGATTACCAAATGAACCTACGCAAATCAATGTAACAGCTGTACCGCCAATAGCAATACTTAAGAATAGGTCTAACCAGAAGACGCGATTGACCTCTCCTTGGCTACTTATGTAGCCTTTTCCGATTATGAGTCGAACTAAGAACAAATAGCTATCGGGTACAATCGTGTATGCAATACCACACAACACGGCAAAAACCATAAAACTAATGATTGTTTTTAGTGAGTTATTTGTACCGGCCTCTGCGACAATGCCACTAGTAAGGGGCATACTTACCGTACCACCTTCGACGGGTGTGCTGTAATAAGATGCAACTTCTTCTGAATCAATGGGTACGTAATCACATTCCATCCACGAACCGGGTTCTGACATGGGAATGATCGTGTATGGAGAATCATACATGTCAAATAGACCAAGGTTGTTTTGGAGTACATTGACTAAAGTTGCACCTATGCGAATGGGATTGGAATATATAATCACGTCTGCGCCCGAACCGAGTGTTTGACTTGTATATTGTAAATATACTGCACTTGGGTCAACATTGCCGAAAATATCTCCATTTAGATCAACGGTAACATCTGTTTTGTCGTTTGTCACTGCATTAAATATATTTTGAATTTGACCTCCCGGAGGCGCACTCGTACCAACATAATCCAGTAGAAAACACATATATATAGTTTTTAGACCGTCTTCGCTAAAGTTTTGAATAACCAATTCGGCGGTTGGAGTTCCGTCCGTCGTCAATTGACCGCTCGGGAACCCCGAGAACTTATGTAAAGGATAATTCGTACCAGTTGCACTTCCAAGAATCCATAATTTATTTGCATAATAGTTCGTTTTCACATTGTCGGACGATGTATAAGTAATATTGGGCGAAGCGCTTCGACTGCAAAGTCCAGTCACCCAATTGTTTTGCGTATCCATCATCACACCACTTAGACCCATTGGTAAATAATTTAAAGAAACACTTTCTGATGAATTCGGTGTTTGGTTTATATCAAAGGTATCGGACATGGTAATATATAAATGGCTATATATTACTATGAAAAATTAATTTGACAGTTTCGTATCTTCGATAATTGGTCCAATTCTAATATCCCGAGGGTTTTTTGTATCTGTTAGATCATCGATCGAAGTGTTTACTGTACTTTCACCATCGGCAGTTTTACCTTTTGTGTGAGTAACATCTGTTGTGCGTATCACAACGTATCCCGGTTCAACATTAAGCCATTTTTCGGCTTTAGCCCTAGCCTCGTCGTCGGCATCTTTCTTAGCGGTAGCTGCAGCTGCGGCAGTATCTTTATTAGCCTTGGATTCAGCGTATCTCTCATCAGCAGCAGCAGCAGCAGCAGCAGCATCAGCATCATCGGCAATCCCATCTTCATGATCGTCAATGCGTTCTTTAACCAAATTCTCTAAACTAGACATTATAGTAGCGCGAAGCTCATCTTCAGTCATTCTTTATAGTATGACTCGAGAACAAAGTCTCTAAATAAACGGAATATACCGAAACAAGCCTGATTCATAAATGGTAGCTTGAAATGTATCGTGGAATCCTTCAACAAAGACCGTGTCTCCATTATAGATTTCATCGCATCCCATTTCCGACGTACAACTCTTTCCATTTACACTGACAGGAAGTTTGGTATTTATATTTCCGGCGGTGTTTGTCATGGTATAATATTGGTATTTGTCCCGCGCATTGGAACCTTTGCGACCCATCAAAGGAAGTATTTGTTCCTTACCCGATTTGCGTGTTAGGATACCGATCTGCGAATAACTGCCTTCATATCCACGGGTTTTTATATTGACAGGAAGTCCGTAAGATGTGGAAGCACCCTCCTCAATGTATTTGAGGGGAGGTCCATCAATACGTTGCATGGGATCCTGACGCGTATCAACGGGAAGCATATGATTGACATTTGCATTTGGAGGAACCACAAAAACAACCGGTTGAACGAGGGAACCATCTGCATTTGATCCGTTTTGCGCTAAAGGACGCCTGGTAATATTTGTATGATATAGATAGATCATGATAAACAACACAATGAATAACAGAGCAAAAGTCATATTTTCAATGCAAAATATTCCGGGAATACATGTTTTACGTGCCATTGTATAACATGTATAGAGATAAAGAGGGGGGGAATCCCCCTTCGACCCCCCCTTCGAGGTAAGGTTTAATAAGGACCTCACGGAAAATGAGGGTTGTTAAGGGAACCATCGGTTCCCTTAAAATTAGAAGAAAGGAGGCCAGTTTGTATATCCAGCAATACTAGATACTGAATTGGGTGGTGGTGTTGGTGTATTGTTCATCCAAGCACTCCACTTTTCACTTGGAATTACTGATTCGAATATCTTCGCGAATCCATCGTTCATTTGACTTACGTTACATTTATTCAATTGCGCCCATTCATTAAACGTTTTATGTAATGTAACATTCTCACCATTACTCATTTGGTAAACACCCTTACACCGAAAGCATTTATCGGTAACTGATTTATCCCATTTTACAATATGAAACCCTGTAATTAAATAAACTACATCGTCTATTGGTAAAATCACCATTTCATAAATATCATTCACGAGTGGTTGTAAATTGATCCCAAAAATAGCACGTATTAAAATGATTGGCAGTTCGATTGTCACACCATATACAATACCAAAAACAAGGTCGATTATGTAATAAATCGTGCACTGTCCGTTCCAAAAATTGACAAATTTATCCCAGAAACAGTCCCACATAACCTTAAACGTAAAAGCGAAATTGTCTGAACCGTAACTGAATTCATTGGAACCACACGTAACATGATTTTTGATACCGTCTCTAAGATTTGGACCCCCAATCGCTAAGAACGTGATTGCAGTGATCATGATAAATACGATTATTATAATTCCGATTACAGTGGTGATGAGACTTATCATATCTAAAAAGTCAGCAAGCCCCGCTTCAATATCATCAAGCGTCGATTCAACGAAAATTATTACTTGTTCCGCTATTTCAATAAAATTATCAATCATAGAAATGGTATCTTCAACGTCAGCGATAGTATCCTCGATCAATTCAACTGTATCTTCAGGGATTTCTACGGCTGAATTCTCTGCTAAATCTGTAAACATATTAGATAATATTAGTTATATAATATGTTGATTTTTATTATAACATTTATGCGTTTGAAGATTCATAATTATTCGTTGGTTCAATGTAAATTAATACTTGTTCCGCCATTTCAATAAAAATATCAATCATAGAAATGGTATCTTCAACGTATTCAACTTCTTCCGTTACCTGAAGTGGAATTTCCACATTTTTCATGTCTAAATATACAAAATACATCATACTATATCATATAATGATAGTTATATGTCGATTTTTATGATAACATTTATGCGTTCGAAGATTCGGAATTATCCGTTGGTCCAGAAGCACTGGCGCTATTTGTCGGTTCAGTCGTTTCTGGTTGAAAGGATGAAGATTCTAAAGAAGACCCGCTCTTATTTTGTTTTTTCATCATTTTACCAATCAAATGTAATTGATCTACGACGTTTTCTTCCAAGTCCAACAGAGTCTTGGTATTGGTGCGCTTTTCAGGATCCGTAATTTGGTCGGCTTTATCTTGTGCTCTACCTATAATAGCTTTCATTCGTGTAATCTTGTCTGCAGGAAAGTCGAAAGTACTACCGGTAATTTCGGCATTTGATTCCGATGTGGCATCGTCCTTTGTTTCAAGACCCTCACGAATAGCGTTATTTGCTAAACCTTCTTGTAAACCTTTCCATTCCATGACAAAGCGAAGTATACTTGGAATGCATATGGAAAAGAACAATATAACAACCATATTTTTGGAGAAGAAAGAGAGTATAAACCCAGTTAATAACATGAAAGCAATATATAATTCATTTGCAGACATCAAATATGCATACATATTGACAAGGGCAATGGCAAAAAGAAGCCATAATACTATCTTATTTTTTATTAATTTATCAATTTTAGCACTAGAAAACATATTTTTCATATATATATATCTTATGTATATTTTCAAGGAGAAGGTGGACTCTTTGGACCGTCACCTATCTGTAAAAGGGTGGATGGCTCTTCGGGAGATTGACTCAAATATTCTTCGGGAACAGTATCTTGTGAATATATTTCCAAGACTTCTTTTACCACCTCCTCGCGCTGAATATCTTCGCGATCAAATTCAAAACTGCTAATGGACGATGAACGGTTTCCACGAAATTTATCTAAAAACTCTTCCAATCCGTTCATTTCCGACCCCCTGTCATGTTGGTCCAAATCGCCAGTAATCGTGAGTTTACTGTTTTCTCCTAAACGGGTTAACAACATTTTCATTTGTGATCTAGTGGCATTTTGCATTTCATCGGCAACAATCCAAGCATTTTTGAATGTGCGTCCGCGCATATATCCTAAAGGTGCAATCTCGATGATTTTCTCCTCCAATAGTTCAGTTACTTCTTTTGGTTGAATGAATTCATAGAGAATATCGTAAATGGGGCGTATCCAAGGAGCCATCTTTTCCTCTAAAGTTCCTGGGAGATATCCAAGGTCTTCATCAACCGATACTGAAGGGCGTGTAAAAATGAGCTTCTCGCAGTGTCCTTGTAGAAAATTACGAATGCCAAATTCCGTTGCAAACAGCGTTTTGCCGGTTCCCGCTGGACCAGTTGCAATCACGATTTTTTTGGATTTTGACCGTAACATGGAATGATAAATTTCCTGACTGCGATTCTTCGGTTTGGAGAATTTTTCTTCAAATGACGCCTTTTCCTTTTCAGATAAATATTGCAAATTTTCATAGAGGTTCTTTTGCGATTTGAGGTCGAGAAGTTCTTCTTCGTGGTCGTGCAACAATTCCTTTTCGTTTTGTCTTCTCCCTTTTCTACCTCCCTTTCGTTTGTCTCCTCCTCCTTGATTCGACATAATTATATATATATCATTATGTAATAAAAACTGCAAATGAAACTAACGTGTTTTGTATACATGATACGGAGTTAGATCTAAAATGGTCTGCATTTTTGGTAAAAATAAAATATACGACCTAAAAATCCATTTTCAATTCAAATACATCCTCGTCCATTTTTTTATTTGCTAAAGCGTATTCTGAATTTGTTCTTTCGAAAAAGTTTACTTTCGATTCCACACTAATTAGTTCCATGAAATCAAACGGATTCGACGAATTATATATTTTGTCATATCCAAGTTGCAGACATAATCGATCGGCCACAAATTCGATATATTTGGTCATCATATTCGCGTTCATACCAATCATTCTGCATGGAATTGCTTCGGTAATAAATTCCTTTTCAATGACGACTGATTCGCTAATAATTTGATGAATATTCTTTTGAGAGAGTTTCTTTTCCATCTTGGTGTATAATAAAACGGCGAATTCCGTATGTAAGGCTTCATCGCGACTAATCAATTCATTGGAAAAAGTAAGCCCGGGCATGAGACCGCGTTTTTTAATCCAATAAATAGAGGCGAAGGATGATGAAAAGAAAATGCCTTCAATAGCGGCAAATGCGACTAAGCGAGTAGCGAACGAAGAGTCGCTATCTCCGATCCATTTTTTCGCCCAATCCCCCTTTTTCTGAATGCAAGGGAAATTGTCTAAGGCGTGGAAATACATGTCCTTTTCTCGGCGGTCCTGGATATAGGTATCGATCAATACACTATACATTTCCGAATGGATATTTTCCATGGCGATTTGGAAGCCGTAAAAACTACGAGCCTCTGCAATTTGAACGTCGCCCATAAATCGAATCGCCAGATTTTCCAATACAATTCCGTCCGATGCAGCAAAAAACGCCAAAATCATGGAAATGAATTTTTTTTCGTCTGCATTCAGGGTCGCCCAATCGACTAAATCCTTGGATAAATCCACTTCTTCGGCTCTCCAAAAACAATCCACTTGTTTCTTATACATTTCCCAAATGTCATTGTATTGCACTGGGAACATGACGTATTTGTCGTCATTTGGCGTTAAAATAGGTTCAGTTTGATTCGCTGACATTTGCTAAATAATATTATGACACATATTATTTGGCGAGTTTATTCTTCACAACTTACATTGCAACTATCGGTAGTACGCAAACAATATTCAATCTGATACCCTAACGTATATCTAGCGACAAGTTCGGATAGATTTTTCGGTAGATCGTCCCGTTTATTGAGGATTTGATGAGTGTTATTGAATACGCCGGTAAATGCGTCTAATATGTCGTTATTTTGTTCGATTTTATCGAATTCGGCGATGATCTCTTCGGGAATTTCCTTCTTCAAATCTGCCATCGATTTTTGTAATTCCTCATAATGTGTTTCTTTATCGAGCGAATATCCAAACGTACATTCTTCGTAATATAAACTTTCGTCTTCGTATTCTTCTTCTTCAATCGCCGACTCAATATGTGCTTCTTTGCTATCATAACACTGATTACAATAATTCTGCCAATCGATTTCCGCCACACAATTACATACGTGCCAACTATAATACGTAACCGGTTTTACATTCATCAAATTTTCAATATCACAGCTTCCTTGGACGCCAAACCAAAATTTACCCTGGATATCGCCGTCATAAAATCGTCCCATTATGTTATTTGTAGATTACATATCGAAAGGGGACTCAACGATAATCAATTTTCCAGTATACAATTACGTTTGGCGGTATTTTGTCATGATATTGTAATGAGAACAATCCATAAGGCATATATCGTTGTTTTATTATGGATAATAGTAATGTGCCTTTATCGGGGTCGTGTGGTAGAGGGATTTGATGCATCTGAAACGTCTACTATGGACCCTCCTGTATACGTCATCAATCTTGACAAAGATGCCGAACGATACCAAGAATTCATGGATTTTTATGATAAATCCGATTTTTCCAAGATACCATGCAAGCGTTTTCCAGCGATTTATGGGAAAAACGTCGACAGTGAAAGTTATTTAGCACCTCACGCAAAAGACGAATTTAAAACAGTCAATACCCACGGTTATCGAACAAAACATCATCAACTTACCCACGGCGGAATGGGGTGTTTTTTGAGCCATTCTCGTTTAGCAAAACAGTTCCTTGAAGAACATGAGAACGACGACGTTCCGTATATGGTGGTATTTGAGGATGATACTGTATGCAAACCCGAAACAAAACAATTGCTCGATGAATATATTTCCAATGCTCCTTCCGATTGGGATTTACTATCTTTTCAACAATGGCGTTTGAAGGGAGAAGATGTCAATGAACTGTATAAAAAACCCTCGAGTTTTTGGGGAACTGGAATGTATGTATTGCGTAAATCAGGAGCGCAGAAATTATTGGATGAAGTAAAAAATACGAAAATAGACGGACAAATTGATGCCTATTTGTCGCGCATGTCGCAACAAAACAAAATGAACCTCTATGCGTGTAAAAAAACCCTCACAGTGGATAATAGCAAGAATATATCAAATATTCAGGCAGAATTGCACGAAAAGAACGGCGTCGATCCGTTTGATTACTTTGGAACTCCGCTGTAAATATTAGTTTGGAGGTAATTTATATAAAGAATCGTCTGGATTATAACGTGGGTGACATATAGGTGCCCGCGCACCCGATTTAGCTCAGTTGGTAGAGCATTTGACTGTAGTGGTTGTAAAATAATCGATGATGGTTATCGAAGGGTCACCTGTTCGAATCAGGTAATCGGGAAAAAATATACATGCGATATCGGATATATATTTTAACGTTCATATACATTATATAACTATGGATATGAAACAAGAATATTTTGCTATATGGGAATTTTATTGCAATAAATACAAAAGGCGCAATGGACCGCGTGAAAATGGATTTGCAAAAGAGATTGAGAAAAGTATCGATGAAATTCCATTTGAATTGTTTGATTATCATCTCTATTTACGAGATTATCCGGATATACGCGCACAATTTAGATCGAATGCAATGTCAATGATGAAACAATCAAAAATAAATCCGGTGCGTGTTTTAGACCATTATTTACGCACTGGGCGACAAGAAGGACGACGCGCGTATTGTATACGCGAAAATGGCGAAAAAGTGCCGTTTCATGGATTCGATTATAGAGAATACGTAAGGGTGTGTTCGCATGCATATAATTCACGCATATCCAATGAATTAAATGGATACATTCATTATCTTCAACAAAATCCCAACCCAAAAATGATTACAATAAAAGCAGAAGGAACCGTATTTGCCGAACCACATAAGAATCAATTGTGGAGCTCTACTTTAAAGGAGGAATGGACGAAGTTTGATCCATGGAAATACAAAGTAAAGTATGGTAAAGGCGGAGACAATGCAAAAGAACTCTTTATCGATTATTTACTCTCTTCTAACAAGACGACTATCGTTGAAACCGTACCGATTCCCACCATACAGGTCCAACCGCCACAAAATACTCCAAACAATGTATTGATTGTCATGCCAACATACAATCGCGCTAGTAATATCGAAGCGGTAATTCGACAAATGGAATCCCAGACATATACAAATTGGACGTTTTTGATAATTGATGACGGGTCTACCCCCGAAAATAAGACAATTTTCCACGCAACACGAGAGAAATATAAAAATCATTCAAATATCATGTTTAGAGAAAACGAGTGCAATAAACACATTGCATACACTCTGAATCGTGGTATTGATTTTTTTCATCAGCATGATGAACTGACACACTTAACATGGATATCCGACGACAATGTATATTTTCCCCATTACGTCGAACAATTAGTTAATGCAAATGTAGCATTTGCCTATGGATATTATACCACACATAAATCTAATACGGGCGAAGATGCAGTCAATACATACCAATATACCGGATATGAAAATGTATTGACCGATTTTCACGGATGCGCTGCATTTATGTGGTCTAAAGATACGATGAAAAAGGTGGGTATGTATAGAGAAGACGTACCTGGGTGCGAGGATTTCGAATATTTGGTGCGAACATTCAAAGTTACATCCATGTCGGATATTTTCCATGTGAAAACTTCCCTTATGCGATATCATATTCATCCCGATTCGAGTTTCTCCAAAGGAATGCGGCGAATCATGAACTTACGAAATGATTTGATCCAAGAATTCAAAGGGAATCGGGTCACATCATCGAAAACAGTTTCTATTGTCGTATTGTGTTACAATAAAATGGACTATACGCGACAATGTCTTGAAAGTGTTCTTCTCCGTACGAATCTTGCGAATGCAGAAATAATCGTTGTAAATAATGCATCGACAGATGGCACACGAGAATATTTGGAGGAATTACGGTCAAAGCACGCCAATGATATACATATCATTCACAATACCAAAAATCTAGGATTTTCGAAAGGAATGAATATTGGCCTGAAACATTCGAACAGCGAGTATATTATATTACTAAACAATGACACAGTAGTCACTGCGAATTGGGACTGCGAATTAATCAGTGTATTGAGAGATACTCCCTCGGTATTTGCCGTTACCCCCGTCACCAACAATAGCGGAAACGAATCCAAAATGGATATTTTGCACAATGATCCCGACGATTTTTTTGCAAAATATAGGTCAACTCAAACCATATTACCGTCAACATTTTTATGTAATTCACTTGGACTATTTTGTGGGGCTTTCCGTCGAAACGAACTATGTGATGTAGGTGGATTGGACGAAGCATATTTGAATGGATGGGAAGACGATGATTTATATGAAAAATTGACTCGATTAGGGAAAAAAGTACATATAGCAACGCGGTCGGCTGTCTATCATTTCGCTAATGTGACTGTTGGTAAAGGTGCGTATTCGGAACGATCCAACCCAAACAAGACCCATTTTGAGAAAAAATGGAATAAGTCATGGACGTCTCATGGCAAACATTCCTTTATTACAGATTGTTCGACTGGTATGGAGGTGTATCATGGTATAAACAATGTCGACAAGTATATGATGGAAAATCATGGTAAAGAATGGAAGTGGAGGATGAAAAAGGTCCCGACGTGTAAAAACGCAATTCAAATTGACCCTCACTTATATGAATATTTACATGGAAAATCAATCAAAAATGTATATCGTGAAATACATGATCGCGGTGTGAAAGAGGGTTTGATTTATTCCATCAACCAATTCAAAAGTTATTTTGAATTAGGTGAAGATGTCTTTTATAAAAGGGGTGAATCGTATTTTTGCAGGATTCATAATTATTACATTGATTTACACCTACTCGCGAATTACATATACGAGAAAAGTGCAGATGAATACATACAGGATATTCGGGTCGTGGAAAATACGTTAACTGATATTTTGGTTGCAGAATACGCAATATGTTCGTACATTGGAGACGAAAGTGTCGGTCATGATTTACTCCAAAAAATACTTACGTCAAACAAAGGACACTTCGTCCAACTATTTATATGTAAAACAGAGGAAATATATCGTAATATGCAGGGAAAAATGAACCAGTTTCCAAATCGAATTGTATTTCGTAGTAAAGAATACGGGTGTGATATCATTCCCTCTTTGCAAGCGATTCACTACGCCCAAAAGTATAATATACAGTATATTTACAAATTTCACACGAAAAGTGATAAAAAATGGTTTGATGACTGTACGGATTATTTATTGCAAACAGATTCCGCAACATTGAAATCAATCGCTCAAAAGAAAAACTGTGTGGGTCGAGAGGACTATTATTTGGATATCAATCATCGAAGCGAACATATTCATTGTATACAGTTAAAGCAACGATATTTGCATTTATGCGATAAGATCCAATTTGTAAAAGGTTCCATGTTCTTTTGTAAAATGGAGGTATTTTCTACAGTATTGCAGTTTATAAAAAAACATCAACATCGTTCATGGTTTTTGAATAATGGATATGATACGAACATTGTCAATTTAGATAATTCACCCATACACTTTCTAGAGCGATTGTTTGGTATCATTCGTGTCAAATAGTGAGCGTTATGTCAATAGTTTACAAATCATTTTCCAACTCTCTCCTTTTCCATAAGGACATTCTTCATTCACTTCGTAATTTTCATAGATTTCTTGGACGATGTTTTCTAAAAGGGTGGGACTTTCACACATGAAACTATGTATACCGACGCTTTCTGGTCTTTCTGTGGTCTTTCGACAAACCACAATTTTTTTGTTTAAAAAACTGCATTCTTCTTGCAGTCCACCACTATCACTGATTACAAATTTGCATTTTTTAACGAGCTGGATGAGTTCGTCATGATTCATGGGGTCGACCACCCTGACTTTTTCGAAAAGGTGTCGGTGTTTTTGGACGTTTGGGTTTGGATGTAATGGAATGATAAATTCGATTTCATCGTATTGGGTTGCCAATTTTTCGATGGTGCGGAACCATTCGTCCATATTTGCGTGATTATCACGGCGATGCATGGTAATTAATACGAAATTTCCATAATCGCAACCTTCTCTTGAAATATTATCCAATCCGGTATTTCCTACAACGTGGACTGTATTGTCATGAACGGAAATATTTTCTCGAAGTAAGTTTTGTTTGTTATGGACGGTGGGACATAGATGGATATCCGCCAATCGAGTAAGGATTTGACGGTTCATTTCTTCTGGATAAGGATCCATTCGGTCATTGCTTCGAAGTCCTGCTTCTAAATGGATGATTTTGATACCGTGATGAAAAGCGGAAAGGGCAATGGCACAAGCGGTCGATGTATCTCCTTGGATGACAACGTAATCGATTCCTTCAAACAAATGGTCGTGCTGTAAAATATGGCAATAAATATCGTTTAATCGATTTTCACAATGTTTCGTATCCATGTGTAGGCGGATATCTACGTTGGTATTTTTCAATAGATCGGGATGTTGTCCGGTAAAACATGTTTTACAGTTCGGTAAATGGGCTATTAAAGAACTGACTTTGATATATTCGGGTCGCGTGCCAAAACAAATGAGGATTTTCATATACATTATGAGATATTTGAGTATAGATAAAAATACGAATTAACGTATTAATTTATTTTGTTTAAAAAAAAATAACAACTATATATATATATATATGAAATCGCGGAGAAAATTTGGTAATAAGTTACATGCGTTCAGTCCAAGCATTGTAACCTCATCATCCCCTCAAATGAATACATTAAATATGTCACACTTGCACTTAATCGAACCATGTTTAGAAGAAGAAATGATTGAATTATTTGATGCGGATGCGTATTTACAAGACTATCCGGATTTGCGTAATGCGTTCACTTCGACCAAGCCAAAACTGATGGGTAGACCCGCCAATATAAATCTATTGCAGGTTTTAAATCATTATTTACATTATGGCCGTAATGAAGGTAGAACAGCGTATTGTATCCGACAAAATGGAGAAAAAGTATTGTATAACGGATTCAACTTTGAAGCTTATAATAAAGTTTGTGAAAGTGGATATAATTCACGGGTTAATAATGAATTAAATGGGTATATACATTATCTTAATACGATTAAAACAAACCCGAAACCATTATTACTGCATGTAAAGTCGTCTGTAAATGTCTTTCCCGAACCCTTAAAAAATCAGGGGTTTATTGCAATGTTACAGCGTGAGTGGGCGAAATTTGATGCATGGAAATATAAGAGAGACCATGGAAAGAATGGAAGCGCGAAAGAACTCTTTATCGATTATATTTCGAGTAATAATAAACATATTAACTTTATATCAGAATCAACATTAATAAATGACAAATGTAATCAATTAACTATGGAAAGATTTGATTGGGAAAAATATGTGTCATTTTATAAAGATCTTAAATTTTTTTCTAAATTGAAGGCATGGAATCATTGGATATCTTATGGTAAAAATGAAGGACGAAAATTATTTAAAACTGCGAGTTTTGATTGTAAATCCTATTTTCAAATAATAAAAGATAATGCTATTAAGAAACATATAGAAAATAATATTATTTATAGTAACGATAATAAAAAAAATTCAGTGTTATCCGATGATGAATTGATATTGACAAATAATTATAATATAAAACATGAATTTATTACCTTACCATTAGAAAAGTTAGACCATCTAAATGATTATATTTTTGTCATAGATTTTCCAAATGGAGGAGGTGGGACTACAATATTTTTAAATAAAATTATATCAAAATATAAAAAATATAATACGTTTGTAATTGCAAGAAATTTTGGTAATGAAATGTGTTTATTCTTGAATGATGAATATGAAATAGATAAAAAATTTACCAATAAGGAAGCCTTATGTTTTTTAGATACGAATAAATATAAATTCCAAAAAATATTTGTAAATCATACTTTTACACATAATGATGATTTTTTACACAAAATTTTTGAGTTAAATAAAGAAACTATTTTTATTACACATGACTATTTTAGTATAGATAAGGATCCTCAACCTTTTCCACATAAAATTACTGAAAATAATAATAAACATTTAAACAAATATTCAAAAATTATTACCCAAAATAGGTGTAATTTAAATGTTTTTAATAATTACATTACCAATAAAAATATAGATATAATTATAACCGATTTACCAGACTATAAAGAAAGAGAAACATTAATTCAAACTAACAATAAAAATACGATTATTGGAATAATAGGAGTTATTTCAGAGTTAAAAGGAAAAAAAATTTTGGATGATATATGCGAATATTTCCAAGATAATAATAAAAATATAGAGATTGTTGTATTTGGCAAATATGATAATGATAAAAAATATAAGAATGTGATGAATTATTTATACTCTGATGTTTTTCAATTAAATAATTTATTAATTCAACATAAACCAAATATTCTATTAGAACTTTCAATATGGCGCGAAACGTACTCGTTCACATTAACATTAGGAATGATAACTAATCTTCCAATTTTATACTCAAGAAAAACAGGAGATTATACGGTCGAAGATAGGTTATCAAAATATGACAAATCTGTACCTTTTGATAGTATATATGAAATTGAACCGTTAATTCAAAAACATAAACAAAACTTTTTATATACAATATCGAGATCAATCTATTATAATTCATTTTGGGATAAATTATTTAGTCGAGATAATACAAAAAAAATAATTTATAAAAAATATTTTAATAATTTAGAAATTTATCCTATTTACTTTCCCCAATTTCATACGATTATTGAAAATAATTCAACATTTTATCCAGGTTATAGTGATATTGTAAATTTAAATTCATTACCAAATTCATTTGAAAAGTTAACCCCTAATTTAGAAGATTTTAATTTAACAAATATAACTGAGTATAATTTACTTAATACCAATATTATTCGAAAACAAATTGATCTTTTAAATGACTATAATTATAGCGGGTTTGCAATGTATTATTTTTGGTTTTCTAAAAACACAATTACTAAGAATCATCAAATGGTAATGACCGATGTTATCGATTCGTTTTTTAATGACGCAATTCAAATGAAAGGTAAAAAAATATATTTTTTATGGTGTAATGAACCTTGGAGCGATAACGATGCATTTGGAAATACTGGAGGTTTTAAAATAGAAAACTATTATACTGAAACTGACATAAATCTAAATATAGATAATTTATTGAAATATTTTAAACATGAAAATTATTTAAAAAAAGATAATAAACCTTTGTTTAGTATACATCATCCGTGGACTGCATCTATAGATCAGATAAAGTTATTTGAAACAATATTAACAAGAAGATGCATTGAAAATGGGTTTGATGGAGTACATTTGTTAATTAATTCAATGAACGGTAATTATGAATATTTAACTACTTACAAACATAATTTTAATTATAAAAATAAACAGAATACTTTATATGGAAAATATAACAAACAAATATATCTAGATTTTGAGAAATATTATAAAGAACACGTTCCATATGTAAATAGTACGAATATGATTACGTTTGATTTTGATAACAGAGCACGTCTGTCCAAACCAAATAAACTTACAAATTCCACCATATGTATAAACAATAGCGAATATAATAAAATACAACTAATTAAATCCATGCAATATAAGGAATTACATTCCAATTTGAATATGATTTTTATTAATTCGTGGAATGAATGGGGGGAAAGAATGGCTATTGAACCGTCTAATGAAGTTGGATATTATTATTTAAATTTAATTAACGAATATTTGGGTAAAGATTGAATATTTAGTATACAAATATAATCTATGCGATATATAATTTGGAAAAATAATTTTCAAAGTATATATATATACATATAATGATTATAGAAAACAAAAATATTAATATAAAACACTACAAGATGATGTGTCTACATCGAATTGAGCATATCAAACAAAAATTAAATAAAGATACATTAATGGATGACGATTATCTAGAATTTTATAATACCGATAAAAAAAATATGTCGGAAATAGATCAAATGCGAGCGGAATCTAAAAATATAAGTGAATTTCTAATAAATATTACCAATGAAAAAATATACACACCAAAACAAATTTATGAGAATTTAAATAATTGTTTATATAATTATAAATCCGCATTATTTAGTTGCGGACATAATGTAAAAGAACATCAGGATAAGTATAATCAAATAGAAAATAGTGATGAATTTATAAGATGTTGTTGGAAAAATAATATGATTGATAATATTGATATTATTGGAATAGGTAATCTCATGAACCTTCAAGTTAATTATTTAGAAAACAATCAAAGTTTTGTGTTATGTATTCAACCTCCAATTATAAGCAATGAGATCACACATTTTCAAATTAAAAAAACTACAATAAAATTCATAGATAAAAATGATGCATTATATTTCGATGAAAAGCTTAATAAAACATTATCTCCAAATTTTATGCATAATGATATATACATATTTATCGTATTTTTAAGATATATTGGACTTAAAGAAATTAATTTATTCGGGTTTTACTTAGATAATAAAATGCTTGATATTAGAAATTATAATTATTATGATGACATTATTTGTAACAAATCTCATTATTATCAAACAATTGATAAATCTCGAACTAAAGAACCTGGAATGTTCTACGATCATTTGAATTCTTGTTCGTTAAAAAATTGGGCGGATAGTAATAATACATTAATATATAATGTATCGAAGACCGGGTGCATTAGTAATACAATCCCAAGAATTACATTTGAATCCATTTTTTTAAATAATAAAACCATTATAGAACCTGAATATAAATATGAAGACCTGTCAGTCCAAATGGATAAATATATTGATAAGGAGTTTTATTGTAGAAAATATAACAAACCATTTAATATAAGAGATTATATAGATTCAATTTATTATATGAAACAGATAAATGATAAGGATTTAAGAAAAGATTATCAAATAAGCAATTTATTGAAAGAAATTATGGGGGTTACTGCGTATATAATGAAATATCCAGGTACTCATAATCAAGATATAAAGGCGATCAATATGAATTTACACACTGTATTTGGTTGCCATTATATAATGTTCTTTAATAATGCGATGGAAGTTTGTTTTTATAAAGATTTTGATTTAATTAATAGCAACGAATACTGGGATGAAAAATTAATTGAAAATAGTAATAAAATATCAATATTTACAAACAAAGATATTATTGATTATCCTTTACAAATTTATAATGAAAGTAAATATTTTTATTTATTATTATTAAAATTACGATTCAAATGTATAGATCATTTACCAAATGATTTTAATGCGATCGAATATAAACAATTAAATGAAGATTTAAAACATATGACAGTTTTAGAGGCATCAGCACATTATATTAATCACGGTATTTCAGAAAAACGAACATACAAATAGATAATATATTCGTATATTGTGTAAATTTATTGTATTACAAATGTATATATATGGAATCTCTAAACAAATTTTTCATTATGTGTGGTCCGAATGTGATCGAAAGTGAAGAACACACTATGTCTATGGCACGGAAACTAAAGGATATATATAGTAAATATGATATCCATTATTTTTTTAAAACCTCTATCGATAAGGCAAATCGCTCATCACTTAATTCTTACCGAGGGGTAGGTTTCGAGGAAGGTTTAAGAATATTGAAAAGAGTAAAGGATGAATTAAATATTCCAATTATCACCGATATCCATGAAAGTTGGCAGGCAAAACCAGTGGGAGAGGTTGCCGATATCATTCAAATTCCAGCATTCTTATGCAGACAAACCGATTTACTAAAAGCTGCAGCAGAAACGGGAAAAATAATCCAAGTGAAAAAAGGTCAGTTCTGTTCCGCAGAGCAAATGCATAAATGTAAGGAAAAAATTATTGCATTCGGTAATCCCAATGTAATATTATGTGAACGAGGAAATTCTTTTGGATACCAAGATTTAGTAGTAGATCCCCGCAATTTAATTTGGTTAAAATCAGATACCAATTTAGTTTCCATGGATATTACTCATTGTCTACAAACCCCTTCGCAAAAATCTGCAGATGGGACTGTCAAATGTGGCGGACATAGAGATCTTATTCCGTATATGGGGAAAATGGCAATTTGTTTAGGTGTAAATGGAATATTTATGGAAGTGCATGACAATCCGGATGAAGCGTTATGTGATGGACCAACACAATGGCCGTTGGATAAATTGGAATGGTTGTTGGATTTTTTGGATATATTGCAGAAAAATTAATAATTATAGTTTGAAATATTCATCATCAATTAGGAAGAATACTTCAGGATTATTGGGTTCATTTGAAAAGAAAATATTCATGGTGAAAAAATATAATATTTAACTATTATATAATGAAAAAAATTTTAGGAATAATGACTGACCGAACAGAAGAATTTTCAAAATATAATATTTTATTTATTAAAAAATTTATTCACGAAATCGATGAATTCTATATTTTTACAACAGAAGAAGCATATAACAATTTTTATGTAAATATATTAGATTTCCCTCATAAAAAGGTATTTTTTGAAAAATCTGACTTTTATCCTAAGAAAATTGGTTATGGATTTCATATTTACAGTGAATATTTATGCAATCAAACAGAAGAAGGTTCGATTGTTTATTTAACTGGGGATGGAGCGTTTATGGTAAAAAATCCCTTCGACTTTATAAAAGATGAAGATGATTTTGATGTAATAAATTGTATTCATAACCATCATGGGCGAGATATGTGTTTTGATATTGGTTCATTTTTTAAGAATACTAAACAAACAAAACTATTTTTATCAAAATTAACGGATTTTTTTAATAATCCGGTAGATGAATTACAATTATACCCCAACGGTAATTCAACCCAGTTAATCAATATTGATAATTTATCTAGATGGTTAATTGCTCAAGATTTATATTGGAATATATATATGAAAAATGAAAATATTAAATACTTATATGAATTGGCGAACATTAAATTTTTTAAAAACAGATTTCACTGGGCGGGCAATTCGGCATCAACAACATCATTTGTTTCAACATTATACGACTCTTTATTTTTGAAAGAAGAATGCCTCATCAATTTATTAGGACGACATAAATATTTAATTAATCAAGATTTTTATAAATATTATTATGAAAAATCCTTGGATAAAACAGATATTTTATCTAAGGATAAGTGTATTGAAATATTTAAAGGGGAGTATAATCGTGAAAAAACATTAAAAATTGCAGAACATTATGATATTATACATAAAACAAAATTTAAATAAAGTACTACTATTATAATTTAAAATATACTGTTAAATTATAATACAATACTTTTATGGCAAAAATATTATGTTGCATTCCTGCACGGTATCATTCTTCTCGTTTACCTGGAAAACCTTTATTAAAAATTAATGACAAAACCATAATTCAACATGTTTATGAAAAAGCTTTGCAAACAAAAGTCGATGATATCGTAATATTGACCGAGGATAAACGTATTTTAGATGAAGTCACTTCGTTTGGAGGGAATTGTGTGATAGTAACAGAAGAATGCTTGAATGGTTCCGAACGAATTATACGCTATTTACAAACTATCGATCACAGTAAATATGATATCATTGTTAACATACAAGGTGACGAACCCTTTATAAAACCAAATGTAATAGACGAAACTATTGATAATTATTTACAACAACGACCAGCATGCTCTACTATTTGTTTTAAGACAGATCATAGAGATGAGATCTTATCCAAATCAAGAGGAAAGGTTATTGTAGATCAAAACAACAATATTTTATATTGTTCACGAAATGTAATTCCTAGTAATAAAACCGAAAATATTATATCCAATCATCAATATAATATCCATGTTGGAATTTTTGTATATGATAAGAACTATTTATTGAATCATTTTGTTGGACCAAATACACCATTTCAACTTCTTGAGGATATTGAATGGTTAAAAATCATCGAACAAGGATTTAAAGTAAACACCATTTTTTCAGAAGAAATGGAAAGGGGTGTCGATACGATAGATGACTTTGAATACTTAAAAAGTAAATATGAAAAATAAACTAATGAAAATAACTGTATATTTTCATCAGTTTACTCTAAAAATACCTATTATTTTTTTCTCTTGCAACACCGGAAGATATGCGTTTTGTTTGCTTATATCACAAACAAATTTTTCAATATTCGTTTCATAACTAAATTGTTGATTTATATTGTCTATTGTGATTGACGTTAATGGTGAGTGTTTTAATAACAGTCTGCGAATATCTCCATCCGTTAAGATACCCAGTAAAGTATCATTTGTATCTACAAAAAAACAACAACCAATACAATGATCGGTCATTTTTAAAAATATGTCATTCATATTAATTATTTCTCTCATCACAATTTTAGGGAATTCATTAATCATGACATCCTTGATTCTTTTTAAATTATTTCCTATATTCCCAGCAGGATGATTTTCCTTATACCCGTCGATTGTGATATTTTGTTTCAAGATAGAAACAAGTACATTAATAAAAAGGAGATGAGACATACAGCTATTTGTTGGGATTTTATTAATCTCTCCACTTATTTCTCGCATAAAAGGTGTTTCTATGGTTAAATCACATTCTGTCTTGAATAATGATTCACTATCACAACATATACCAATAATATGACTTTTTCGCATTTTCATATACGGAATGATTTCCATTAATTCTTTGGTATTACCACTCTTGCTAAACATAATTACAGTATCATTACTATCCATCGTACCAATATCACCGTGTAGTGCGTTTACAGTTTCTAAAAATGTCCCTTTTATTGATATTGATTTTAACAAGTCACAACAATGTTTTGCTATATTTCCCGATTTTCCGATTCCCATAAAGTAAATAATTCCCTTTGTTTGCTTTATTATTTCAGCCAACTTTTCTATCTCACTTACGTTTAGGTTATCAATTTGATAATCGATTTCCGTTTTGATTTCTTTGATTATATCCATTATGTATAATGAATATAAAAGATTTGTATATATTCATGTATAGATGAATATTTACGTTGATATCGACGATACCATTTGTTATCACAGTGAAGAAGATAAAGCAGTATTAAATTATGGTAATGCAAAACCATACGAAGAACGCATCGATAAAATAAACAAATTATATGATGAAGGAAACACAATTGTATATTGGACTGCTCGTGGAACAAAGACGGGAAAAAATTGGTTTACTGTCACTCATAACCAATTACTATCATGGAACGCTAAATTTCATGAATTAAGAATGGGAAAGCCGAATTATGATTTATTTATTGATGATAAAAATATTCATTCTGACACTTTTTTTAATCAATAAATTAATCAAAATAGATTATCATAATATTCGTTAATCTTTTTACATACAAATAATACATCTGTTTCTAATAACTCGGGATACATCGGTAATGATAATAGGTTGTTTTTGTAAGCTGTCATTGTTGTACAGTGGGATGATGGAACATGACTATATGCTTTGCTATCGTAAAACGGTTTGGGATAATGTACTGCACATCCAATATTATTACTTTCTAAATATTCTTTCAATTCGTCCCTGTTTTCGACTCTAATTACAAATAAATGTATATTGCTAATACATTTTTCGATTGGTTTTATAAAAGTTAGTTCACATTGTTGTTTAATATTTGTGTAATATAATTTTGCCAAACGATTTCTATTTCCATTCCATTCATCCAAATAATCTAATTTAATTGATAATATTCCTGCCTGAATATTATGTATTCTTTCGTTAGCGCCTATTATATCCCATTTATATCTTTCCACAGAACCATAATTTCGATAATGTCTACAAAAGTTTTCATATTTCGAACTATTAGTTACTATTGCTCCACCTTCGCCAAAAGCACCTAAATTTTTAGACGGATAAAACGAAAAACACCCTAGATCTCCAAATGTTCCTAGTTTTTTATTGTTATAACTGGATCCATGTGCTTGTGCGGCATCCTCTATTATTTTGAGATTATATTTTTCTTTTAGAACCTGTAACTTATCCATGTCAACCGAATTTCCATATAAATGGACTACAACCACAATATAATCAAACTTAGTATCACACCACATATCAGGTTCATAATTATTTTTATTTAAATATATTTCCAATTTATCCAAATCTAGTAATAAGTTATCATCAATGTCAACAATTTCATATGGTATTTTTAATTCTTCACATACCAATGGTACAGCAACGTACGTATTTGCCTGCACTAACACCTTTGGGTTTTTAAGTTGCAACGAATTAACTGCTATTTTTAAAGCAGAACAACCGTTGCTTACAGCAATACAATGATCACAATTATTATATTCTTTGAATTTATCTTCAAACTCTAAAACATCCTTACCCATAACAAACGCAGTATCATCTATTATATCTTCTACTTTATTCAATACCTTTCGTTTTATAAGAGCAGTTTGTTCTTTTAAACTAAAATTGGATATTTGTCTTGGTTTATCATCATTTACTTCTTTTATAAATGTATCATAGTCACGAATATATTCTGCTTCGTCGAATTTATACGAACAAATTACCATTACAATGCAATTTTCACTAAAGTTGGACATTACTAACCAATTATATAATGGAATCAAAACCCCTTGTGTTGGATCATTTAAATTATATTCGGTAATATCTTTGCCGTTATCCAGTTTCAACGTAAAACTGCCTTCGATTGGTACCAAAACTTGTTTGCATTTGCGATGGGCGTGAAATCCTCGCTCAAATTTATCCATATTTTTAAGGTAAAAAATGCGTTTTATATTGAACGGTAGATCAAACTCCGCATCAATCGCAATTAATTCTCCCCTTAAATCAGCATTTCTTTTGAAAGAAAACATTATACACTACAATTATATTATATTATATAAATATAATATAATTGTAGTGTATAATGTTTTTAGACGGAGCAGATATACCAATTTCAAATGAAGGATGTACTGTTATTTCAAATGAAGGATGTACTGTTATTTCGTTAGGGAATTATTGTTTAACTTCAATGATATTAAAAGAGAATGGACTTAAATCGGCATCGTATCCATTTGACTGGATGGTTTCGTGTATAGATAATATTACACATGCAATCGATGATGACTTTAGAGAATTTCTCAATATTCAAAATTATGAATATACTCCATATGGTAAGGAACCGATGACGAGAAACAAATTCTATTACCCAAATACAAGTAAACTATTTACTGATGAAAAATCACTTAGATTAAAAACAGACCATCAACATCACGATTTAACCAAACCAGAACATTATAGTTATTTAACTAGATGTGTTGAAAGATTTAATAATCTTGGTAAAGATAACAAAATAGTATTTGTTATGATACAACCCTTATATATTTCAAATTGCAAAGTTGATAATAGTAAATATTCAAAATTATACAATGTGTTAACAAAAAAATTTGGTATTACAGTCAAATTATTGATTTTTAATATGGTTAAATTGAATAACGAACTATTCAAAGAGGAAATAATAGGTAACAATATTCAGGTGTATGAATTAGAATCGAAAATTAGTAAAGGTTTATATGGCATGCAATGGTACGACGAAAAGGGTGTGAATAAATTACTCGAAATAGTTAAAAATGCGTGTAATTAACCGTTTTACAAATCCATCATTTTCATCATATATTCATACACGTAAAATCCTGCAATAGAAGAGGGAATGGAACGCATTAAAGGATATTGAATCCCATTATATAAACGTCTAATATCTATTTTTGACACGGAATTTGACAATAACATATTTTTATAAGTATCCACCGGATAAGTTAATAACCAGACCGAACAACTGGCTAAAGGTGCCCTTACATACACAGGGTAATCCTTCTCCTTCAAGTAATTATAGGAGGATAAAAAAATAACGGAACCGCTTAAATTGCGACCGTACTCTAAACCGGCTGATTTCATAAATATGGGTCTTGGAATTTGGACCGGTAGTTTCATCACCACATTCCTTAATAATATGATGTTGTATGGTAGACTTAATGTGGTGGAAATCACGCTAGCTTTAACTGAGGAATTTATATTATTGTCATTTAGTTTGAATTTTTCATATAATAATCTAAACATTAATATATGATGTTAAAAACATTTTCTTTAACCGACCAAGAGATATTCTCTTATTTATCAAATGATTATAATCCCATTCATTTAGATATTGAATATTCAAAGAAAACTTCTTATAATAAACCAGTTATATACGGAATATTGATTGTATTGAAAGCATTAGAAAATTTAACGTGTTCCGCAAGAACTAAATTTAAATATATAAATGTTGAATTTATTAAATATATAAATGTTGACGATGTTATCAATATAGAATATAATGATGATTTAATAATAGTATATAAAAATACAAATACCATATGTGCCAAAATAGTATATTCACTAATAGATGATGAATCTAATTTAAATTTAGAAGATTATAATAATAATTTAAATATTCCATTAAACAATGCCAAACCATGTGAAGATTATATATATACATTAAATATTAATTCAGAATACTTAAAAACTAATTTCAAAAATATTTATAAAAATTTTAATTTATTGCAAATATATCAAATAATTAATTTAAGTACGTTTGTTGGAATGATTACACCGGGATTAAATTCATTATTTAATTCATTTGAAATGAATTGGGTCGAAAATAATTATGAAGATATGTATACTTTAGATTTCAAATTAAACTATTTTGATAATACTTATAAAACTTGTTTTTATAATTTTAATGGCAAAAATACTAGTGGAAGTATTCAAAGTATTTATAGACCAGAAACTATAAAACAAATTAAATTAAAAGATATATCAATTGTGAACGATCAATTTAAAAATGAAAAAGTATTGGTAATTGGTGGTTCACGTGGAATTGGTGAGGTAATATCAAAAATATTTTATGTGGGCGGTGCCGAAGTTATGATAACTTATAATAATAGTCATAATGAGGCTTTATCGATTTGTGAAGAGTCTGATAATAATATTAAGGCTATAAAATATAATGTGTTACACGATTTTAAAGAAATAAATGAACTTATTGATAATATTGAATTTACAAAGGTTTTTTATATGGCAACACCTAGTATGAAAGAAACCGAAGATTTTGATATTGATAACTTCGATTTATATTATAATTATTATTGTAAAGGATTTAATTTATTATTAAAAAACATTAATAAAAAAAGTTTAGATTATGTGTTTTATCCGTCGAGTGAATATTTAAATATTGAAAATAATTTTAAAGAATATACTATGGCAAAAAAATTAGGAGAAGATATAATTAAATCATTAATAAAAAATAATAAAAATATAAAGTTCGATTGTGTAAGATTACCGAGATTATTAACAGATTTAACAAATAGTATAATAAATGATTTATCGCAAAATCCTTATGATTACTTAATTAAATATTTTAATATTGAAGAAAAAAAGGATAACGTAATAAATAATGATGACGTTACAATCTTATCCAATTTAAATATAGATTTTATTTTAGAGTATACAAATAACAATAAATATTTAAATAATAAATATAAGTTTAATACACTACCATTTGGTCAATTATATCAAACACTAATTTCATCAACTATTAAATCTAATTATTTATTTTTTTTGCTATCATTAGAGGATATTTTAAACGAGGATATAATCTTTTATAATAAAGATGAGTATAAAGATCAATTAGATAGTTTTTATAAGATTTTATTAAATTTTTGCAATAATCACTCTCATTCCAAGATTTACATTTTTAAATGCAAACAAAAATATCTAAGTCCGTTTGACGATTCAAATTATAATCTTCAAAGATTATTGGATTATTTTAATGATAAAATTGTTACAATTCCTAATATTAATATTATTGAAAATTATTTTAATGACCAAATATTTGATCTAGATTTTTATTTAGAATCGAGAAGTTCATTTTCATTAAATTATTATCAATATTTATCAAATAAAATAACAGGAATCATTTTAAGTAATTTAGGTATGAGTATTAAATGTATAGTAGTAGATTTAGATAATACATTATGGGGAGGTGTATTAACTGACGATGGTGTAGACAATATAGAAATAAGTAATGATTATCCTGGAAATAAGTGGAAATTCTTCCAGAAAGTACTAAAAAATTATCAAGAAAAAGGAATAATCTTAGCAGTATGTAGTAAAAATGATATAGATATTGTTTTAAAAGCGTTAGATAAAAATGAAAATTATTTAAAAAAAGATGATTTTATAATTATTAAAGCAAATTGGAACCCAAAATCAGAAAATATAAATGAAATATCAAAAAGTTTAAATATATCAGTCGAACACATCTTATTTATAGATGATAATCCTATTGAAAGAGAAGAAGTAAGACAGAATTTATCTAAATGTCATATATTAGAAATTACAGAAGTTAATCCGATTCATTATGTAAACGAATTAATGATACATCCATTAACTATAAATAATAATATTATAGAAAGTGATTTACAAAAACATAAAAAATATTTGAGTAAAACTGAATATGAAAATCAAAAATCAAGTATAAATAATTTACAGGATTTAAATAGTTTTTATTATTCTTTGAACACATCTATAACGTTTAATTATATAAATGAATATAGTTTTAAAAGAGCATTTCAATTAACTTCAAAAACAAATCAATTTAATTTAAACAAATATCTTTTTAGTGAAGACGAATTTCAAAATTATTTAAACAAAAATATAGGAATAATCTTAGAATATACCGACAAATTTACTGATTTTGACCAAGTTGGAGTAATATTATTAAAAGAAACTAGTAATGAAATTATTATTGATAATATTATTTTGTCATGTAGAGTATTTAATAGAGATTTTGACAAATGCATATTTGTACTAATAAAAAAAATATTAAATTACAAACAAAAAAAAATATGTATTGGTAATTTAACAAAAACAGATAAAAATAAAAATTTTCATGATATTTACGAAAATAATAATTTTGTGAATAAAAATGATAATTTTATTTATAACATAAATAATGAAATATATACTTATCCAAAATGGATAAATTGTATTGATGAAAATATATTTAACAACGATAAAAAAGATAGTATAACTGAAATAACTATTAAATCAGAACAAAAAGATGAAATTAACAATATTATTGATATTAATACAATAAAAGATATAAAAAAAAATATATTAGATTCATTATTTTGTAAGGAGTATGATATAAATGATTTTTATGAAATTGAAAATTTTTCATCTATTAAAATGGTAATGTTACTTGGTATATTAAAAACAAAATATAAGAAGGTTTCTAACCAAATTTCAATTACTTATTTTTATAATAACAATAATGAATTAGTTTCTATCGATATTTTTTGTAAACGAATATTGGATACAATAAACGATATTAATATAATAGTTAACAATAATAATAATAATAATTTAAACGATTATAATATTTCAATTGTTAATAATAATGCGGAACTTGAAAAAGTAAATGAATTTATGATAGAAATGTATAACAAAAAATTCGCATTTTTAGATGAAGAAATATTAAGATGGAATTTAAAAGGATACCGAAATATACATTCTGATAAAATAAATATATTACATACTAAAAGTGAACTTTTTGAAAATGATTACAAAGTTTTAGGTATATTATTTTCAGTAGATATTTATTTACAAACTATCAATAATTCAAAATTAGAATTTGACGTGTCAAACGAGATAATGATTTGGAATTATAAAAAAGAATCTAAATCTAGTTCATTGGATCCAATCAATTATTTAATAAATAATAATAAATCTATAATTGTATCAAATTTAATACCTGAGACATCTATGACTGTTTTAAAAAATACAGATTTCCATATAATTGATGAAATACCATGTTACGTAATAGCTTTAGATTATTCATATGAAAATCTAATAATAGACACTAATGCACCGAAGAAGGAAATATATGATTGGATAAAAGAAGTTAGAGAAAATAGTTTAATACCTTTGGAAAATATAAATTTTAATGAAAGTCTATGTGATATATTAGAGGAATTATGGGTTAATTTTAGTATTAAATATAAACTATTGTCTATCTATAAAAATTCTAATTTTTTTAACTGGAGATTTATTCAAAGTAAATATTATAAATATTATATTAACGGAAATATAAATGAAGGATATATAATTTGGAGAAAAGAAGAGACAATTACAGCAAATATTGGTGTTAGAATATTAGAAATTTTACCTGGAATAGAAAGTATTAATGATGATACTTTTTTAAAAAATTTAATTGGTAGATTTATTAAATATTGCATTTCGGAAAATTTTGAAGTAATTGATTTTATATGCACATCAACAATTTTGAATGAATTTTTAATAATTAATAATTTTAAATTAAAAGATAGTGACAATACAGGAATTACATCTGTTCCAGTCTTTTATAAATATCGCCAGCATGTTAAAAAACGAAATATGGGCATTTATTTGAAAAATAAAAATCTTTTGTCCGAACATACTTTATATTTTACTAAATCATTATCTGATTTTGATAGACCAAACTGCCGAATTTGTAAAAGACCTTTTTGTGATAAATTAGATGTAGATGATATATGTGTTTAATAACATAATATATTTCTAAATTTTTAGGTAATTTATATTTTCAGAAATTTAATACAATATTTTTAAATATTCTATTAAATTTATTAATTTATTATTATATATATTAATTTGTAATTATTTAAAATTATAATTATGAATTTTATAAAGTAAAAGATATTATTCTTTAATAAGATAGAATTGTTTAAGCGATGAGTTTTTTACTAATTTGCATTTTCCAATTGATAAAGTTTCCTGAATAGCAATCGATTCTCCGGGCCAATCTCTCATTATTGCTTCATCGAACACAATTATTCCTCCTTTTGGTATTCTATCCCATAATACTTCAATTGCTAATTTAGTTGGTTCATATAAATCCAAATCTAGATATAACAAACTAACTATTGTTCCTGGGTGTTTTTCAATAAATGTAGGTAACGTTTTCATTACATCCCCTTTTACCAGTTCTATTTGTTCTCTATTATTGATAAATCTAAAATCTTCATGAATTTTTTTTAACTCTAATAGTTCTTGATAACTATCTATTTGAAATGCTCCTTGTTTTTTTAAATGAGGATTTATTTTTAAATTATCTTTTTCATGAACGGAAGAGAACCCTTCAAAAGTATCAAACCCAATTATATTCCTCCATTGATACTGTGGTTCATTCATAAATACACTTTGTACAAAACTAAATAACCCTCCTCCGCCACATACTCCTAACTCAATAATGTCTCCTGGAACATTTTCAATTAATTTATATAATTCATATCTATTTATAAATTGCATTAAACTATTTTTAGGAACATACTTGATAAATTCAGTTAACTTAAGCTTAGTGTTAAATTTTGAATTATCCCATGCATCTGCAAGTTTATTTGTGTAATCTGTTATTTTTGAAACCTCTTTCTCTCGACCAGATTCATTAAACAACGAAGTCATATATATATATTACAATATGTTATTTATTGAATATTTAAACGCATTAATAATTTTAAATTAAAAGATAAATTATTAAACTTTTCGGAAATTTTAATAATTTCATTTATATTCTAAGAGAATAAATTATTTTGAATGAGTTTCCACAGTCCAATCCGGCCATATTCTTTCCATGTCTTCTTTTTCTATTCTTCGGGTTGGTCTAATTTTGTATAATTGGTCCATTCGTTCATCTTCCGGATCTTGGGGTCTCTTAATGAAGGAGGCTTTTGTTCGATAACCTGAACCATCATTACCAAATTTATTGGCATCTCCATTACGATGAGTTAAAGGTGAAATATAATAATAGGCTAAGCTCTTGCGAAACACACCCTCGGGACATTGTAATGGTTCAGGTAATCCATGCCAGCTTATTTCATTTGTTTGAAAAATAATCGCTCGATTAAACTTAGGATAAGTCCTAACTTTACATTCCTTCATTTCACTATCCCATAATTGATTATCTCCATGCCATTCCTCCTTCCAGTCTTTTGCTAAAAATAAAATTATATTGAGTCGTCTTTCTTTATTTTTTAAATTAGGATGCTTTTCGTAGTCGAGATGCATATTCAAACGACCGTGTCTTGGATGTGAATGCAATCCTGCTCCATGTAAATAGGGGTCATATTCTAAATCGGATATACCAGATATTTTTGAAAAAATGCCCGTAATTTCGTCACTTGATAAGATGTAAAATAATTGTCTAGTGTCCTCTGACATTCCCTCCAAATTATCGTTTGCATATTTGACCTCTAATGGGTTTTCATATCTATGCCAGTTTTTAAAATCAGTCGGAAATTGTTGTTCCAAATTTTCAATATATTCCTTACTCAAAAAATTATCAATGACGATATGACTAAATGGTTCTGCCTTACTATATCTTAGCGTTAGGTCTTGAGTATTGTGAATCCAATCACCAAAATAAGACAGGTTAGAATTACTATTAATGGATATCAATTGAGATAACTTTATTTTAGATCCTGGATAAATCAGCTCTTGTAATCCATCCATGAAATTTATTTTAATACTCCATCCTAACTTTTTCACCTTTTCATTGGAAATATAATAACGCAGATCATTGAACGGTCTGTCTTCTACATATTCGATCCAGTCATCATACTCCTCCGTATTTTTTATCATTTTAATCAAAATCTTGGCAACTTCCATCACCGAATATTCCATACCCTCATCGCATCCTATATTGTAAATTTCTCCTATTTTTCCTCCAAATAGTATATGCTCGAATGCTGACGCAGTATCAAAGGCGTGTAAGAAAGCACGAACACAATCACCCTTACCTTGAATCGTCACCTTTTTATCTGCATTTAATTGTTCGATAAATCTAGGAATCAATTTCTCGGGATATTGATTGGGTCCATACACATTGTTACCGCGTGTGATAATAATAGGCATATTGAAACTGTGATTATACGACTGTGCCATTAATTCCGCACTCGCCTTGGTCGCAGCATATGGGTTCGTCGGACATAATACAGATTGTTCTGTTTTATGTTTTTCATCGCCGTCCAACATGGACTCTCCGTACACTTCATCCGTCGAAACATGAATGAATTTCACCAATTCCTTATTGTATATTCGATTTACTTCTAAAAGGTTATGGGTACCCAAAATATTGTCTTGTGTATATTGCAAGGAATTTTCGAACGAATTTTGTACGTGAGATTGGGCCGCGAAATGAATCACGTGACTAATATTATTGGTTTGGAAAATGTGCTTTAATAAATCGAAACTTTGCAAATTTCCTTCGACAAATGTGTAATTTGGAGACTCACGCACCTCTTTATCGACATTGTTCTTGTCACCGCAATAATAGAGGGCGTCGAAATTCATCACCTTCATATCGGGATATTTTTTGCAAAATAAATTGATAAAGTTGGAACCGATAAATCCAGCACCACCCGTAATAAACAAACATTTCATCTTTTTCACCTCTTCTTCAAAGGAAATATCGGATAATTCGACGGGTTCGGTCTTTGTAATCGGTTTCTCTTTTGGAACGTAAGTATCCTTGTAACTACGCAGCATATCACGGACAGAGTCCTTGATGTTTTTCACATGTGGATACAATGTTTCCAAACGCGTGGTTTCCAAGAAATTATTGGAACGATCGGCTGCCAAAATGGCACGTTGTTCTTCCTGGGTGAAATTGTTGTAGGTGAAATCGGGGTCCACGATTTCTTGAAACATATCCAAAATCTCATTGTGACTAATGAGTCCCGGGTTTGTCAAATTGATGGTTCCAACTGTCTTGTTTTTCATCATATCCAAAACGCATGGCAAAAGTTCGGGCAAAACCGTCATGGAATTGGGTATGGAACACACCTTTTTATAAGTGGTAATTTTGGTGATGAAATTACGACCATTTTGAGAGCCGGTAATCGGCATGCGAATACGTAAGTTTAGCACGTCATTTTCGTAAAATTTGATTAAACGGTCAGTATATCCCTTTACCACGGAATAAGAAGACCCGAAAAAATTTGGGACAGATTCTTCTGCAAAACCATGCTCTTCGAGTCCAAATGGATGTTCTTCGTCAAATTTAAAAATACATCCAGTTCCTAAATAGGTGAAATGGATGCCGTTTTGTCTGCATAACTCGCTCATTAAGAGGGGTCCATACAGATTATCTCTCATATTTTCCACCAATTTACCATCTTGTTCTAAATAATCGATGGTTGTATATACTTTTTCTCCAATTTTTCCATGGGTTCTTCCGATGAAAGAAACAACATGAGTCGGTTGAACGCACTGAATTTCTTCCAACAACGATTTATCGTTGTCAACACGCGCTTTACCAGAAACGAATTCGATTCCGTCTTCTGTCATCAACTTTTCAAATTGTCCTCCAATCCATCCGGTTGTACCGTATAAGAGAACCTTCATTATATACTAATTGAGATATTTTAATTAATTGAATGAAAATATATTTATAAAGCATTATATATAATGGAACTAATTCAATCTCTCGATGATTGGTCCAAGGTGTTATTTTTGAGTATATGTTTCTTAGTGTTATTCATGGTATTTTTTAAGATAGAACCCATTTCCGAGTTACTTACAGAAGGGCTTATGAATATGGGAAAATAAAGTCCGTACAAATCGAGGTTATTATGTTATTATATTATAACTTGGAAATATGGATCAGATTTTTGAACTAATTACCAAATCAGGTAATTTAAATACTATCAATTCGTCTATGTTAAATACAATAACCGGATCCACTCCGTCTTCGGGACCGAGTGGTTCTGGTGGTACCAGTTCTGGTACTAGTGGTGGAACGGGTACCAGTGGTTCTGGTTCTGGTTCTGGATCTGGATCTGGATCTGGTTCTGGTTCTGGATCGGGATCTGGTTCTGGTTCTGGTTCTGGTTCTACTAGTACGGGTACTAATAGTATCGCTAGTCCCGCTATTTCTGCCGCTGCAAAAAAATCGGTTGATAAACCGTATAATACGATGGATAAAAACTTTTTCAATTATGCCAATATGTATAAGTCTCCTGAGGAAATCAACAATGTCCCGAGCCATTTAGTCGGATATTACACAGATGCTTTATTAAGTGGTGGTTCAGGCGCTCAACCAATCTATCAAACCGGATACAATGCCGTAGATTTACCGGGAAATAGATATTTTATAGAAACGCAAACAAAATGCCGTGAGACCGACGGTTCTATTCAAGACCGCTCTATTTTAATCGATAATGTATTAGAATCAACAATCGACGGTTTCCCGAAAAGTGAAAAGGGATTAATGTATTCCTTTTTTGCATCTTTAGGCAATGTATCCACCACATTGCCGGGATCAGTTGCAAGTCCAGGTCCAGCTTCAGCACCCAGTCCAGGAACGAGTGCATTAAACGCGCTAACAAGTGAAAATAATATACCCCCATGCCGCTTAGCAAAAGTCAAATCCTCAGATAAAACAGATGCATCTACTATCAGTGGATATGTAACGGATGCAGATTTTCAAACGATTGATCCTTTGGCAATTGAAAATTTCACAACGAGAGAAGGCCTGGTTGCAACACCTTTATCTGATAATTTTCATGATACAATAAATAAGGCCCATAATACATTGATATCCCATACTTCAAGTGCATTAGCTTCTGCAAAGGCAGCGAGATCGAGTGCAGATTCAGCTCAGAACTCGATTCGCATAAAGGGTACTTCACAACAACAGGCCTATAAACAAATGTCAACCACCGCTACGGGTGATGTTGCGGCTTCGAAAAAACAGGGTGATGATACGGCGAAATCAAAACTGGTAAAAAATTATACAACCTATTCAGATAAGACGACATGGCCGATGGATAAATTATTTTCAACGTTTCTTACCTATGTGAATGTAGAAGATCCTATTACACCTCTTTGTATTTTTTCAACATTACGGAAGGTGGATTTGCCGAAATCGATACCCAATTATTATAATACGAATGATACACAACAAAATTGCCCGAATAACTTTTATCCACCATCGGAACCAGGAAAATTTATAAACGCTTTAAAGGAATACGCCGAATATAATTGGTGGTCTAAAGGGGAAAACAAGTTTGTGATAAGCACTCCAAGTGCAGCTGTGCCCCCAAAGCCAAAACACGGTAGTATTGTGGATATAACAACCGAATATGTACCTTCTAAATTAACATGTCAAATGGACGAGGAATCTTCAGGAATATCCTCTTTGTTTGGTTCAGGGTCTTTTGGATTTGTGCCGAATAATAAAACACCGAATCCGAATTATACTCTTTTTTGGGATGCATTGGAACCTTATCGTCAACCCATCATCGATGCAATGAAACAAACTGATTATCCCAAATATTTTGGATATTGCCCTCCTAGTGCTGCGAATTCTGATGCACCGTCAACTACCGCAAATCTAAAGAGCAATAATTCATCTAGCGTAAGTGCGAATGTCTCCTATGGCGATGGTTCATCAAACTCATCAATGCAAAATCTAGGTCTAACACCTCTCACTGAAAATTTTAGTACATATACTCCTTCAAAGTCCTATATGAGTGACGAATCTTGTTTTTTACTTTTCCTACTTATCTTTTTGGCGATTTTCTTTTATTTGTCTCGATAAAGAGTATGGGTCGCTTCATAAAAAATAAATGTATATACACATTTATTTTTATTTTTCGGTTATTTCATTCGGTAGTTATTTATTGTTATTGTATTATAATTCAACCCGTTGATGAGGGTCCAGGAGTCACTGAAAGAGAGGTGCGTTCCAATACACATGGTCCAGCCCCACCAGTCACACAACTGTAACATATATTACATCCAATTCCTTCCTCTTCTTCTTCTTCTTCCGATTCTTCCTCTTCTTCTTCTTCTTCCTCTTCTTCAAAGTTCAAATGAATCGCTACGTCGTTTTCCACATCCATCGCTACGTCGTTTTCCACATCCATCGCAATGGATTCTTCTGTGGGAAGAGAATACCCTGATAGTAACATTTGTGCGGTGTGTGCCAAATGAATCTGCCGTTGTTTGTACAGCTTTATTTGATCGATTTCATATGCAGTACGATAAGTATTTTTCTGAATCATATCGGTTTTAAGCGACATTTCATTTTCAGATATCTTACAAATCATATCGGCATGTTTAAATACTTCCGGGTCACGTCCTTGATCGCGAACGTGGTGCGGGATGGAGGAGATTCCTGCTATATCCTCCATAGTGTCGACCGCCATTATGTAATCATTACATCCATAATGTCCGAATCGACCCACAACTCGCTCAATCTTTTCATTATCCGCAACCAATTGAAGACGAAGAAGTGTATTCATTTTTGTACGGTCTTCGATATGCTGTTGCATGTCCCCTATATCTTCTTCCAATAACATGTGTTCTTGATTTGCCATGTAAAGGGTATAGGAAACGGTCTGAATACCATCACTCGTCCTTCGACATACTGGACAATCACGACGACCTGACTCCATCCACGTTGTCAAACAACTTACGCATGCCGTATGCGCGCAACCATTAAAATGCGCCAAATGGTTGTTTGATTCTTCCTCATTCACCGTTGTGTCAACCATACAAATCCCGCATGTGTACGATGAACCCGAATATGTGGGATTAAACCCCGCACCGAAACAATGGGGGAATTTGGGAACTGCTGTTGCCATAGTTGATTCTTGTTTTACCAAAAGGTTTAAATGTTGCTTTATCTAAAAAAAGAAAAACCTTTCAATTTTATGTAACGTTCAATAGTTTCAAAAAAAAGAACCCCCCAATTGTTCTTTTTTTGTTTTTTGTATGATTTAAAATCCTCGTTGACCCGCCGGTACTATGTATAATGTTTGCAATGTGTGTAGTCGTTTGATTGTTTTTATTTGCTCGACTCTTAATGCAGATTCCTGTATCGCCATAACTCGTGATTCGAGACTATTCGTGCATTTGACGAAAGGGTTGATGACTTTGATGCGTTGAAGTCCGCGAAATGGCTTCCTGACGTGTGGTTTTTGTTGAACCAATGAATCGCAATTACACCCGTTCCACGGGTCAACCAATAATGCTAATTGTTGTTGCAATAATTCATTATTGATTTGTTGTAACTTTTTGCGGTTGATTTCGATCAATACCCGTGAAGCACACTCGATTCGTTGCATCTTCTCGCGGCATTCCAGCAACAAATTAGTGAATTCGTCTTCGTCTTCGTCTTCTTCTTCATCACCCCATGCCATCACTGCGCCGCATCTCTCCAATGGTGCGATGTGCTGTAAATAGCGTTCGCCAGTATCGCTCCCTATTATTACTAGAAACGAACCCTGGTTATAACCTAAGCGACCGAGGTTTGGTTGTCGCTCAAGTATAGGCATCAACTCAGTTTCGAGTATTTTGTATTGTTCGGTAAGAACCCTATGTTTTATCTCGACCACACGATGTATATCGCGAATTAGCTCTGTGTGTATATGTTTCTTTTTAGAAATAACAACGTGACCGCTCATACGCATACAGCAACCTGAACGGAAACCACCTAATTGGTCGTGAACGATACAGTCGAGTAGGTGAATTAAATCGAGCGTTTGTAAGTATGTTGTTCTACTAATTAGTCCGCCGGTTGCAACTGCTATAACATCTTCCTCCCGTGCCTCTGCTATAACATCTTCATCCCATAGTCTTTTATCAGTACCCCCCGTTCGTTCCAATGGACGGTTGTTGAGTTGTCGCCTCTTTTCCCTCCATTCCCCCAAAATCTCCTTCATGGTGGCTTCTTGTGTTGCTTTCATTTTGTAATCAGTGTGTCTTAGACAAGTTTGTCATTGAATAGTAAAAAGAAAAGCCTTTCAATTTTGTGGGAACTTAGCCCACTGTCGAATGATATTAAGTAAAAAATACACATATACGGGTTATATTCAAAATCCTATATTTAATTATCACGCAAATAAGTCTCCTTGAAATCTGCAAAACCGTGCGTCGCAATATACTGCATCAAACGCATAACATATGCATACGAAGAACCTGAATGTCCACCGGCAACACTATCATTATGTTCGTACATTGCCGTTTTGATTTTCTCCAATTCGGGTGTATCGCAAAACATAAATCCTTGACCTGCGGGTGGATCGAAATCGCGAATCCATTCCCATAATTCACATTGAGTAATTGCATAATGCGCGTTTTCGAACGATGCCTGGTCGTAAGACTGGACGAAATCGAATGAACCTGAAACTGATATAGTAGACATAATAATAGCCTGTGGTTGATGTGATTGATTTCCGCCTAGGGTCGGAAATCAATTTTATGGGACATCATGCTCGCCCCGCAAAAAAAGGTTTTATTTAATTTATTTTACACAGTTACGTTATTTCTAGTCGAATCTACGCTTGTCTACAAAGTCATCCACCCACGCTGGAGTATATCGTGGTTCTTCTGTTGGTTTCGTGTAGCATCACTCATTTTCGTCGTTGTTCGTTGGTTTATCAACTAAAAATATGCAAAAGCCTTTCAATTTTATATGTTTGTAAACGACCTATTACGATTTACACGTGGTCCTTGAATCCATGTAGGACTTATTCATGTATCACGTGTAAATCATCAGTATGCTTTAAAATTGGTTGTATCAGGACTCCCCCAAAATGATTGTATGCCTGGGGAAGCAGGAAAACCATATTTGCCGAAGTTGCTGGTTTCAATCAGTACATCCTTCAAAGCTGTCGCACCCCGGAACGCGGAACTGCTGATGGTGTTTAATTGAGAACCTGCTTCAAATGTTACAGATGTCAAAGCTGTCGCACCCCGGAACACGTCTTCTCTAATGGTGGTAACACTTGCAGGAATGGTAATGGAGGTCAAAGCTGTCGCATAATAGAACGCATCAAATCCAATGGTGGTTAATTTAGAATCTGCTTCAAATGTTACAGATGTCAAAGCTCTCGCATTTTGGAACGCACTCTGACCAATGCTGGTAACACTTTTGGGAATGGTAATGGAGATCAAAGTTGTATTATTTTGGTACGCATTATTTTCAATGCTGGTAACACTTGCCGGAATGGTAATGGATGTATCGGATGCTTTAAAATTGGTTGTATCAGGACTCCCCCAAAATGATTGTATGCCTGGGGAAGCAGGAAAACCAGTCGTGCCGAACCTGCTGCGTTCAATCAGTACATCCTTCAAAGCTGTCGCACCATTGAACGCTAAACTGCTGAGGGTGTTTAATTGAGAACCTGCTTCAAATGTTACAGATGTCAAAGCTGTCGCATCCAGGAACACGTCTTCTCCAATGGTGGTAACAGTTGCAGGAATGGTAATGGAGGTCAAAGCTGTCGCTTCTCGGAACGCGTACTTTCCAATGGTGGTTAATTTAGAATCTGCTTCAAATGTTACAGATGTCAAAGCTGTCGCACCCCGGAACACACCAGAACCGAAGCTGGTAACACTTTTGGGAATGGTAATGGAGATCAAAGCTGTCGCACCCCGGAACGGAGCAATTCCAATGGTGGTTAATTGAGAACCTGCTTCAAATGTTACAGAGGTCAACGCTGTCGCACCATAGAACGCAGCATCTCCAATGCTGGTAACACTTGCAGGAATGGTAATGGAGGTCAAAACTGTCGTTTGTGCGAACGCATATGCTCCAATGGTGGTTAATTGAGAACCTGCTTCAAATATTACAGATGTCAAAGCTGTCGCATTTTCGAACGCATAATCTCCAATGGCGGTAACACTTGCAGGAATGGTAATGGAGGTCAAAGTTGTATTATTTTGGTACGCATTATTTTCAATGCTGGTAACACTTGCCGGAATGGTAATGGATGTATCGTATGCTTTAAAATTGGTTGTATCAGGACTCCCCCAAAATGATTGTATGCCTGGGGAAGCAGGAAAACCAGTCGTGCCGAACCTGCTGGTTTCAATCAGTACATCCTTCAAAGCTGTCGCACCATTGAACGCATTCTCTCCAATGGTGGTAACACCTGCCGGAATGGTAATGGAGGTCAAAGCTCTCGCATAATAGAACGCATAATTTCCAATAGTGGTTAATTGAGAATCTGCTTCAAATATTACAGATGTCAAAGCTGTCGCACCATTGAACGCATTCTCTCCAATGGTGGTAACACCTGCCGGAATGGTAATGGAGGTCAAAACTGTCGCATAATAGAACGCATAATTTCCAATAGTGGTTAATTGAGAATCTGCTTCAAATATTACAGATGTCAAAGCTGTCGCACCAGTGAACGCATTCTCTCCAATGGTGGTAACACCTGCCGGAATGGTAATGGAGGTCAAAGCTGTCGCATAATAGAACGCATTCTCTCCAATGGTGGTAACACCTGCCGGAATGGTAATGGAGGTCAAATCGAATGTAAGTGCGAACGCGTACTTTCCAATGGTGGTTAATTTAGAATCTGCTTCAAATGTTACAGATGTCAAAGCTGTCGCACCATTGAACGCATCCTCTCCAATGGCGGTAACACTTGCCGGAATGGTAATGGAGGTCAAAGTTGTATTATTTTGGTACGCATTATTTTCAATGGAGGTCGGAGCAGGAGCAGGAGCAGGAGCAGGAGCAGGTGCAGGTGCAGGTGCAGGTGCAGGTGCAGGTGCAGGATACACAACATTGTCAATTGTGAATTCACCATCAGTATTAATTTCTAACAATTTCCCACCCATTTGTATTTTATTAATAAACAGTGTCCCAGTATGGTCAACATACATGAGATTTTTCTTTTTTTCTTCTGTGGTCCCCTGTTTTGTAGGGTCAAATGTTTGAACACCAAATCCAGCATATATATCTTCAGTATCGTGGTCATATTTATCAACAACCATTTTCAAATGCCCTATCTCACGAGTATATCCCGTCTTATCCATGATTTCAAATGCTATATCTGGTCCATATGTTTTCTTAGTTTCCCAGGAAGCATTATGATTATTTGGATAATTTTCTCCTATGTGAGTTTGAATTTCGGCGTGTGTATATTGTTGACTGGTTCTCTTCATAGTCACTGCTGAATTTGAACCAAATGTTGCTTCTTGAATTCGTTCCATCACTACATTGGGGTATTTATCGTTACGTATTACCACATGATGGCTCGGGGTGGTATTTGAAGTTAAAGTTTTGTAAGAATCTATATCTTGATAAAATAATTTCCGCTCGTCCGTATTGATGCCCACATATTTCACAGACGGGTCGACCGACATGAAATTCGTAATTACATTGTTTTCGTCAGATGATACTAGTAAATCCCCTTTTATTCGGGCATCACCGTATAGGTCAAATGACGGAATAATATATTCGTTTATACGCAAGTATAAAACAAAGAGTTCGGTTTGCGTAGTAGCATAGAAATACCCACGATAATCATCTTGAGTATCCTCAAAACTAAAAATACCGTAATCACCTGCATCTATCTGCGAATATTTTGTACGTATTGTATCAAGCATCGATGTTGAAAATGCTCGGTCATTTATATCCGTTATTTCAGAAAGCACCTTTTTATCCGTATCGTGTAATGTTTCAAAATGAAGTTTGGAAATGGTGGAACTCAAAAAATTATTAGAGATCTCAACTTTTACTGCATTGGACTCCATATTTGGATAATGTTCCAATGCGGTGGCTAATATATTGCTGGACTGTTGTTTGTTATAAACGACCTCTGGATCTTTGAAACGCCTCACCATATCCGACAATATATATCCTTGTGCGGTGGCAGCATTGATCCAATCGGCCACCTTCTTGTTTATAGTGGGGTTTAAATGGTTTGGCTGTAAATCGACGCCTGTTCCGAGAAAATACACCGCCCCGCCCAGTAAAAAGAACCGAATATTTAATCGTTTATATCCATATAAAAAGTCGTAGGAACTTTTATACAAGCTGTTATCATACAACAATGCATTGTCGATAAACTCTTGTGTTGCACTACGTATTGCGTCGCGTAATGTATCATTTTCGGCATCAACAACATCGCTCAATTTATCATCCTCCCAATTTTTAAACAACCAATGGTAAATAATGGTCGCGTTGTCGGCATTTTTTGTACTCATATTTAATTCATAACACGTGAAGTAATCGCTATGCGTTTGTGTTTCTGATGGGAATATAGATTCAATTGTATTTCGTATTAAATTCTTCTTTTCTTGGTTCGAATCTTTTTGGTATGACTGTTTGACGGTTCGAATGATTTGATTGAATTTCTCATACTGATCTATTTCTTTGTTTATTACCTGTAATATATTTGTTATACTACAATCACGAATATCAAGAGCGGTTTTTGGTGCTTGGGTTCCTATACCCACATTAAACATATTGGAAATCAACTTATCACGCGTGCTGACTTTGAATATTTCGGTCTGATTTGGTGTTTGCACCGAAAAATCTCCGGTAAAACGCGTATCGCCTTTGGCTATAATACTTTGCCCCACAAAATCATTTACATTTATACCGCAAGACACACGATAAGTAATACCGTCTTTGGTAAAATACTTGGATGATGTTACTTTATATCCCTCATGCCAGTCATAGGCAACCATAAACGTCTGGTCTTGATATAATTCCCCGTATGATTCTCTAAACGATTTCGTCATTATACCTAATACGGTGCCCGCATTCAGATTGATTGTACTTAAATACAGGTCAGAAGTGGTTTCTCCATTCCATTGGGAATAGTATTCATGATACAAATATTTGTTTACGTCTTTGTCATCTACATAATCGCAAAACAAATATGTATTTTCTAATCCAAATCGTCCGACAAACTCACCGGAACGAATTGCATTTGTTATACTATCGACACTATTGCCGTTCTTTAACTGATTGAAAATTTCCGAACTCTGCATTAATGCGGATGCATAATTCACTAATCTATGTGTGCTGCTAACACCATTGATAAATTTCTGAAACAAATGTGTATAAGAGAGATCTATCATATATATGTCTATATCTACATATGTCGCAACACATACCAATTTTGTGCCATACATCTTGCCTTTTATGGATACAGCCATATTGCTCGCTTGATTTACATATTGCTCCACAAAACTATATATGATTGGGATAGTCGGGGAAGTATCTTCTTGTATTTTCGCAACTTCACGCGCGAGTTGTTGTATTTTTAATGTCGCATTACTATCAAATGTATATTTTTTTGCGGCACTTGTTTTCGAGGCACTTGGTCGTATATAGGAGGCATCTACTTCTCTCTGTACTTCTTGCTCATTGATATAATACAAATATTCAATGTCCGGCGTAGTTTTTGCTGTGTCTATTGAAAATACGAAAAATTCGTTGATTTCACCTTTATAATCGGCCAGATATGAACTGGGCTTTATAACTTTTTTCACTGCATCATACGTAGTTTCCTGAAATAATAACGTGGAGATGTTATAACTATTTAATAACGCTGGGTGAAACAATTGTAAGAAATCCGCAATGTTGCGATTTGATAAATTATCAATATCGAGTAATCCATCTACTTCATACGATTGTTGATTAATTCCCAACTTGCCGTGTAATGTGGTAATTTTATCTCCAGTGGTTTCAACATTCAATACTTGTTCTTTGTTGTAATTTCGCACCTCCAATTTACCATTCACAATCATATCACCCTTTACGATTAATGATTTCGGGAACAGGCTATTTAATTCTTTATATTTAAATTGAATATGCGTTTTATCGTCTTCAGTGATAATTATCTTCACAAACGCAACATACGATAAGCCATTCGATATAAATGTTGATAGAATCTTCTGACCATTAAAAAATGTTCCATAGTTTGATTCGATATCTTTCATCACATTAAATACCATATCCGGGGTATTCAGTTTAACATCGAGATTATAACATTTGCTAATCAATTTGCCAGCCCAGTCCGGTCGATCCGTCGACCCGATACACTTTAATTGAGAAAATTCGGTAAAAGGTCCATATTCCCAAGTCGTATCATTTGTTGTGAATTGAACGGTCCCGTCCATCATATCGCCTATTGTATTCAATAATGTTTGATAGGATTCCGAAAACATTCCAATATTGTAGAGGTTTAATGTCGTATAATCGACCATGGATACACCCGCACCTACAGCCAACCATGTATTTTTAAGTGAATTCGGATGCGGTCGGATAATATTTACGTACATTTTCACACCCTGAGTCCATTCATCAAACCACACATATACACGTTCATTTTTTTCCTTTTTTTCCTTTTTGGTTTTATTTCGTATCGATATCGTTTCTCTGTCTATACCGGCTGCAATGGCTTTATATGTAATATCTCCATTCTGCGTCGTGATTGTTTTCGTCTCATTTTCGCGTAATTGACTTGGAGTGAAACCATTTATATCGCTATATGTGTTCCAAGACACCAATTCACGAGTTTCGACAGATTTATCATCATACGAAAATTCCAATATCCAGCTATAATCGCGGTCCTCGTAAAACCGGGTTTTTACTAAAGGTGTCAATACATCAACGAACGATTTACTGTCTATTAATTTGTCTTTATTTTCCGTGACTAAATCATTCACATAATACGCATTATCAATCGCCTGTTTAAATTCATTTAAACTTGCCTCTACCACACCAAGTGGTAGATGTTCGATGGTAACTGATTCAGTTAGTTTGGGCGATTCTGCTGCAACTGTTCGTAACGGCAATACCATGCTTATATAATGATATATATATATATAATTTATGTAAATATGTGTCTATAATCAAACTAGAATATCGCCAATATCCTTTTTTTCCAAGAACACACGCCATTTTTGTTTGGTGTAGAGATATACATCAGACATTCCCTTTCTTCTTCTTCTTCTTCTTATTACAATTCTAGTTTGCAGGGTATAATATTATATCGTGGTATTTATATAGATGTCGGAGGGGAATTCGTATGTGTTTACTCCTTATGGGAATACTTTAGCCTATGGAAGAGCAGATCTTATACAGATAATGGGTGGCGGTGGACTATCATCAGCAGATGTTAGTAATTATTATAATGAACGCTATAACCTTTCTGAGGATACGTGGGATCATTTATTTGGTAGTAGTAATCCGGTTTATACTGATACCACTTCACTTGCTTTACCCGATGTCGCTACTATAGCTACTATAGCACGATTGAAACAAACTAAAACAATTGTTGTTGATTTACTTTCGGTCGACGTTGTAATGCAAATTATGTTACAAATGGAAAAAGCGCTTAACGCATCGACTAATGCATATAAATTATTCACAAATAAGTATGAAAACGGAACTCAAGAATCTGACACTGCAGATACTATACGTTCCATATACAAAAGTTATTTTAATGATGGAACAGACCTGTCTTTATACGATATACAGAAAAAAGGGTCCACTTCTGCATTCGCTAATCTAAAAATTCAATTTACAAGCCGTTTAGGTCAATTGGAATATGACCGAAATGAAACATTACAACAATACATTAACGGAACTGGAACTATACGTAATGGCCGTAAATTAAACTATTATGCAAGCGAATTTGGTGTGGAAATGTTACAAAATTCGTTGTTGCAGTCAGATTCAGATTCGGATTCGCCCAAGCTTAATGGACTGTCTTGCGGATTTTCATTGATAAAAGAATCTGGTGCAATAGACGCAAAAGTATTGAATATACGTATCTATTTCTCATATGTATTCGCAGATCCAACATCTCCATCTAGGCAGATTGCCATTTCTTCTGGTGTGAATTTATTTGATATTATTGATATCGCAAAATTTCGAGAAGGAGTATCTTCGACAGCACTTTCTTATTTACTAACAGATATTTGTAAGATGATAAATGGGGATAATAATAATTCTTTATCTTTCACTCCCACAAATACCGCATGGGAATATGGTCCAATTACAAGCCTTAATTCTTTGAAATGTATACATTCAGATACCGCGCCATATTGGAGCCAAAAACCTATATCAGAATGTTATTTGCGTAATTCTACACTTGATATACCTAGGAGGATGTATTACATTATTGAATACTTAAATTCCAAATACAGCTCTTTGGAAAACGGACAAAAAATTATTATTGCGTTTTCTGATGGAGGATATAAAATAGTCTCTGTAGTGAGGATACTCATAGATAAGGTTGATAACGAGCCCGCCATTATAACCTTTCAATCTAAAGATGCTCGAATAGACAATCTTTTTCCAGTATATAATGTTAAGTCGGACACAATTATTTCAGGTGAGTTAATGGTGGAAAATATTAAAGGGGACACATTTATGCAAGTTGACCCGGTTACCAGTTCTGTATCTATTGCCGGAAAATTAGGAATAAATCAGGAATTACACGAAATAAAGGGTATGGTAGATATAGACAACTTATCAAGCCGTAATATGAAACAGTTTATAGACCAATTTGCACCTTTAATACGCAATACAATTGAAAACATGGACGCTTTTATACAAGTAAATCCATTTACTTCAACAGATCAAGAAATATTAAATAGCAGTGTGGCCGGTATTCTTCCATTAAAAATATATACAGCAGAATCCGTACCAATTAAAATAACGCGACAGGAACGTCTTAGCAAATTAAATGCGTCAATTGACCTTCCTGTTCGAATGTATTTTATTGCTGACGAACAACGAAAAAAGAACCTTATAGATATAAGTATTATATTGCAAGAGGCACAAATTAACCGACTACATGTTGAGCATCAGAAGAGAACAAATGAAGAAGCGGACAGAAGAAAATGGGCGGTACTTGCCGAAGTCGGTATTGCGGTTATATATGTAGGGATTGCTATTGGAACTGGCGGAACGGGGGCTGTGGCTGTTGCTGGAGTAACAGCTTTAATCGAAATCAGTAAGATAGTGCAGGCTGAAGTCGGATCTGTTAAAGATCTAATAGAAAACTTGGATGGATATTCGCTCGAGCAATTGGAAGAAAAAATAACGGCTGCCGTAGCAAAAAAGACCACCTTGATTACTGAAAGTGGAAGACAGGCAACATACGTCACTCAACTTCAAGAAGAGTATAAAACACAAAGCGAAATTGTGGGTTTGAATAGTGCATATGAAGATAATTTAACCGCTCAAAATAGTTATATGTATGTATTGCGATTTTTGACGCTTGCAGGAGTATATCTAGAACGTGGAATGGCCGATATAATCAGACAAACTAATGCATTTTTACCTGCATATACGGTTTCCGAAGAGTATGAAGCTGATGCTCTTCGTTATAAGACCCTTATCGATAATTTACCTAGTCTTTTTGGTAAAAACACTTATAAACAAAAGATTGATGACTTACTTAACGAAATCAACATGAATAAAATAATTTCTCTATATCAAGAAACCGTTCACAATATTTCATCCGAGGAAACCAATTTTATAGCCACGATGAAGAATTATTCGGGTTATACGACTGAAAATAGAAAGGCAATAGAATTTCTTATCAGTTATAATGTTTATCTAACTGATTTATACAATAAAAAACGCGCTGAAATTAATAACCAAGAAAAAGGGTTGATTGCAAAAGCAGCGCCAACACAAACGAACACAACAAAAACAAGCGCAGAAATTATAACACTTCAAACCACTATAGACACTAATCAAGAAGAATATGACAAAGCAAAATTCACGTTAGAAGCATATACGTGGTTACTTGAAAATTATGGGCGTGGAATACACAAAGATAAACATAACTTACATCTGTTAACAGGCAGGTGTCTCGCAGATTCAGGCTTAGGGTGGGAGTATCACAATCACTCGACCGACCTGGCCGTTCGTGCAAATGTCGTAAAAGAGGCACAATTAACCGACATCCCCTCTGAAGATCCAAATGAAGATCTAAATACATTTCAAATACTAGGATACGGGGATATATTGCAATATTATGTAAATAATAACGGAGACCCAAATATGAGGCTAAATCTGTTTTCAGCCTGGGTTAATAGAACATTTTCAAATCTTAAAACGCGCCAACAAACTAAGGTTGATAACTTAAAAACTATATTAGACGCCAGTATCGGTAGCATGAATGCAACTACAGATGCCTTGCAAGATTTTACCAGAAACAATGACTTTGATGCTAAGACACACAACTTAATGAAATCAATCATCACAAACTTATATAAGATGTATACGGCTTATCCTACGGAAACTTTGAATACGACACAGGCCATCGTTTTACCTGTCACTGTAAAAGAAGATGGCACGACATCGATTTTATACTTAAAAACTTCTATGTTACCCAATAATGCGGAAACAGAAAAAGCAGATGTGGCTGCAGCACAATCGAATGTGGCTGCAAAACAATCAGATTTGGTTGCAGCACAATCGCCCGTGGCTGCAGCACAATCGAATGTGGCTGCAGCACAATCGAATGTGGCTGCAAAACAATCGGATGTGGATTATTATGAAAATTTGGTACAAATAACCACCAATAATAAGACTAATTTTGTAAATCAACTTACTAATATTATGCAATTACATACCAATTTTATAAATGTTCACCGTAACTACGCAAACACGAATACACGACCCTTTTCGTATGTGCTAGAGGTTTTACTGATATATTCCACAGAGTTAAATCGATTAAAGAACTTAGACTATTGGGTGACGCGATCAAATTATTCTTCTACTCTCGTCGACAATACGACGGAAGGAACCTTCAAACAAAACCCACCTAACCGACCTCGTAACGGGAAAAACTATGATATACTGACTTTTTTTAATGTTTTGACCCTCGACTATACAGATGTTGAAACCATAGAAACAACCAGCGGATCCGAACGTATTAATGATGATCAAATTTATCCGCTTACTGACGGAAAATCCATAAAATATAAGGTTGCGAAGCATAATAATGTAGAACCCACGGTTGAGTATGACTGGAAAATACAGTTAATGCCTAATTTATCATCAACAACGGACGGCGATAATGCGCTATATTACGTGTTATATACGGATTCTGTTAATCCTCGAAGTTATTTAACGTTTGAGTTTAATTATCGTAATACTGGGAGTTCGATAACTACTACTGTGATCTCCGAGGCTAGTGTATTTGAAGTAAAAAAAACAAATAAAGGCACACATTATTTTCAACGTCCTACTCATTATATAGAAGGCCCAACAGAACATAGCATGTATTCGTCAGGTACGGCATTTGGGGAAGTTGCGGCATCTAGGCCAGATTTCTATGTTAAGAATAGAGACAAATACGTGACGGAACTTCAACGATTAAACGATCGTATTAGTAGTGCAGAAATACGACATGATATTGCACAAACCGCTCTTGAGCACGCACGAATCGCTCTTGCTACCGCAGAAGCTACCGCACAAACCGATATTGCTACCGCACAAACCGATATTGATACCGCACAAACCGATATTGATACCGCACAAACCGCTCTTGCTACCGCAGAAACCGCTCTTGCTACCGCAGAAGCTACCCCGACTTTAACCCTATCTGGTCGTTCTTTAAATGTAGATATATACACACGAGACCAATCGTATCGTGATATATTGTTGAATTTGATTACTTCATTGACCGCATCTACTCAACTTGTAAATTACAGTACTATACTGTTTAAAAAGGATAATACTCTTTCTATTAGTGAACGCATTCAATCGGATGCATTATTTACAGAACGTTTTGGATCACCTTCTCTTTTTGTAGTAATCGACAATATTACAGAGAAAAAGGTTGTTCTAAGCGAAGAGTTTTCACATTGGAATGGTAAAGAGTCATCTGGATTACTTATTCCTGGAACAAATATTAAACTCGATGATGTATATGCAGGTATAACTAAAGCTTTTATCGCACAATACGGGTTTAATCCGACGTATCAAACAGTTACTAATGTATTAATCGAAAATATGTATATTGTGCCATATAAGTATGATGATCAGTGGAAACTTGGTGTAATGCGATATTACAAAAACGGCACTATATTATATCGTATCTGGTGCAGTATTGAAGTTAATGATTATATTAGTCAGAGTATTATTACGAGAGGTGACTCTACATTGTACGGAGATCTAACGTTAAAATCTGTAGATGAAACGGAAATTTTCCATATTGATACATTAAACAAGATTGCATCCAATATGTATCCTTTGGGTATTGGAACGAATCAACCCAAAACTATGTTGGATATTCAAGATACGTCTATATTTGATGTAACTAATATCTTCGATACTATTTCTACTCGATTGAATACTATGAATGGGATTACAATATCGGATACAAGTTTGAATGATACGACAATAATAACTAATTTAAATTCCTCTTTACCTAGTTCCACATCAACAGACGACTACTATTACGTATATAAAATAGATATGGCTACAAAAGTCGCAGGTGACGTAAAGATTATGTATCATGGCACTAATTCGTCATGGATCGGACATACATATACCGAATTATTAAACAACAATATCGACTTGGATAACAGTGAAATCATTAGCAAATACATCTTACCATCGCTACAAAAAACCATTGATGAAACCTTGTTCTATAATGATAGTATATACACTACACTTGTATCATATATTTATGGTTTAAAATACTCAATGAATAAGGTTATTTCTATAACAGATACCAATGAAATATACATTGTAGGAAGTGGATTGAATATACAACAATACAATATAAATGCGATAAATAATCCTAATGTGGCGTTATTATTTGAAAAGATGGATGAACTGGTTAAATATGTAACTTATACAAAATATAAGCGATATGATGAGAAATATCCTACGCAGCTCACTAATACCAATGTCTATAATGGTAACAATATACTACGTTTTTACAACCAAATATATTCTGAAAAAGAAAATGATATCATGGAATATAGTCAAATACAACTCAATGGAAATTTGGAATTGCCGCTTCAAGGTACTAACTATATAGAGTCTAAGATACATACAGCTCCAGAAGGAAGCTCTTCATCAACCCTCTTTCACTGGAAAACATTATTATTGCAGAATATGTCGCCGGTTGTATATGTGTTATATACGGATGTTTTGGATACTAGATATTATTTGCAATTAAAGACTGATAGGAATGAATCACAATCAACCACAGACCCTAAAAATGCTACGAAGTTTGAAATTAAATACTATCGAAATAACTATCGCGATATTAATGCTGTTGTGCGGGTGATTGCGAGGCCTAATGTGCCCGCGCCGGTTGTTGTGCGGGTGACTGCGAGTGTGCCTAATGCTGTCGGAACGTCAGATTACACGAGTGGAAATTGGGTACAGGCTTATACATTCAATCAAAGCACCAACATGGCTCAGACTAATACATATAATTTAAGGATACCAGCAACCCAACAAGAAAAGGTGTATACAGCATACACAACATACACAACAGGCAATAATACAGATACATATTTACGAGTTTATATAGGGAACGCGCAATTTGGATATAATGACGACACAATCGGATATAATGACGACACAATCGGTCTGAATGCAAGTCTACAATTCACTATACCAGCTAACCATGATTGTATTGTAGCTTATGGATTGTATTCATCGTATACCGGTTTGACTACGTTACGTCTGGACCCTCTTGTTCCTGTTGTGTCGGTGACTGCTACGAGTGTGCCTAATGCTGTCGGAACGTCAGATTACACGAGTGGAAATTGGGTACAGGCTTATACCTTCAATCAAGACACCAACTCGGCTCAGAGTAATACATATAATTTAAGCATACAAGCGACCCAACAGGCTAAGGTGTATACAGCATACACAACAGGCAATACAGATACATATTTACGAGTTTATATAGGGAACGCGCAATTTGGATATAATGACGACGGTGGGTTCAATTATAACACAAGTCTACAATTCACTATACCAGCTAACCATGATTGTATTGTAGCTTATGGAATGTTTTCATCAAATACCGGTTCGACTACGTTACGTCTGGACCCTCTTGTTCCGGTTGTTGTGCCGGTGACTGCTACGAGTGTGCCTAATGCTGTCGGAACGTCAGATTACACGAGTGGAAATTGGGAACTGTATGGTACCTTCAATCAAAACACCAACTTCGCTCAGACTAATACATATAATTTAAGCATACCCGCGACCGAACAGGCTAAGGTGTATACAGCATACACAACAGGCAATACAGATACATATTTACGAGTTTATATAGGGAATGAGCAGCATGGATATAATGACGACACAATCGGTCTGAATGCAAGGCTACAATTCACTATACCAGCTAACCATGATTGTATTGTAGCTTATGGAATGTATTCAGACAACAATACCGGTTCGACTATGATACATCTGGACCCTGTTACTTCTTCTGTTACTTCTTCTGCTCCTGTTAATAACGACAATTCCAATTCCAAACTAATTATTTTAGGCCAAATACGTTCGCACGATGGGAACCAGACAATTTCGGATAATGATATAGCCATTAATGATCTATTGAATAATGGAACACCTATAGATGATGCCTCTATATCGGCTGCGATAGAAACACCTCCAGACGGAAACCAGTCATCAGACGTCTTTGATTGGAAAATACTACTAAATCTGGATACGTCGCCTCCTTTATATGTGTTATATATGGATAATTCGGATACTAGATATTATTTGCAATTAAAGACATCTGGAAATGGGTCACAAACGACAACCGACATTAACAATGCTACATTGTTGAAAATAAATATAGGATCGGTTTCCTATTTTACCATACCGAAGATAGTTACACTGAATAGGCTCATTGATAATGATGCCGATAAGCCCTATTTTTACACACCAACCACGATTACGCATACATTAAGTTATGGTCTCGACAATATGACTGATTATATTAATTTATTAAACTCTCGCGATAGTTTGGGGACTAGTGATACACACACGTATACAATAGTTAATGGAGCGGCAACTTATTTGGATCATTTTGTTGGTAGTATTAAAATCGGTCAGTTGAATTCAGATGTCACCGATACTGCTACTAGGGAAGCAAACACGCGATTGATAGAATTACACACATCATTTATGGTGCAATACTTTAAATTATATGATGGGGATAATTTGGCGACAAATAATTTTGGGGTTGTATCCACTAAAAATAATAATCACAATTACATTACCTATTTTTATAAATACGCGTATGGTTCAAATATAAAAATTGACGCATTTTTTATGAATATTACAGAAAAATTTCTTCCATCATCAGTATCTTTAAATGGAGATATGACTGTTTCGGGTTCATTAAACATTCACGGTAAAAATGATAAATATATAACGATTGATCCGGAAAACAATTTTTTTGGTATAAATACAAATGACCGATTTATCAATTATAGTAATACTTATGGTACGACTAGTTCTGTGTATAACACACAACGACATGGGGTTGCATATAGCACAACATACCCTAACTTCTCTTTTGAACGTGTGTCTGAAACACCTGAAGATCCGTCAAATCCCAGTTATACGAGATTTGGTTCCTATTCAGCTAGCACAATGGTTCGTGTGAGTAAATTGTGGAATTATAATGAGATAATGGAACGTGTGAATAGATTGAACGTACAAAAGACCGCACTAAGTTCTGACAATTATACAATAGGGAGTTTAAAAACGTATAGCAATAATAATTATAACTGGAAAATTCTTAGCACATATGGTCCAGATATATCATTTGAGGTTACCGATAATACTGGTTTGACGACTGAATTGGGGCAATTAAAAATGGTAATTGATAAGAAAGATGCTTCAAACAACCTACACGCTGGATTTGGAGTCCAAGTAGTGGACACCACAATGTCTTCGTCCTTAGAGATTTCCTTAAAAAATATTCTTTATGTCAATAATGATAGTCAATTATTTGTAGAAGGTGTTTGGTTAGGTGGTAAATTATTATATGAAAAGGATGGCCGATTAATATGGGGAGAAACACCAATTATACTCGAGCAGCCAGAACCTTTTACAAATACTGTTGTGTTTCAAAATAGAAATATTGTACGATTTAATGGTAGTATCACAGCAGATATTGAGAGCATTGTTAATAATCTATCTTCAGAGCACCTAACTATAGATAAACACTTACCTCTTACAAATGGAAATTATATACGATATCCGGCAACATCTCAGCTCCATGATTGGGTTAACTGGTATACAGAAGTTGTTAATAGTATTTCAGCATCAGCATATGTGTTATATTATACGGATACAAATGGTACAAAACAATATTTGAAATTTAATAACGAAAACTATGGTTCTGGTATTACAGAAACTATAGGAGATGCTACTGTATTAGAAATTAAAACAAATAGTTCTGGATATCAATACTTTTACATACCAACAACTATCTTGATGGGGGGAGGACCGGGTCTTATAGACACATTAACTAATGATAAAGTAACTGCGTTAGAAACTAAAAACGCGGAGTTACAAACCCGAATAGATAGTATCACGACAATATTAAATACAAATGGTCTTTCATAAATAATCGTTATAAAGCAACTTTCGAGCATACAGACTCAGATGAATATATAATCGAATAATGAATAATACATCAATAATATATGAAAAAAATGTGGGTATAATATATAGAAATGGGAGAACCCGCTTTTGAAATGGACCCAAACTATTTTGATGAAGTCAAAACAATGTTGTATGAAACTGCCAAATTTTCGTGGGAGGTAGTCGGTTATGTGTATAAATACATCGACGAAAATGATTTTAAATTTTAATTGAGAGGGAGAGAATAATGTATTGGATAAAATGGACCAATACATTATCATACTTTAGTTTTATACCAATCCCTTCAATGCCTTAGGAATCTTCTTGTGTTTCTTGAAAGCAGTAACCATCTTAGATTTATTGGATTGTCTAGATACGATTAATGTGCGAACGTCATCATCGGAAACACGAATATCGGAGCGTTTCAATAGATTTTCAACAACATCGAGCATATCCTTTTGAATGGCTACTTGTAAAACAGATTCGTCTTGGTCGTTTTTCACATTCGGATTAAACGACTCATTGTCTAAGAATCTAAATATCTGCGATGTTTTGTGTTCTTTCCATGCAGCTGTTTGAGGCCATGTGAATAAATCCAATTGATAGAAAATACCCGACGACTTGATTGGTTTCAGTTTATCGCATTCTGCCGAAATACTTTTTCCACATACCATGCAACTTTCTTTGTTTCTATTTTCTACATCTTGAATCGCGCAATACACACGGAAACAGTCTTTGTGATAATGATGACCGCAATTTGTCTTATATGAATCATTACCCAATTTTTTTAAACAAACCGGGCATGGACGGTCAGCAATACTTATTTTTTTCACCGGTTTATACTCTACTTGAATCATATGCTCCATACCATTTAAAATGAGGTCGCGATAAGACTCGCAATTTCCACTAAATTGTGAGCGACGCGTTCCTTTGGGACAACGCTTTTTCTTTTCTCCTTCCTTATGTTTTTCACAATTTCCATTGGCTCTATTTTTACGCGTTCCTTTGGGGCACCTTGAACGGGTCATTTATATAATACGCGGATACTATAATTACGATATTTTGCGTAAATATTATTCATCTAATTCTTTCACAAAATGTACTATTTTATTCATTCCTATCCGCATTTTTGATATATCAAGGGGGTCGTTCTGTCCGATAGAATAGGTAAAGTCGACAAACGATAATCGCAAACATAACCCTTTCAATGCAAAATGCTGACCCGCGACGGTTAAAATCTGTAATTTTTCCAACAAATAATTGGATAGTTCAATACTATTATGTATTTGAAGTTGTTTAAGAGCCTCTGTATAACGCCCAAAGTCGATTACTATGTACCAAGCACTATTGGGTTTGACAAATTTTAATTTGGATCCGCATAATATATTATACATTTCACGACTAATATAAGAAAATATGGAATTGGTTTCAGAATAATGTTGTTTATATAAATCGGTATTAGAAAGCATATAGTTGGTCGCATATTGGATCGGCACAGAGGCGCAAGAAAAAATATTGGATGAATATTGAGCGCATTTATAATATAATTCAGATGTTTGTTGAGGAAATGCCAGCCAACCTAATCGATATCCCCCACATCCCAAATCTTTTGAAACAGAGGACCCGATTATGGTTAACTCGGGAATGAATGAAGATATCGATTGAATATTTTGTTCGTGACATAAATGTAAATATATTTCATCCGCAAAAACCAAACATTGGTGTTTTTTTAGAATATTTGCAATAGCACGTAGTTCATCGTTTTGATATACTACTCCCGTCGGATTATTGGGATTATTAAACAATAATAGTTTGGACGAATTATTCATAGTTTCAAGTAAAGCATCTAATTTTTCTAAACACACGGAGAATTCGTCATCTATACACGTTTCAAAATCAATCACATGTTTATCGGGCAAAATATTGGTTTGTTCTTTATAGCTAATCCATGAGGGTGTGATGTGAATCAGAGTACCTTCAAATGCCATTTGTAGTATGAAAATTAATTCTTTTAATCCATTACCTACAATGATGTTGTATTGGGTATCCACGGTGTTGTATATATTTTGTAATGTGGCATTTAATTCGAGAATACCCGTACAACGAGCATATTGCTTTTTATGTGCGTATTCTTTTACTTTCTCGATATAATACGGTGGTTGTTCTATCGGATTTTCACCTAATCCAAAATTGTATATAGTAATATTTTGCTTATGATATTCTTCCAATATTATTTTCGATTTTAATGTGGCCGAAATCTTATCTGCCATACTTCTTTATACATAAACCGACAATAATAATAATGAAGTTTAATCGCGATTTATGTCAATAAATCGCGCTAAATATATTACAAATATAATGGTAACGTTGTCATGGGTAACGTTGTTATTGGTATAAATATGTATTAGATGGCAAATCTCTTATACACTTCCAAGGCGACCAATCCACCTAATATTTGCGAAACGCAGATCGGAATGATCTCGCTTGGTGCGATTTTACCTGCAGCCGCCATGGTAATGGTAATGATAGGATTTATTGAGGCGGAAGTAATGCGGTAAGTCATTAATAAAAGGAAGGCGTATGTTGCACCAACCGCGAGTGGATTTCCGGTGGCGATAACGACATAGGTTAAAAATAGCGCTGCTAAAAATTCAGCTAAATACGAATACATGTTATACTGTATCATTGGAAAAAAAAGGGTGAATATGGTGATATTATTTCTATGTTATTCGGCAACGGCAATTTTACTGTATACAATAGTTGCTATATGAAATCCAAATATTTTCACATTAAACATATTGCATTCTTTTCCATAATATGCTTCTTCGATTACCATATCATAATCTCCCTTATTCGCATTAAAATTTATTCCAATTTGTTCTATTTTAATATCATCTGTATCAATTAGCGAGGGTACTTTGATCGTATATACATTTTTACAACAATTCGAAATGGCTGGTTCAGACTCTTCCGGATGGTTAGGCAAACCTTCCCAATCTCCGCCATAAAATTTCACCGATAATTTAATGTCTACGTCTGTTGGTGCATTTCGCAATTTAACTCGTAAAAAATGTTGTCCGTCGTTATCCGTCGGTTTCATATGAATATTTTGATATAGAAATACACCCCTATCACCCTTTTTCATTTTTATTTCCCATTTTTTATCAATGTCATGCTCTCCAATTGTTTTCGCAAAATTCTCCTGGTTTCCACAATTTTCCCAATTGTCTCCACTTTCAATAGATTTTTCATTCTTTTCCCAAGTTAGATCTAAAGTGTTGGTAGGAATATTTTTACTAAAAAACCCCCAATGATAACTAAACTCATATCCTTGACAATATTTCCAAATACAACCACCTACCCCTAATAATATAGCACTCGATCCGCCAAATATTTCTAATAGATTCAATGAATCAGTCATTATTACAATGATGATATTTTATAATGCTGGTGTTTCGCGATTTTTCCCCCATACTTTCGCAGGTACAACGGAACCTTGATTACGAACGCGATTGAGAGCGCTGCGAACTGTATTCACTTCGTTTCCTGCCGTAAAAGACATTGGATTTTCCTTTGCATTGAGCGAACCATTTGCAATGCTATTGATGCGACGACTTGACGTCACTTGCGAAGCATCGCGATTGCCACCAATCCACTTCTTTTGGACGTTGGAAGAAGCCGTATAATTGGGTTGAGATGGACTGTATCCACGCACATAATCCATTCTGCCTAAAACAAATGTACTAGACCCATCTGAAGTCAGATCTTTGGCGGGCATCGCCTTGCGTCCACTTAAAACAGCATTGTTGGTGTTTTGTATGATAGGTAACATGGAAATGAACGTCATTTTATATATTGTATACATATATTCATAGGTGAATACATGTTACTTGGACCAATTATTTAACGGCGACTTCTCAAGAGGGGGACAAAGGACGCATTGTGATCGTCGCCACCGTTCTTCAAATCATTGTAATTACGGTTCATGGCAGCCTCGCGCTTGTAACGTGTGAATAGAGAAGAATCGTAAACGTACTTGGGATTACATGCGGCAGCAGGGACACCTGTACCATCGCAACGATCGATCTGATTTCCTGCAAAAACAAGACTTTGAGACCATCCTGGTGCGTTACTAGACATGGGATTGGGTCCGCCACATGCGTAGTTCTGACGGGATAACCAATCACCTGCATTGTATACGGCACGAAAAGGTCCAATTTTACGACCATATCCTTTATAGGTGGGTTTTGCCATAGATGTGTTCCATCCATCACGCAATATTTTACGTGTCGTGGTTTGAGCTCCGTCTTTGTAGTTTAATACTGTTTGTGTTGCAGAAAAACCTTGATAGGGTCCTCCTAAATTATTGGTTTTTTTTTCATTACTGTTTGTAGAAGGACAAGTCATACTATATTATATAGTAAGGAGACAAATAAAGGTTAACCAATTGTCATCTTGGAAAAACAACTAAATTAATCCGTGAAGGATGAAATGATCGATGTTCGCATTTGTAATTTCGAATACCTCATCGCATCTTTTTCAACGAGGTTCCAAGAAGGATTACTTAAATAAATACGTGAAAATGATGTGGTTTTGAATGTTTCATAACACAATCTTGGAAAACTCGCTAAAATAATCGTCACACTGGGTCAAAAATCAATTGTCGCCTTCTTCTTTTCTATCCTTTTTACCATCTTTTATAACGATTTTCCAAGATTGTGTTAAAAGAATATTTGGAAATCCTTCAAAAATAGGTGTTACCAATAGTAAATTGTTACTTGCCCTTTATTTCTACCTATTGTATATACCGAAATATGGAATATTTAGAAAAATTGGCAAACGATAATGTATATTATACGTTTGATTCGGATTGTATTAGGAAACGATCGAATATGAGTAAATCCCATGACGCATATAAATTTGATACATCAGTGTACGACCCCGAAAAACTGCTAAAAAACATTCCATCGCAATCTCCTAAATTACACAAACTCTTGGAAAACATTGCAAAATTAGACAAGAAGGATATGGAGCGCGACGGACACCATTATAAACATTTCATCTTTTGCGATTTGAAATCCAGTAGTTATGGTGCGAAAATGTTGGCATCTGCATTAATCGCCACAGGTAAAACGCTGGGATATTCTGCAAAAAGAAAAGATGAAGTCGTGAAAACACCCGCTCAAAAAACGCCTAAAGTTCGCGAGGATACACCCAGGCCTTTGGATAAATTATCGGTGAAACGATTGAGAAAAACACCTCAATTGGAAAACATCGAAGAAGGGGATGAAGAAAATTCGATGCAAGGAGGTTCGAAAACTTCGTCGAAAAAGAAAGAGTACCTAAAAATGGAATTTCTAGACCCGAAAAAATTACGCGAGACAAAGTTCGAAAACTTTTTCCTATTATCATCCGTCGATGTTTTCGACCAAAGCATTAGTGTAAAGGATAAGAAACACATACTTCAATCGTTTAATGCAAGACCAGAAAACGTCCATGGGGAGAACATCCGATTCATTATTATGGATAGTGGTTTTAAGGAGGGTATTGATTTGTTTGACATTAAATACGTCCATATATTCGAGCCACCAGTGAATAATGCGGATAAGAAACAAGTGATTGGGCGCGGTACGCGTACGTGCGGACAAAAGGGATTGGATTTCCATCCTACCCGCGGATGGCCTCTCCATGTTTTCATCTACGACTTGGAAATACCGGAACCATTGCAAAAGCAATTCCTAGGATCGAAAACGGCGATGGAAGTATATTTGCAGTCTCTCAATGTAGACCTTCGCATGGCGGAATTCATGTCGGATATGGAGAAAACGATTGTGTATGGTTCAGTCGATCATGATCTTAACCAGAAAATCCATTCTTTTACAATTGATGAAGAGGGCATGGAAGATGACGGAGATATGCTATTGGGAGGAGGTCCTAAACGAAAACCAGTAATACGCACCAAAAAATTGTTCGTGGATCCCTCCAAACCTGCACTGGTTATTGGTTCAGGTTCACAGGAAATTGTGCTCCCTTCCGGACAAAAGGTAATCGGTATGGAATTGCAAGATATGACTTTTAAGAAGATGCGTGAATACGTCCGGGATACTTTTTCCCATTGTTCTTGGAAAGATGTCAAAATGGAGAACCAATGTGGTACGTCGACCGCGTCTGCGTCAAACGACGGAGTCATTGTCTACACTCCTACACAACGATTCGTCCAAGAATACTTTACACCACAAGCGCCCGTGAAAGGCATGCTTTTGTGGCATAGTGTTGGTACAGGGAAAACGTGTTCTGCGATTGCCGCGGCAACATCGTCTTTTGTGAATCAAGGATACACGATTTTATGGGTCACACGCACCACTCTCAAAAACGACATTTGGAAGAATATGTTCGACCAAATATGTAACGAACAAATCCGGAAAATGGTGCGCGATGGTGTGGAATTACCGAAAGATCACAACAAGAGAATGCGATTGCTTTCGAAAGCTTGGAAAATACGTCCCATGTCCTATAAACAATTCAGTAATCTGGTATCCAAGGAAAATGACTATTATCGCAAATTAGTGGATATCAATGGCACCCAGGATCCATTGCGTAAAACCCTGTTAATCATTGATGAAGCCCACAAATTATATGGAGGGGGCGACTTGTCTAGCCTGGAACGTCCTGATATGAAAGCACTCCATAAAGCACTCATGAATTCGTATGGGACATCGGGAAAGGACAGTGCGCGATTATTATTGATGACGGCTACTCCCATTACAGAGAGTCCAATGGAGATGAATCAGTTATTAAATCTCTGCAAACCTGCAATGTCGCAATTGCCCGACGAATTCGACCGTTTTTCGCTCGAATACTTGGATGAAGTAGGGAAATTCACACGTGCGGGTCGTGAACGGTTTTTGGACGATATTGCTGGATATGTGAGTTATTTGAATCGCGAGAAGGATGCTCGTCAATTCGCACAACCGAAATTGCATTATGTCAATGTGCCATTGGTAAAAGACGTAAAGGAAGTGGAAAAAATGGACCGACGCTATTACAAGACCCTGTTTTTAGAAGACCAAGAAAAATTGCAAAAAGAAATTGCTACGGAAAACGACAAAATCGAGGAGGAGATGCGTGATTTGGATAAAACGCGATTTTACGCCATTAAAGATGTATGTGCGGATTATGAAGGTAAAGTGAAAAAATCGTGTGAAAAAATAGCCAATAAAAACATTAAATTATTGGTGAATGAATTGAAGGCAATTACTCTTCACGTAAAAGAAAATGTCAAGGAATTGAAACGTAAATTGCGGGAAAAAAAACAGGACCGGTCCGATTTATTGAAATTACAAAAAGAGTATTTGAAGGAAAATGTTTCGGAGGAGGAGAAGAAACGTTTTCAAGATAGCAGTTATTACATGTTGAAATACAGTTGTGGTAAGAAAAATCTCGAAAATGCGACTCTATCTGATTTTGCAAATACACATCCTGAAATTGAGGAGTTGGACGAGAAAATGCGCGGACACGAGGAGAACGCGCGTGCGCTGGAAGAACGTTTGAAAATATTGACCGCAGCACAGAAGAAGAAGATCAAAGAATTGAAGGATTTATTGCGCCAAGATTTATCGGACCTTGAACGAAATGTTGTCAAAAGTGTATTGAAAGATACTATGATCGCCAATCGCAAGACGATGAAGGAAACCCGCAAGGAAGTTTCCAAGGACACAGCATCAAATAGCAAATTATTACAAGAACTTCAAAAGACGCGCAAAAAACGTCTTGGAAAATTGAGAAAAATCGTTAAAAACACACGTAAAGAGTCAAAGGCGGCGAAAAAACAGGAAGCACGTAACACAAAAGCCCTTCGCAAAACATTGCGTATCCAGGGCGAGTTGCGCGAGGAGTTTCAAGGAGATTTCATGAAAAATCGTATTAAGTCTCTCCAAAAAGATACTGACGACGAATTTTCCCATATGCGAGACGAACTACAGAAAGAACACGACCGAAAAATGGAGGCCAAGGAGATAAAAGAGACGGAACGCGCCGAAAAACAACGCGTACGTGAGGAAGCCCGTGAAGAAAAGGAACGCGAAAAAGAAAAGAAACGCAGAGAAAAGGAACGCGAAAAAGAAAAGAAACGCAGAGAAAAAGAACGCGAAAAAGAAAAGAAACGCAGAGAAAAGGAAACGCGACGCAAAGAAAAGATACGTTTGAAGGAAGCAAAAAAAACAAAGAAAAATCGATAAAATTGAAAAGCCAATTACACAATACGTTTTGTATCAATCGAAAACATGGAAATTCAGCAAGAAAACGTAATGGTAAAGGAGGAGGAGGAGAGCAGGGTTGCTCTAGATGGCATGTTGACGTCAATCGTCAACACGCAATTTGAACGGAAACAAAAAAAGGATATTTGGGGAAATTCACCCTGGAAACATATTGCCGAACTGGAAAATGATTATGTCGGAAAAGTAGGCGAACAATTTCTACAGCAGATTTGCGATGCGGTCGGGCTCGATGCGTCAATTGACGGTACAAAAACAAAGGAGATTGGTGGAGGAATGGGTGATGGTATCATCAATGGACGTTCAGTGGAAATCAAGACGGCTCGTGCAGGAACCGGATCGGCAATTTCATTCCAACATGAGCTTGGTGAGAAACCGTGGATAGCGAACTACATGGCGTTCATCGATATTGCGCCCGACAAGTTTTATCTATCCATCTTTCCCAATTTCACCGAAGAGCAGTATAAATCGTGCTGTAAATGTGAGCCATTCTTCCCCACACGCTCGGTATGTTGGCGAAAAAAACAGGGCGCTTTTAAACTGGATACGACAGAGGCTCTTAATACAACACAATCAAAAGTCGATAATCCCAACACCTTTAGTTGGACCCCCGAAACCTCTTTGGAGGAGGTAGGTGATTTTATGCGACGTATTGTGGTAAACGATGCTGTGGTAAATCCCCCAACACTCACGGATCCGCAAATTGTTGACTAATTTGCGAAGTGCGTATATTATAAGCGGAATTTGTAGATAGGAAGGCGACATTCGTCCAATCGATTTGGACGAACTTTCGCAGGTTCTCTTCCGCGTCTTTCTGAAAGACTATACCATACCCTTTTTTTCCCGGCAATGCATCAAACGACGCATAATATTTCATGTTTTCTCGTCCAAAACACGTCGACGGTAGATATGCATGGCAAGAACGAAACATGGACTTGTTTCGAGTGGTCGACGGTGTCCCACCATCTGACAAGGAATAAATCTTGACAACGGAAGTGTCGATTTCTTGAATATCATATATTTCGTTCGTATGATGTTTCGACCAAACTTGAAAGATACATTCCACCTTGATTCGTCGTTCATCGGGATCCGCGAATTCTGTCGTTATTTTTTCACTGTGGATGAGATGATACCCGACTACCCGTTTTCGTGGCGCACCCTTTCCATCGCTTTCAAAGAGTTGCGGAAGTATGAAACATACATAATCTGCAAATTGATAAGAATGATTCATGAATTTCAGAGCCAATTGACCGCGTAATCCAAATGGCGGATTTCCAAACACAATATATTTGGAGGAGGAAGAAGAAGATGGAGGTTTCCATGTAAGATAATCGGCCTGTGCTATTTCATCGTCACGTGGTTCAATATCCAGACCAATGCGGCGATTGGAAGGGAAACGTTTGAGAAAATTACCGTTTCCCGCGGATGGTTCGATATACGTATATTTTGCCTCGTCATCACCAATGTCATGTAATATTTTAAGGAATCTCGCATAACAGTTCTCCGCCGTGGATATGGGAGTGAAGAATTGATCTTTTTCTTTAAAGCTATAATTTGCATAATTTATATCGATATTTGCCATTTTCATGAGGTCGAACTGATATGCAGGTGGCACGTTTTTCAACTCGAGCCATCGTGTTACTGTACCCGGTGCGACATTGAGGTGTATCGCGATTTGTTTTGATGAATTACTTTCCAATAAGGTGGAAAGTAATTGTAATAGTTGGATATCCATGAGTCTTTTATCCGTTATTTAAAACCGATGTATTTAAATCAATTTTACATAGGAGATTTCCCGTTTAGGGGGTTGATATTATTTATGAAAAAGGCAATAAAAAGTAAAACTGCATAATATAGTAAACGACTACCAATAGATTTGATATGAAAATATTCTATAAATATTTCGGAAAATCCAAATCCAGCAATATATAGGAATAAATAGACGAGTTCGATATCCATATATATATATACGGATATATATGATTCCCCATTCACAGTAAAATTGATTCTAAATCAAATTAAAGGTATTACCATATATTATAGATATGTCATCTAACAGCACCCGTATTAACAAAATTTACAAATCCCGCAAAGTCTTGTTGGAACAACTTGATGATCGTGGGTATGATATTACTCAATACGATAATTTCAGTATCAATGAGATTGACGCAATGATGTCAACAAATCAGTTGGATATGTTACTTACACATAAATCTAATGGGAAAAAGATATATATCAAATATTATTTTAGTGCAAAACAAAGCACTCGTCAAATCAAACCGCAAACACTTGACGATATTATCGAAGATTTATACACTATCGAGGATATATTGACAAAGAAGGATACATTGATGGTGGTGATTGACGACGAACCAAACGATACTATTTTAGCAAAACTTAAGTATCTTTATCAACACGATCAATTGTTTGTGATTATTCACAATATCAAGCGCATTCAAACAAACATTTTGAAACATGATATGGTTCCTCCGATGAAGGTATTGGATGAAGAAGAAACTACTGAATTCAAAAAACGCCTACATATTAAGGATGAACGTATTCAATTGCCAGAAATTTCTCGCTTTGACCCCCAGGCACTTGTCGTGGGAATCCGTCCTGGAGAAGTTTGCAAAATAGACCGCTCTAGTGTAACTGCTCTCAGTACAGAGTATTACAGAGTATGTGTATAATTTATCTTAAGTAAGGAGGACCGATAAATAAGGAGGGTTTTGTCTATACAATATATAAAGGCACATGAGCGATATTCCTCAAGAACATACATTTAGCATGCAATATTATCCTACGGATTTTTTTTATTCCACAAACGCACAAGATATGCCCCAAGGATTCGAAGGATGTACGATTTTAAATGAAAAGGACAAAGATAGCAATGTAGTTTGCAATGCCATTTCTTCCGACCCGAATATTTCATCGGGAGAAATATACAAATGTTACCAGGGTGAATTATGCAAAAACAAAAAAATGGTCGACCATATGTATAAGATTCGAAACGACCATTATATAGCGTCACAGCAATATGAAAACATTGAAAACAAATATCGATTCGAATCTTTTAAAATGGCAAATTTGATAATTGGCACAATTGTAGCAATCGTGTTTATCCATTACAATAAACAATCTGCCTAATATATAAATGTCTCAAGGATTATATTTGTCGGAACCAAATAATTTATTTACATTGCAAAACAATGTTACAAATCAAATGAATGTATTTGAAGAAACGAAGAATCGATATTTGCGATGCAATGATCCGAATACATCAAGTCAAGTAAATCCTGCTTGTTCGAATAAAGATGTCTTTAGCGAAGTTACCATTGCCTATGACAATTTGAAAACGTCTATTGATAGTCTGGATGGTGCCATGAACGCAAACGGTCAACAAAATACTGACGCAATATCGGAAACGGGGTTTAATGATAATATTACACAAATAAATACCAAATATACTAATTTGAAGAATTTACGAAAGAAATTAGACAACCAGTTGGTCGAATTACAAAATCATCTGTCGCCTCAAAATGAACCAGATTTGCAATTACGCAGTACGCAGTTTATTTATTTATTATCGGTAATTGCTATTTTTTGTTTGATTTACTATATTATCACTCTTTAAGAAGTGGATCCCTGTCTGAAATAAGGTTATTTATCATGACCTTATGGGAAGAATGGGGAGGGGGGAACACTTGATTCCCCCTCTTTTATTGTATAAATATTATATAACTAGTTATGTCGGATTCCAATTTATACAATAATCAACCTTTACGTACACATAAACGTTTAGGGGACGTAATAAATGGCTACAACACGTACATTGATAATTTAGAAAAGGACAGTAATCAATTTACACCCAAAAAAGGGTCTTCTCCAGGCTCACCAACAACATACGTGCCAAAATATCAATATTTTCATTTTCAACGCTCTCCTTCGGGCGTGGATACCACGAGTTTAGGATCTATATTAGCAGAGTCCTTCACAAAATATCTAGCATCATGGGCTCCCAAAACAACTACCAATACGACAAACTCATGGATTACAAGTTTAGGCAATATACAATTAACGCTTAAAGAAACGGAACAAAAATATGTCTCTGCTAACAAACAGTCGGGGGTCAATGTGGCTTCTACCGATACAACGACAAATGTGATTAACGTTCTTGCAAATCCGAAAGATGTTTTACAATTGAAATTTGGTGGAACTAGCAATGCACCAACAATCGACGTTTCCTCTATTTTCACTGATAATGGTGTTGTACCACAATATATAGATTCTTGTATTGCAAATATTACATTAACCACTATGACTACATCAAATATTGTACCTACGGGTTCCTATAGTATAACCAACAAAGTGTTGCAAAGTTCAAACACACCATCTTCAAACACACCATCTTCAAACACACCATCTTCAAATTCTGATAGTGTAAGTACCAGAGCGGAAAATCGATATATTTGCCATGATATTACCACATTTTTCAAGCCAGATATATCGGGATATTACCAATTTGAAATCGGTTCTGGTAAAAATACATATGTTGTGATGTGGATCGGTGATATTGCAGTGGCAGAATATACTTACGCGAACAGTACATTAAATCAAACAACCAATACGATTCAATTGTATGCCGATAAAAACAATTTTCAATATATTAGAATGCAGGTTTTTGTGTATACACCGGCATATCAAGATAATACATCGCCCGTATTTTCATTGGATATAACAAATGTGAAAAATCCCATATTAACGTCAACCGGGAGTCCATTTTATAGTTGTTCGGATGTCATATCGAATAATACGATTAATTACCTACCTACATTGCTTTATGCGGCGTTCGTGACAAATTCCCCAACCACCTATAAATTAGGTGAATTTCATTGTTATTCGCAATTAAATAGCTCGAATAAAATCACAAATAAAGAATTATTTAATTTATACTTAATATTAAGTGTATATAAGTTCAACGCACAAAACGGTGTCTATGATACTTATGAAAATACCACTCAATACGGACAGTTGCCAAATGGTATCTATTATACCCCCGTTCAAAATGGACCCGAAAGTAAACCCTATGCCTTTTCTTTATACCGAATTGTGAGTGATCCTCGTTTAGGAAAAACATTCCAAATTGATACACAGGTAGACGACACAGGCGAATATGAAATGAAACTACTTCCGGATTCCTTTATCGAGAAATCTGATTCTTATGCGATGTATGAACGATATTATCCTACACCAACACAAATAGCAAATGCGGTCAAAACGGATAAATTGAAATCAGGTTTACCTGAAGAGTGTAAAACACTATGTAATGATTCGGATAAATGCAACTATTTTTTCAATTTTGATTTAAACAAGGGTAACGCACAAAGCTCTATGTGTTACGTGGATAGTGAGAATGCCAAACCATCATTTAATCAGATCAATCCATCCATTAGCGAGGCGCAAAATATTGAAACGGGTTCATCTAATTTGTATATTCGTAACAATCAGTTCTCGTCCAAAGTACAAGAAGAGTGTAAATTGACAGGAAAAGACGGAAAAACATTGATTCGTTTAGAGTCCATCAATCAAACTGCGGAATACGGTTCCTCTTTCCCTTACTCAAACTATTATATTGACAGCGCAGATACAATTACCGAACCGACTTCGATCGGTGTGTGTGCGTCAAAGAAAAAAATCAATAAAATAAACAATTGTTTTAAGGACGTATTGACAAAAGGCACCAATTATTTGAGAGATGGAAATGTGAAAGGAGGTGATTCGTCTTGCGATTTTACATCAGACGAGGGGTTTGAAAATAAGGATGCCATCTTGACAGATGCTATCGAAAATACGCAACAACAAGGCATAGATTACATCCAAGGACAGGAGCGTGAGTTTGGACGCACCATGGATACGATTTCACAGAATTATCATACACTAAATAAACAAAAGCTTCCTGAATACGACGCCGCTCGCAAAAAATTGTACCAGGATGGCTCATATGATATGCTAGAAAAAAACAAAATGACATTTATAGGGAAATCACGTTTGAATGCAGCGCAACAAAACATAGAAGATAACAATGCGATGTATGTCACGCAGAATCTTAGCTATATTTTAGGCATACTCACAATACTGATATTGGTGGTGTTGGCGATAATTATGTAACTAGTGAGCCGTTTCGAGAAATAGATTTTATATTGACATTATATAGATCCAAATATAATGTCATCCGATAATGAGAATACAAGTAATTTTGATTTATCATCCGTTTTTAAAGTGCAATCGAATTATTTGAGCGATATTTCGAATAATGTATACAAAAATGTAGCGAATTCGTCGGAGGTCGCACAATATGTATATGATTTACAAAATAAATTACAGACAACGAGTCAAACATATAAAGACGCGAACACGTCGTCTGGTGCTGTATTATCCGAGCAAGAAAAAGTGATCGATATTTTAAACAACGAACAAGAACGGTTGGATGAAAAACAGCAAATTATCGATAATGCTGTAACATTGGAAGAACGTAAAGACATGTTTACCAACGATCAACGTCTTCAATATACCGATTATACCAAGATGATGATAATCATTATTATTTGCCTATGCATTCATATTGGATTACGTATGTTAAGTGGTTCCTATGGAGAATCAATGGGTCAAGGCGGACACGTTGGAGTAACATTATTGCATATTGCGAATATTGTTGTCGGTGGTATATTTATTATTTATTTGTATTTGAATATGCAGTCACGTAGCGAGATAAATTATAATCGTTTATCGATTCCTCCACCTAATCCAGGTGATTTTATAACAATCGACCAAGAACCCAATTACGACAACATTTTTAGTAGTTTAGGATTTTGTCATGGAGAAAGTTGTTGTGGTCCAAATACAACGTATAATGAGACAACAAAACTATGTGATAGCGTTATATCTGCGACACCTGTCGCAAGTCCTTCAAATACATCTATCGCCAGTTTAGGCAATTCCACGAATACACGGTCTCCAGGTCCTAGTCCAGGTCCTAGTCCAGGTCCAGGTCCAGGTCCTAGTTCAGGTCCTAGTTCAAATATAGATAAATATGGAGCAATTGTTGGACCCGAATTAGATCGATTTAATGATAAATTAAAACAAACGACCGACAATTTTGACGAAAAATCTAAAATTACGAGTGCAAAAGCCGCAACCGCACAATTGAAAAAGGAATTAAATGTCACCGGAAGTGTCACCGGAAATGCATCCGTGTCTTCGTCCAGTCCCAGTCCCAATACAGAAAGTTTTGTAACGTTTAATGAATTATATAATATCAATAATGATTTGTTACCATGCAAAGTTGAATATCCTTATAAAAACAGTTCTAACGCACAACCAAATGATAATGTGAATTACATGAAGGCCTACAAATGAAATCATACAGGTAAGTGAAATATCTTATGATATAATAAGATATGTCATCTAGTTCGGCAACTTATACGAATTATAAAGAATTATATGAATCCGTGAAAAACCAAAATGAAATTATTTCAGTGGAAACGACACGTTTAGAAGATATATATTCTACAAACAATCGTCGCGCCCAATATACCTTACCAAAATACCAATGGCTTGTTTATATTAACTTCTTTTTGTGGTGTTTATACTACATTTTAACCGGGTTTTGCATCTATTTAGTATTTTATGGTAAAGAATCGCAAATATCTCGCAGTACGAAAATAATGATATGTATTGCGTTTTTAGTATATCCCATGGTTATTTTAACACTTGAGATTGGAATTCATAAATTTTTGGTCTATTTATATGCATTGATATCGGGTAATCCGCATCAACCAGAGAAAAATGACAAACCCCCTTTTTCTTTGCTGGATATCATGCCTCCTGGGTACTATTAAGGGGGGTCACCCCCCCCTTTGACCCCCTTCTTAGGTAAGATGATTGGCTATACATTTTACAATTAAAACGTTCGATTTACATAAAATTGAAAAGTGTTTTATGCAAATATTTAAATAAAATGATAAACACGTTGAAAATCAGTAAAGTCCACCCTTCAGCCCCACTCGACACCATGAGCGACATCACGGAAGTAGAGCAGCAGGTTGTGGTCAACCCCGACGAGGAGAAAAAGCCTTACGGTTATATTTACAAAATTCTATTTCCTAATGAAAAACCTTATATTGGTCTAACGACATCGTTAGTAGAACGAAAACGAACACATAAATGTAGTGCTATCAATGGCAGTACGACAGTCGTACATAAAGCGTTAAGAAGTTATACTATGATAGACACTTTTGAACTCATAGAAATAGATACCGCAGATAATGCAGAAGAATTATCTGAAAAAGAAATTGGGTATATTCGAACGTACAATTCACATTATATAGATGGATATGGATATAATATGACTTATGGTGGAGAAGGGACTGGTGGTTATGTTCGTACAGAAAAAGATAAACAGCGTGCGAGTGAAGCACAGAGTAATTATTTTAACAAACATCCAGACAAAATGACTTTACAAGTTGCAAAGTTGAATAGACAACGCATAGAAAATCCAATAGAATGGGGAAAAGAACATGGCGAAAAAATGAATACACATTACGATATAAATACATATGCTGGTATGGAAGCAAGAGAAAGAGCACGTAATACATCTATTGAACAATTTGAACGACCAGGACAAAGAGAAAAATCAAGCGAAGCACAGATAAAACGATTTGAAAAACCAGGAGAAAAAGAAAGAGCTAGTGAATCACAGAAAAAACGATATGCTAAACCAGGAGCAATAGAAAAAATAAGCGAAGCCGCAAAACGAAGACACGCACAGTCGGGAGCAAAAGAAAAATTATTAGATCAACGAGGTAAAAACAGACAATTTGACGTACATAAAATAGATGGAACATTCATAGGAACTTTTACTTACCAATTTAAGGCAAGCGAATATATACAAAAAGAGTTTGATATTACAATAGATAAGAGTATAAGTGCTGTATTAGGAGGTCGACAAACAAGTTCTAAAGGTTTTACATTCAAATATAAGTAAGATATCATCGGTTCCCTTTATAGGAGGGTTTTAACGGGAACTATCGGTTCCCTTTATCTGTAGACTTTGAATAAAGCCTTTCATGTCATTTTTATGTATGGTATAAAGGTTAATTACTTCAGCAGGGCTACGAGAACGTTCCTTAATCTTTTCTAGGTCTCGTTTCATCATTTTTTTCCCAAAATAAAATTCACACATTTTCTGTAAATTGGAATGAGATATATTTTGCATATGAATCGTACAATCAATACGTCCGGGACGGGTTAATGCCTTGTCTAGTTTATCATAATGGTTCGACGTCAATACAATGATTCGACCAGGTGTTTCACGAACACCGTCCAATAGATTCAGAAAATCGTCGAGTGTAAGTGGTTCTTCGCCAAAGGGTATCTTCATCTTTTCAAGGGTGTCTTTTACATCCGTATTTTCCGATTTTTTTGTATTTTCAATCAAAGAGTTTTGGGATTTCAAGTCACGGTCAATGACAATATCGCCGATACAATCAATATCTTCAAAAACAAAGACTTTTTTGTCAAAATCAATCGGACTGTCGCGATTCATATGATTATAATGGTTTTCGAAGAAGATTTCTTCCAATTGGCGTTTTGTTTTGATGAGTTTTAGAGAAATTGATACTATATGACGATTGGTTTTTTTCGCCAAACATTTGATAAACGATGTTTTACCGGTGCCTGGAGGCCCATGTAAACCAAATCCAATAGAGTGTTGAATCCCTTTATCGTAATACCAATCAACGTTATTAGTGAAAAAGTCCAATTGGTTCAAAGCCGATGTTTTTTCATCAAAAAACATATTATCAAACGAACTCGTCGTTTTAAATTCTTGCTCCGTCCATCGTTCAAATCGACCCTCGTCCGATTTTACGTGCGTTAGGGTGTAACAGAATCGCTTGTATTGTCTATCTTCTTCAATCGATTTCATATACGTTTCTGTCATATCATCAATATATTCTGTCAATTGATTCAACGTACAGTGATAGGAATACAATATCACATTGTATTTTTCAATATGAGAAGAGCGTTTTTCACTATTCGTCGTCTCATTGTCTATGCATGTAACGGCATATATTTGCAAATCCTCGTCCATCAAGAATTGTTTCCTCTGAGAAACAAGGAAAATATCATCATTACTCCGATTGTTATTAATACCGCTACCCTCATTGTAATTGGACGTTTCTTGAATAGTCAGAATATCGGTAGACGTAGTGAAATGCGTGGAAACCTCGTTCCAAAATGCACGAAAGCGATTTGTAAAGTTACAGCGTATCGAGCTATAACTATTATAAACGCCAAAAGATTGTTCCTTTTGTCCTGTCAAAATAAGAGATCGGCGCGGATTTCTCCACACAACCGATTGATAAATGTCGTAGACCGAATCAGGTGTGATTCGCATTAGAAACCCCGAGTTTTGAGAAATATATCCGAAAAATCCAATGAAAAGGGTGGATATGATGCCACTCCAAACTGGATCGAGTTGTTTTCCAATTTCATAGAGATTAAGAGAGAATAATTGTCGAATTGTATCCGATGAGTCCATTAAGATTCTTTAGGCGAAAGTTTTAAGTTCCTTTCTTAGAATACTTTGTATATCGACCAGATAGACACCTGACAAGATACGCTATTATTTTATTATTCATCTAACCGTTACACATGTGGTATATTATATTTTCGTCAAACCATATAAAATATATCGTCGTGTATAGTATATCATAATGCTTCGTTTAACTGTATTGACTTTACTAAGTGTGTGTGCCACTGCTGCGTTAAACGCAGAGGGTAGATTTGAGCGTTGGGCGAATGAGTTTCGTATTTCTTTCACTGAGGGAGTCCATCGCGATCACGTTTTCGTGAATTGGGTGGAAAATGATGAATATATTCAAAAGGTAAACGGTCAAAATAAGACCTATACACTCGGCCATAACCACCTTTCTGGAATGGATAGTGAGGAATATGGACGCTTTATGGGATTTCGTACGGGACTTGGTGACAGATCCCATTTTAAGGAGAAGGTAGAGGAAGCCGAATGTTTATATGGATGCGTGAAGGCATTTGACAAAGGTCATAAGCTTTCCACCGTCCAGTGTGTTAAGGGATGTTTGGACGAGGATATGGAGGTAACCAGCCTCCCCGAATCTGTCAATTGGGTCGAGAAGGGTTCCGTTACCCCTGTAAAAGATCAGGGTCAATGTGGTTCTTGTTGGAGTTTCTCCACCACAGGTGCTTTAGAGGGCGCTTATGTCAATAAGAATGGCAACTTGGTATCTTTCTCCGAACAAGAACTAGTGGATTGTGATAACCGTAAAAACGGAGGAAAGGATATGGGTTGCAATGGCGGTCTGATGGATAATGCTTTCAGCTGGATTGAAAAGAACGGCGGTTTATGTGTCGAGAGTGCATATCCTTATACATCGGGTACCACCAAGACGGCAGGTACATGTGAGACGACATGTACTCCTATGGAGGGGTCTAAGATTGTAAATTTCGTGGATGTGTCTCAAAAATCGGACACTGCCATGATGACTGCTCTTTCCATGCAACCTGTTTCGATTGCGATCGAGGCAGATCAGAAGGATTTTCAGTTATACAAGTCGGGTGTATTTACAGGTGATTGTGGTACAAATCTAGATCATGGTGTTTTAGCCGTTGGATATGGCACATTAGACGGGGAAGATTATTATCTAGTGAAGAACTCCTGGGCTACAACATGGGGCGATAATGGATATATTCGTTTGGGACGTGGTTCCAAATACAATAGTGGTGCCGGTCAATGTGGTATGTTGATGCAGGCGAGTTATCCTGTCCTATAAATATAATATCTTGCAAGTATATATAAAAATGTTTCCACGAAATCATATGGGAAATATGTATATTAACCGAAATAAAACCGGTTCATGTGGTTCGTGTGGTGGCTCCGTTTCACTCAAAGAACCTATAGTAAAAACGATGCCTGCCGTAGTGAAACCAGTCATTCGACGTATGAAGATGGGCGGTATTTTCTGAGAAGATATTATTATTGTTACCATGATGGTAACATTATTTCCATAATTTCTATTATATATAATGTATATATAATGGAAGACCCACAATTACCTTCAGAGAAAAAACAGACAGAAAAATATTTGAAGAATTCAATTAAATTTATCCTATTTATATTTGGTATTATCATTATTGCTGCTATATTATTATAGAGAGTTTCTATACACATGTTTTACTGTGTATAGAAAATTATGCGTAAATTGATACAAGAATCATGACAGTCTACTCATCGGTTAAATTCACTGTATTTTTACCCCATTCAATTAAATCTCATTCATAGCAATTTCCTCTCCCATTTCTTCGTCTGCATCGAACTCTTCCTCTTCTTCATTGTTGTACTTCAAACGCAAGTTCTTCCAAATACCTTGTCGATTCTTGCCATATTGACGATCCATATATTCATGAAGACCCTTTGGACTAGGACATCTGCCACCGAAGTTGACCCCATGCCATAACTTAAATTCCTCCGATAACTGGGCTTTCTTGATGGACCCTCCCTCGACAGCCATGACCTTCTCACCAATGAATTGTGTCAAGTAATCCTCACTTTCGCGATATTCCTTTGATGCACTCAAGACTGCATCGCAATCTGTAACACGACCTTGGTTTTCGTAAGCACGTTCCACCAACATGGAAAGCATTGTTTCACTCCATCGAGGAAAGTTTGAAATTAGGTCGCAATTCATTTTAAATTGGAATGGACGTGCAGGATCATCATGAACCGGTTTCTCTGTAAATAGTGATTCGAATTTCACCACGCGGAATCTACGCCATGTACCATGGTCCTGTGTGCGAACTGGCATGAGATTATTGCAACACAAAACCAGAGCAAACTGAGGAACAAATGTAACCGATTCAGTCATATAAGGAGCGCGCGCTGTGATAGGTTCCACACCACTAACGAGTTCTTTCATAGGACCTTCATGTAAGACCTCGCTCGTTTCGGGTTCTTGCATTACCACATATCTCGCACCCTTTAAGGCGACTATCTCGGGAGCTAGACCACCTATTTTCCCACGTCCTTGGGTAATGAGAGAACACGGCGACGCTGCTTTATATGAACCCAATACACGTGTCATGAGATCTGTCAAAACCGATTTTCCATTTTGTCCGATACCAATATAGTTATTGAAGGTTTGGTTGAGTGAAGGCATACCAATCAAACATGCCGACAGGTGATTCCACATATATTCGCGTAATTCTTCGCGAGGGAACAACTGATCCATAAAGGACATGATTTCACCCCGGTTTTCTTTGTGCCTACTTGAAGTCGATGGTAGATAATTGACATTCGTGCATTTGGTAACATAGTCTTCGGGGCGTCCTTTGCGGAATATCTTTTCCTTGAAATCAACCACACCGTTCTTGCAACCGAGCAAATAGGGATTGCTATCCAAACGCTCATAAAATTCGTGATCGTAAAATAGATCCTTGGATTCTTGCATGATATTTTTCTTATCAGCAGTCGTACCGAGTCGGGAAATGATTTTGATAACCGTATCGACACGAGCCTTGATATGTTTGTATTTTTCTTCTTCGGGATTTAATCCTCCTAGATATTGTTGTAGGTCTATTGCGCGGTCGCGATACAGGTCACGCAATTCATTGGAGATCGCCTTGCGTAAATAGGTACCTGAGTCAATCTGTTTCCATCGATGACACTTGAATCGCCACCAAATACTTGATTTAATATCCGAACACACATACTCGTCCTTATACATTTGGTGTAAAACAACCGCTATATCATAATCACCAGCCCCCTTTGCATTTTTCATTGGATTATTCATGGTATTGGCCGTTACACTGTTAATGGTCTGGTCCAAATAATATCCAATGGTGTTTTTGCGAACATCATTGTAACCATCGGGATTGTCGGTCATCGCCCAAAAGTGAATGGACCGATTGGAAACGCCCGTGGACTTGATGTCAAACGTCTCCCATTGGATACACAGATCTGAAATCGTGGTGAAATCAAAGTTTGTGTCTCGCGCACTAAACGCAATCCACACAATCAGCAACTTACTCGACGTATTTTTGAGAGCCCATCCCACACGAATCCATTTCGCATAAGACCCCGTTCCATAATAACTCTCGGGTAGTACCATGACATTTTCGTACAGTTCACGAAGGGGATAATCGCGCATATGATTGGTTGCTTCTAAAAATCGCTCGACCTGTATATCCAATTCTTCGCGATTGCGAATCTTTGAAATTTCAGTAGGAGAAGCTGTTTCCACTGATTTTAACTCCAATCCATCATGTTGAATCGTCGGTGTTCGACGTCCACCTTCGCCTCCGTTCGCTGCTGCTTGGCGTCCAATTTCATCGGAAAAGGCCGTGGTGTAAAAGTAGGACGGATGGGAAGGATATCGCACAGACAATTGCATGAAATCATTGACATTCAGAAAATCAGCAGGATTTCCTCGATTATTCTCCAATTCACCGTCGGCGGGATCATAGGTAATCTCATATACTTGGGTCAATGCATACGCCTCGTGATGGGGTTTAGAGGAACCATACAATTGCCAATTGGTATATCCATTTGTAATGCCCTCATCAAATACATCGTTCCATGTATTCACTATCGGTAAATCGGTCCATGTCTCTTCTATTTGATCCATCACTTTTTTTCGCAAAATCTTTTGCCCCTGGTGACTCATTTGCAGTCCAATAATCATATGAATTCCGTCTTTCGTAATCTGTTTTTCATTCACACGATTTACCTTTGTCTTTTCGAACAAGAAGATGTTAAACTTGGATTCTTCCTCAAACTGAAACGCCTTTTTCAATTCTCCTAAATAGAGATCGACCAAATCGTCCAAATGGCCTTGTTCGTATAATCGCTCTTCAACATCATACGCAAAATGGAGATCAATATCAATCGCAATTGGACTTTGGTCGTTTGTCAGCTGTTTTTCGGTCAAATGCTCGACCTTATTTTTCTTGACAATGTTATTATAATACAATTTCATGAATGTTTCATAGTCTTCATCTGGAATGTGATAGGAACCACCGTGAATGTTGGCAGAATCATCCCCTATTCGTGTATGTGTTGAATGTTTCTTTCCCGAAGTGTCATTTTTCTTCGAGAAACGAAACTGATACAAGAATTCGTTTAGACTAGAATATTTTTTTTTCTTACTACTGCCTTGTCCCTCTGTTACGACTGTATTTTCAGGGATATTCGGCGGTGGGTTGGTTGTTCCTTCCATGATATAGATAGTATATGTCTATATTTAATAGCTTTCCATAAATCAATTTTATGGAAAGATAAAATACCCAAATTTAGGTACGATGACTGCATTCGTGCTAACGAATGATTTTAAATACATCATAGTTGTATACAAATGCCAATTTTTACGAAAGGTAACAAAATTGAAGATAAACCACATAAAAGGAATATATCAGTCTTTTATAAAGGAAACAATGAAGTTTTGTGTGAATTGCGATAACATGTACTATATTAGCATTAATGAGAAAAATCATAACGAATTGTCTTATTATTGTCGTAATTGCGGACACGTTGACGAAACTCTAGCGAGTGAAAATGTTTGTGTATTGAATACACAATTGAAAAAGGGGGTTCAAAAATATAACCATATCATTAATGAGTATACGAAATTAGATCCTACGTTGCCTCGTTTGTATAATATGCAATGTCCGAATGATGCATGTAAGACGAATACGGAAAAGTCGAAAAAAACAGAGGTATTGTATATTCGGTACGATGAAGAGAATATGAAATATATTTACATGTGTTCTACGTGTGATACTGTATGGAAGACCGACGAGGCCAATTAAATATTCAACAATATAAGAAATCTCTACAAAATTGATTGTGTGGAGAAAAGATTTAGAAGGAATATCCCAAGTTACATTATACGATGTCAAGTTTAAATCAAGAAGAAAGTGACGCTGAAAATAGCGAACTTGATGAATATGTTGAAGAAGATGAGGTGAAAAGACCGGTTGTTGATGAAGTTGATAACGACAATTCCGACGAAGAGGAAGAGGAAGAGGAAGAGGAAGAGGAGGACGAGGACGAGGACGATTTTGGCATATCTTCTTCTCAAAACATGGATGAGTCTATCTTGAGAGGGGAACTAGATATGGGTGATGAATATATGGATGAAGAAGAAGACGACGATGACAGTGATGACGAACAGTATTTACAAAAATTTGACGAACAACTTCGTAAAAACATTGTGAATGAATATCATCCCGAACTTATTATTCACAGTAATGATGATATCCAAGCCTATACTCGTATCGTAAAAAATGATAAGGGTATTATTGTTGATCCATTACATACAACATTGCCATTTGTAACGAAATATGAACGAGCGCGTATTTTAGGAGAACGTACCAAACAATTGAATGCCGGTGCAAAAGCGTTGGTCGAGGTGGAGCCCGATGTAATTGACGGATATTTGATTGCTCTCAAGGAATTTGAAGAGAAAAAGATTCCGTTTATTGTCAAACGCCCGATGCCGAATGGTGGGTGTGAATATTGGAAATTGAAGGATTTAGAAATCATTTAGGTAGAATACAATATGGTAGGTCTATTCTGATTACATGTTACAAAATTGAAAGGTTTTTTTCATTATACGACAAACATCTTTCATTTAACAATGAGTACAAATTTCAAAATTTTCATTCCCTTTATCCACGAGGAGTATTCCGAGGAAATGGTCCGCACCAAAATGCGCGACCGCGGTTTATGCAATGTGGTAAGAATTGACATGCACGAGAAAAAAGAAAAAAATAAAAATGGGAGTTTATCTTCTCTCAACCATAGCTATGCGTTTGTCGTGGTGCAACCTTTAGATTCGTTTCAAGGAAAACAGTTTCGAGAAAACATAAACCAACAAAAAAATACCCACATGATTCATGACAATGATAGTAGTAAATACTGGACTCTAAAACCCTATCTATCTATGGAAGAACGTATGGCTAAGGGGTTTTCTCTGTTACGCGCAACGGTCCCCGAAAGCGATAGTGAAGAGGAGGAGGATGACTGTGATGAAAAAGAGGAGGAGGATGACTGTGATGAAAAAGTACCGGAATGGTTACATGAACCGGACTCAAAATTCGATCTAGGTGATATTCCTCCATTACCCAAATGGTTACATGAACCAGAGTCAAAAATAGCTCTAGGTGATATTCCGGCATTACCCGAATGTTTGCGTTTCATGACAGAAGAGACTGTTCGCGAAGCATATGAGATTTCCGTTCAAAGAAAATCCTATTTCGCATCTCTCGAAGCAAAGCAAGAAATTGCGGATGATTATGATGATATTGAACGTGATTTGATTCGCGTTCACCGTCTCATGCAAGTGATTTTGGTATAAAGTATTCAATTGTTATCTTCAATTGTGGTTTCATAAATAAAAAAATAATTGACTTCGGTCAACTATTTTTTTTGTATTTCAAAAAATACAACAAAAATATATCAATGACAACTATCCATCTATTTCAGATAGAAACTCTCGAAACCGGATTTCAAAATATATTGAAAATGCAGAACCAAATAATCAGTTGTCGCGCAACAATGCAGACCAAATTATTTGAATTAAAAGATTTATATGGAAAATTAGTAAAACAGAATAATAAAAAAATATTTCTATTTTGTCTTGACTCTTTTTATTTCCAATATAAAACACTTTCCGTGGAATTGGATAATATTCAGCGTTCCATTACGATGATTAACAATCGTATTTACGGAGATTACTACAAACTATATCATTTAATTTTGATTGAACTATCTCCTCACGATAGTGAGGTTCTAAAGATGTTAACCGAATTCAAAAAATACGTTCCTTATAAAGATTTAGACCCGTTTCATGAATATAAACCCGAAGATATCAGCAAACTACACAAGGATATTTTACGAATATTGAATCATGTATATATCCGTTTTTTGAAAAAGGAACAAAATATTGCAAGTTATAGCGAATTTACAACAGCCGGTATGTCTATTGGAAATTTTATGCAAACGCTTTCTTATGAAAATACTTTATTAAGAGAGCAATTACTACTCTATGTGAACTATCTGTCCTTTTTTCATAATTCACAAACCGGTTTTTTGACAAAACTATATGCGCGCATACAAATCTTTCAAAAAGAGATTGAAGAAGATATATTATGTAATCACGGTCAGTTACAAAATACAGATCCCAATGACGCGACGACTATAGCACAACACCTACAAACAATTGAGGATACAAATCGAAAAGATTTAGAGGATACTTTAGCGATATTGGAAGCACGAGTCGAAGAAACAAATATGACTGCTGATATTGAATCCGATAATGACACGATTGACGAAGAGACCGTTCAAATTATTGACACTGCGAATGATAAACGTGAGAATATTCAAATTGAAATCAATACCGATCTATATGATAGTGAAATGGTGACAACAGAAACGAAAACAGAAACGAAAACAGAAACGGAAACAGAAACGGAAACAGAAACGGAAACGGAAACGGAAACGAAAAAATAAATTCTTATTACATATCATAGAAGATGGATCATATGTCAACACCTAATTCAGTTGATAGTCAACGAATTTATGCAAGTTCATCGACAATGGTGCCCAAAAAGAAAAGGGTGGAATGGTCTCCTGAAAATGAAAAAATATTGGTTGAATGGTGTGATATAGCTTCATGCTACAAATGGTTGAATACACGGGCTCATAGTAAATATTCGAAATTGCACGCTTACTATACGATCCCGGCAATCGTACTATCAACCATCACGGGTACTGCGTCATTCGCTCAGCAAAGTCTCCCTGAAAATATGCAGTTATATGCTCCCGCTATTATTGGAACTGTTAATATTGCCATTGGTATTTTAGCAACATTACAGCAATATTTAAAGATATCTGAATTGAATGAAGCTCATCGCGTTGCTAGTATTGCCTGGGATAAATTCGCACGTAATATTCGCATTGAAATTGCTAAAGCTCCAGATGAACGTCCAGATGCGGGTATATTCTTGAAATTCAATCGTGATGAATATGACCGTTTGATGGAAACATCACCTTCCATCCCGGAAGAAGTTATCGCACAGTTTACCAAAACATTTTCCGTTGAAACTCAAAAAGATCCCAAGAAGAAGAAACATTTTGAGTTGTTAAAACGCCCGGATATATGCGATATTATTATTTCTGCGGAAGAAAACCGTCATCATTGGTACAAAGATTTAGAAATTGGTAACAATGAACCTACCGAATTTGAGGAAAAATTTGAAAAGGATTTGTTTAAATTACAAGAGGTATTGAAACAAAAGGAATATGATATTATGCAAAAAGAGGCTGAGATTGAGAAACGTGCCATTTATGAATTGGAAATGAAAGAAAAAGAGATTCACGAATCAGTTGATAAAGAAAAACACGCGACCGAATTGATTGAAGCCTACGTGAAAATGTTTACGAGTACAAACGGACGTCAACCAATTGCCGACGAAATTAGAGAACATTTCGAAGAACAGGCAGACCAAATTTTTGTTGAAAAATTTATCCTGGGTAGTGCATTGGAAAATGTGTAATATTTAACGAAGTATATGCAATATTATCAGAATAATTAATAATGAAAACCACGTTTTTACACTATTCACTAAAAACTTGGATTTGCTCGTAGCTGTGGTGTCTTCGCTCCGTACAATATTACGAAAAAGTAAGGAAAATAATAAAATAATTATTATCGAGAAAACTGCACCGGTGTATTTGCCCGAAAAAAATTCGACAAACTTCGTAATTGGACTCGTATAGGTGTCAACCGTTAGATTTACAGAAGTTAATTTTTTTGACCCAAAATTTGCGATCTTTCCAAATGCCTTTTGAATGGGATTCGATGATTTCATTATCTATACTATATTTCGACAAAATCGTCACTTGATTTCATACACCAAAATGGTGTCTTGGATTTGTTCTCAAAAATATGGAAATATATACATGAAGTATCGAGATGCATCAACTCTTTTTCCTCCTCCTCCAACGTTTTATGCGGAGTTTCCAAGATTGTAGTATCAGATTCATCCGACTTCGTATCAGATTCAGTGTGATCCTCTAAACTGCCTTCAGATTCCGCTCCACCCTTTTGTTGGACGTCTTTCGAAGTGGACGGGTCGTCATGTGAAAAATAAGAAACGACAGACGGAATAACATCACTCAGGGTATATTTTCTGTCCGAATCTTGGATATCAATATTTGTTATCGATTTTATAATATATCCAGGTTCGCGTATATCACCAACAAAGCGACGGATTCGCGTAATCGAACTTTGAAATTCCAAGGGTCGCAATGAGAAAAAGAAGAAGTTCCCTAAAACTGGATGATTGATTCGTTCATCGACAATACTCTCATATCCATAATTGTCCTTTTCATCTTCTTCAAACTCATTATATACATTTGCGAAGGTACTATCCTTCCATTGACAAAGGTACATGGTGCTCGGTATGGTAACCACTTCATTGCGTTCATTGTATATATTATACAAGGTAGGGTCTTGGAAAAAGATGGAGGGACAGTGTTTCTGTATTTCAAATCCAAGACATTGTCGTGCGTTCAATAGTTCATCGACAGTTACCCACATGATACGTTTCTCCTTCGTTTTCTGAATAGCAAAATTCGTCAAATCGAAAAACACAAAGAGAGTATTGTCTAAAGTAGAACTTTTGACATATCCTTTAAACATGGACTCCATGGGATTCTTTTCACCATCAATCGGTTCAACGTAATTAAGTAAATGCATTCCACAAAGATTTTCGAAATAAACGTCTAATGGAGCTTTTTCCCCCCTTTCATCTTCTTGGATATTCGTTGCACAAAGAAAGGGGATATTCGGAAAATTCCATGTACCCGCGTCCAGAAACATCATATATTGTAGAAAAGGGAACGAATTATCCATGTTTAGAGAATAACCGCACATATAAAGAGTGAATTGTGTTGTTATATCTTCGCCACATTCTTGGAAAACGTTAATTAGTTGGTCTACATTGTCAAAAAACGAATACTTGGAAGTCGAATCCTCTATTTGTTCGTGCAAATCGACTTTTTCCTCCTTGTCCGGAATGGACGAAAACTCGCGATCAATGGGTTGTTTGATTTTAATTGCTTCCCCGGTCGTTCTAGGTCCCGGAAACGCGATTTTCTCCATGCGATCTCTATTTTTTTGATTTTGAATAAATAAATCAGACATCTATACAGAGTCGAGAGGTATTTTCTATCTTTATACCAACGAAATTTAGACCGCATGAAGATTTATAAAAGATGGGTTTCATATTCTTATCGATATTGTCATTGAAGAACATGTATGGTATTGATAATATTCAAAAATCGATTTAAAGAGCTGGACTCTATATATATTACCATAGCACCCGTCAACAGACACTTTCGCTAAACTACCTTACGTACTCAATCACAATGGAATCCAACCCAACAACCTTTTACAGCGATCATTTTGATAACGAATATATAAATCAACTTTCAGATACTGATAGTGATTATGATAATAACGACGTAGCAAGTCATGTATCTTTTTCGACGACAAATTCACGTAAGAAAATGGGGCGTCGCAATCGTGAAAAATATACGGGAGAAATTCCCGGACTTATTTGCATTCGAAAAGCGAATAAGCGCTGGAAGGAAAAACGTATTGATGGTTATTATACAGTTAACATACCCGGTTCACCCATTCGTAATGCGGTAAGCGGTTCTTTTGAAGTGGATTATATGGGAAATACCAAATTCGGCGTGGGAAGTGTATGGGAGGATTTGTTTTTCAAAGCCACCGTTACAACCGTGAAAGGGTCTCCGTACACCCTGTTTTATGACAGTCCCGAACAATATGAGCGTCATATGAATTCATCATTATCAGAAGACGTCATTAAGCAGTGGTATGAGAAACATCGTAATGCAACCGAAGAGTTGACTATATTTAATGATAATGCGCGACCACGTGAGTTAACTATTATTCATTAAACAATTAAACCATTGAAGTTCATTTCTTAATGGTATCCAATCAACGTATTTTTACCATAAATATATACATATGTATATGTTTATGCAGTCAATCATATAGTCATTGTGATCGATTAGTGAAAATTATTTTCCGATCAAAACAGATTTTAACGCATCCTCGTATTTCGCAATTTCCATCATAGAACCTAGTAAAATAGATACACGTTGATGTAACTTTTGAGGAATGATGTCTAAGATACGTTCCGTATTCATGGACCCTGTGAGTGCGCGTCCACCTGCCTCCTCCATGATTTTCGCCATGGGAAAACATTCGTATAGCAAACGCAATTTCCCGTCCGGGTTTTTCTCATCGGCAGGATAACAAAACATTCCTCCATACAAAAGTGTACGATGGACGTCTGCGACCATGGATCCAATATATCGCTGCGTATATTTATTTTCAGGAATGCGATATTGTGCGATGTATTCCTTCATATCATCATACCACACATGCGAATTCCCTTCATTAATGCAATATATCCGTTTGGTCTTGGACCGTATATCCATGTTGCCAGTGTGAATATACACACCCGATTTCGAATCCAATGTGAACTTTTGTACGCCTTTTCCGGTAAATGTGATGACCAATTCGGTCGCAGGTCCGTACAAAATATATCCGGCACAAACAATATCGGATCCGGGTTTTCGAACGCGTTCGTCCAAGGTCAATGACGAATCCTGGTCCTCGTAAATCGAAAAAATTGTTCCGACACAGCAATTACAATCAATATTGGACGAACCATCAAGCGGATCAAATGCTAACATGTATTTGTCTTTTCCCGATTCGCCAACTTCTACCGCAAAATCATCCTCTTCAGACAACAATAAACTGCAATTGCCTGTATCGACCAGAACCTTTATCATAATATCATTCGATAATACATCCAATTTTGCTTGAATATCCCCCGAACTATTTTCGGCAGATGTTTCAACCTTTCCGTGTAAATCGTTTAATGCTGCTCGTTCCACCTCCTCGCCAATTACTATACCACATTTAGCGATTCCTTCGACAATGGATTGCAAGACAACATCGATTCCTTCACTTACCAAATAGGGACATAACTCCATAATCTCTCTATATATGGACCAATGATAATAGCACATGGAAATATTATCATTTACACAATCTAAATAAATCGAAGCAAGTGAGTAGATAAGAACAAATAAACCGCCATAGCTGCAATCACTAAATAAGATGCCGTATTATAACCAATAGAACCATTGATTTCGGGGAAAATGGTAAATACACCATCCGCAATGATAGCTAAGCCAAGACAAACCAAAATAAATGGACGGATTTTATTCAAATCGCGAATTTTTGTCACAAAGAAAAAGGCGATAATAAAGGCAATGAATGCAAACGCATCTTTTAAGTAGCCCACTGAATACATGATATATATTTATATATAGAAAATTTATATAAATGTTGTGATTATATAAGAATGAATAGAACTCGGAAGAAAATGAAAAAGAAGGGCGGTGGGGTAGGTAGTTCTCGTTTGAAAAAGGATACAGTTGAGAAAGAAACGGATACAGTTAAGAAAGAAAAAAAAGTTGTATTTAATAGTGCTGAAAATGAATATTATCCCGATATGTTGCAAGATTCAGATGAAATAATAAGATTCAAAAAGAAGGATAAAAAAAGTCGTAATGAAGCATATCTAGATGAGGCAGAAGAGATAAATGAAAATATAAATCAAAAAAATAGAAAAAGAGAGATTATAAATGAAAATATAGAAAAGTTAGAAAAACAAGGAATACGACATCAAAATAAGAAAAAGAAGATATTAAAATTAATAAATCCATCCCATTACGCTACCCGAAAAAAAAATGAATCAATTGAAAAATCAAAAATCAAAAAAAAAAAAAAAAAAAAAATAAAAAAAAAAAAAAAAAACAAAAAACAAAAAAAAAAAAAAAAAAATAAAAAAAAAAAAAAAATGAAACAATAAGAAAACGAGAAAATCCCCGGTATCATAAAAATGCGGAACAACATAGAGAAGCCGAAGAATTTAAAAAAAATATATTCGAATTCATGGAATTAAAAAAAACCTAGTCTTACCGCTTTATATAATAAATTATCCGTAAAAAACATACCCTTATGGTTTGTTTTTATAGTTTGTTTTTATAGTTTGTTTTACATATTCAAGGGTATAAAATGGACCCTTTTATTTTGTTAAGGAATAGATGCGAGTAATGATTTGAAATAAGGCACGATAAAACATCCCTCTTTAAATATGTAATATGTTCGATTGGGGTTCGTCGTGGTGCCACACACCCTCGTAAACGACAATGCCATGGGCGTCGCTTTGAGTTCCATTACCTTGACGATCGCCATTTACCCATTCTCCCACATAGGTCGACCCATCGGGCAATTTGATTGTACCCGAACCGCAAAACGGTTGTTGTATATTGTCGATATTCCACAAACCGTCGTAAGTGCGTCCGGCAAAGTGATGCGATTTTCCTGCGGTAAATACTCCTTGTCCGCAGAATCCGGCATCGGTCCACTCACCTGTATAGTTGGATTCGTCGGAAAATTCGGAAAATATCATTGAACCTGCATAACAGAACTCGCCATCCGGGTTAATGCGTTCATGCAGCACATTGTAATCAATACACTCGCCATGGAAAGGTAACGGTAAACCCGATAAACCGTTTTCGTCGCACTCGGATAATGGGAAGAAGTCTATATCTGCATTTTCGTCGCACTCCGCAAACGAAAATGCAGATTGAACGACTGACGATTCGGTCCGCACAAGAGGAGGCGGCGCCACAGAATTGGATCGCATAAGAGGAGGCGGCGCCACAGAATTGGATCGCATAAGAGGAGCGGGAGCCACAGAATTGGATCGCATCAACGCACTGGGTTTAATTGTATTATTGTCAAATTCGCTCATTGTTGTAAGTGTTATAGGTTGTTCGAAAGATACAAACATTTGTACTTACAAAAGACTATCAATTTTATACGAATCACGAGTCGGGTTTTATCCGTGCAAAGGTATAATCACCATTTTTATGTCAAGTATGTATAAGTCGCATACAAACCAATGAAAAACAGTGAAAAAATAATGAAGGCCATAGCGGTATTTGAAGGGAAAATCAAAGGAATTGTCTATTTCACGGAAATTGACGGTAAAGTTGCGATCGATGTCAATGTGAGTGGTCTAAAGAAAAATGCAAAACACGGATTTCACGTACATGAATGTGGCGATATGAGCGAAAAATGTGAGAGTATGTGCGCGCACTTTAACCCCACCAACAGCATCCATGGATGTCCCGGCTCAAAACAACGCCATGTAGGCGATTTAGGAAATTTAGAAAGCGACGGACACGGTGTCGCTCAATACCGATTTTATGACGACATGATTCAGTTACGCGGTCAAAAATACAATATTTTGGGACGCGGACTCATTATTCACGCCGACGAAGATGATTGTGGGCGTGGAGGCAACAAAGAAAGTCTCAAAACCGGCAATGCAGGAAAACGTATTGGATGTGCTGTTATTGGATATGCGAAAACCAAATGATTCTTATTATATGATTTGTATATATAATGAGTAATACTAATACAGTAACCGGTAAACAAAGTTCTATATCGAAGTTTATTCAGAACATCAATAATACCTTTCTGAATAATTCATTTTTAGATAGTGCTGTATATAATGGTGTAAATGGTGTTCCTTATGCAGTAGTCGGTATGGTGACTGTTGTCGCAGGTGTATTTACGTATATCACTTATACGGATTATGTCAACGAAGTGAAAGACATGGCAGACACACAAGACGCAGAGGCACGAGAAGATATGATGTTTCTAGAAAATCTCGAAAAAAAGGACGAAGAAGAATATGAGGATAAAAAAGAAGAAGAAGAAGATGAGGATAAAAAAGAAGAAGAAGAAGATGAGGATAAAAAAGAAGAAGAAGAAG